ACCTCCATCCTATCAAATTGAATTTGTACGGTAGAAAGGATTCGAACCAATGACCTTCTCGAAATGACCTATTATAAAAGAGATGCTCTAGCCACTGAGCTACTACCGTAAGTACTAGTTTATATCGGAAAACTAGTAAAACGTTAACACATTATTATGGAAACTTAAAAGCCAAATGAAAACATGGTATCTGCGGAAGTACTAAGAGTTACATAAGGAATTTTATTCCTCACTGTAATAAAGACAACAAAGCGTCTTCCTGTATTAACCTCTCCACAGTTATGGATTTCTACTCCATCCTTCATTTCAGAAGAGTATATTTTTAATACCATTTTACCAAACTTACTATTACTAAAAGTAATAGTTTTTCTAGTTTCATTATATATTACTGAAGTTTTAATATATAATGGCTTGCCCCATTCACCATCTTGATAAATAGTGATAGAGCCGTAATTAAATGCATGAGCTATTGTAGTTAATACAATAAAACTCATTAATAAAATAATCTTTTTCATATTACTCAATCTTTTTAATATTAGTACGGAGTAAAGGATTCGAACCAATATACCCTCTCTATGAATTGTGGAAGTGAGGTGCCCTAACCATTAAGCGAACTCCGTATGTGTGGTCCTGGTGAGAATCTAACTCACGACCCGGAATTTAGAAGATTCCTGCTCTATACACTGAGCTACAGGACCAAGTGCAACTAATTATCTGCTAGTTGCCAACAATATATGTGAACTTTACAGAATTACTCTATTATTTTAGTTTCAGATATACACCATTTACCATTAATTTTAATGGCTTCTATCTGTTTATTATTTACTGTCTCAAGAGATACTTTATTTTCTAAAGTTCTATTAAGCGAAATAATGTATTTGTTAGCCTCTTCTTTAGAATTTACTACACGAGACTGAATGCTATTGTTAATAACATTATATATCTTTCTTAAAACTTTCATAATTATAATTTTTATAAAGTTAATAGTATGTAGAGCATTGTTTCTCAACAACACTCTACTATAGTTTCAAATATCCATTGTAAAAGTAAAAATTTGTTAATTTCAAATTTTATAGTTTAAATCGTTATATTTTACAAATTTTAAACTTTAATACAATACAAAGACAATTTTATAGTACGTCCGTAACATCTACATCATCATCTCCTGGGTCTGGACAATCTCCAGGATCACAAGTTGTGTCACTCTCACTATATTTTGAATAGTAAGCAATATGATCCAACTTATCAATAATATTGTTTACTTTAGCTACTCTATTATAAGTAGATTCTAAAGCTTGATGCAAAGCATTTGCAATAACTTTGCACATAGTGTGCATAGCTTTGTCTCTTACAATTCGATTAGCTACTGCCTGGTCGTCCTTATCATTTTTACTTAAAGTAATTTTAGCAACGACTGTAATAGTAGAATTATCAACAGTGAGTCCCCAAGGAATAAGATTCTTAATAAAAATCTTTCTTTCTTTAGAGTTTGCAATTTTAAAAAGTACAGAAGTATCAGCTTCTGAAACCTTTACATTAGCTCCTTCTAAGTAACCCATTATATATTCCAGATCACAAGACATAGTACAAAACGTACTGTTATCAACTCTCTCAATGTTGTACTTTACTTTCTTAATTGTCTGCATTTTCTTTCGTTTTAGATTGTTTGAACAACTCGATGATGCCTTTTAAAGCATATTCTGGAACATTGCCACAAAGACATCCACCATTTACATACAGTTTAATATTACCATAAGCAAATTTAGTAATCTCAAGATTTCCTTCAGCACCATCAGATTCATTCTCTAACCATACTGGAAAATCTTTCCACTCATCTACAGTTAATGATTCATCAATAACTGAATGCTCTTCAATAGTTGGTTTCAGAGCTTTAAAATGCTTTAAGACTAAAGTCTTATGCACTGAATCAGCAAACTCTAGTTTCTTTGGTTTCTTGCTAAGAAAGAAATAGTCTTCCTTAATCTTAGCCACAACATTTTTCTGTTTAACATTAAATAATAATTCCATAATTTTTAAAATTAATAGTTATATCTATCTAGTTCAAGATCAACTTCAGAATTTAATCTAGATTTATATGTAGCTAATGCTGTTTTATAAGTTTCAGAATCAGCTTCATAATGACCTTCGATATATTCTAAAGTTCCCTCTTTGAACATTACAGTTTTAGATGATAAGTTATCTAACAGAAATACTATTCCATCAGATGCCAAAGATTTACTCCCAGTAAATCCTTTACTATACATATTAATATGTATATACAAACAGTCGTAGAGACTTAAAGCATTATTTATATTGCTTTTTATGTCTCTTAGTTGATCAAGTTTTACTTGTTTCATTACTTTATTATGACCGGCAATAGTCCAAATCACACATAAAATAAAAGCAAGTATAACAATTCCTAATAAACCTTTATCCATATATTCTTGGTTCTGTATTAATGTTTTTAGAACTCATATATTGGTAAAGCCATTTAACATTATTTACAACAAAAGTATTACCTTTTATATCTGTAAATAATATTTTCTTGTACTTATCCATAATCAGTCCTGATAACACTAGTAGAGGATTTCTACCATATAGCGCAAACGTTCCTCCCTTCACACTTTCTCCAGAAATAATTCTTAATGTATTATTAAGATATTGATATTTCTTATTAAAAGCATTAACATAGTTGGAATGTGTAGTCTTAGAAATATTGTACTCTGCATCAATTTGTGCCGAGAGCATTATTACTAATTCTCCTAGAGTGTTGTGGTTCATTGTTACCATTGGTAAATTCCTCCCAAAGATAATTGTGCTTGTAATGTTTCTAAGTCACCTTTGATTGGAAGTTCTTTACCATGAATAGCTTTGTACTCCTTACTTACTTGTGCAATAGTTTTCTTTTTAGAAAAGACTAATGCTGTAATCTTAATAATGTCTTTTGTCTCCATTTTTTTAAACTATTTAATTATTAATAATGTGCCATCACCTTTCTCATTAAGAGTCTGCTACTTTGGATATGCAGGATGTAGGTTTACACTAGAGTCCTATCTATCACAGACCGAACTCTAATATTTGTCTTTGTAATCTATTGTGCTTATGGACATAATAGATTACTAAAGTAACTAGCCCTATCTATCACAGACCGAACTAGCGAAATGATCTAAACTGTATATTGTTGATAACTATTTTATTTTAAAAATACATAAGTCTTGTCTTATGATTAACCAATTTTCTTTCCAAGATGTCAACTATTTATTATACTCTATAGTACTAGAGTGCAGAGATTATCTTCATTCTTTTTTTTATTCATAAACTACATTTCTTAAAGATTCGTAACCTTCATACATTGGAAACTCTGAATTAAGAGTAATCTTAATAAAGACTCTATCATCGATAGTTACAAGTCCTACAGTTTTAATATTGCGATTACAATTATCAAAACTAGTACAAGTAACTGTGTTAGAGGTAAAATCCGTTACGCCTTTAAAACCCATATCAACAAGAACTTTACACATAGGTGTTAAGTAATAAATATTACCTTTCTTTATAACGCAAGAAGAAAATGGAATTACTCTATCACCAATGTGATAAGTTCTAGCCTTATGGTCTATTGTGAGAGCCTTACCTGCAAGACTCTCACAACCTGATACAATTTTTTTATTTAAGTTCTCTGTATTCATCGATTACATCAATTAAGTCTTGGAATGTATATTCCCTAATATCTACTTTATTTTCAACCCAATAGAGAGCCTTAGCAATCTGCTTAAGTTCAAACTTAGTTAGTTCACTCAACTTGTACTGCTCAACTTTTTTAACTAATACTCGCATAGTCTCATAAGCGTTGAAAGAGAATGTATGTTCTCCTCCAGACTTTCTAGTATATGTAATGTATTTATCATCACAATACTTTGTACTATCTGAATGCTTAATAAGATTACTAGCACAAGCTTTCATTCTAGCTCTTATAGCTTGTACTATGACTATAGTATAAGCTCCAAATACTTTCTCAGCAAATTCTTTGAAATCTCTTTTGTATGGAGTTTCAGAGAATGCTACTTTTTTAAAAGGAATAGTCACAGAAATTGTGTACTCCTTTTCATTTTGTTGTACATTTATCATGAGTTCATTTCTTTAAAATCATCATATGCTATTTTACCTATTCCTACAAGTAGGATAATTAAAATAATATTTTGTAAGAATATCATAACTTATAATTATTTTGTTGGTATTCTGCTACTAATAACTTAGCATTATCTGCAAGTGCTATAATATTAGATTTTAACAATCTTTTATAAGAGCACAGAATAATGTCGTAACAAGTTTGTTCAGAATCATATGGTTCTTCTTTAGAATCTTCCCATTGTGCAATAGTTCGAGTATTAAGACCATAGATTCCTCCAATATAAACCTCATTTATTGTCATAAGATTTATATCTTTAGTTCTAAACATTCCATACATATCTGGACCAAGATTAGCATTACGAAAACCTTTACGCCAGATTCTTTTATGGAGTATCATACACTCAGCTAGAGTGTTAGCATTACCAATTTTAGTAAGCCAACACTCATAGCTATTAACAAGACCTTGTTGAAGTCTATAATCCGCAACATTCTTGTTTAATTCCCTTTTGTGGAAAATTTTATTCCAAATGTTGTATTTCTTCATTTTATTTAAATTGTTAAATTGTTTACAAGTTTAAATACCGCAGTGTCAATAGACACATAATACATTTTTCGTTGAGTAAATTTCTCATTAATTATGAGATTCATCAATTTAGCTAATTCTGCTGAATATGGAATATTAGTAGCTTTTACTAAGAGTTGAACTGCATAATTATGAGATTTACGATTGGCTACAGCCATGTTATGTGTTTTAATGACTTGTTTACGCCAGTGTAAATGTTCCTTAGTTTTTATCTCTCGCAGATACAATTGATGTACCTGCAAGAGACTTGATCGACCTGTTAACATATTATATGGAATTATTTCATGTTCACTTGAATTCTTGTATTACTTTTATCCAATGCTTTATACATTGAATCATCAGCATACATACCTCTAGCTATGAAGTTGTTGTAATATCTGTCCATCTCACTAGTTTGAACAGCCTGATTACGTACTACATTACGTAATTTGTCATTTTCTGACTGAAGAGTAGCTATTGTAAATAACAATGCTACAACTACCACTGCTAAAAATGCAGTAAAGATTACAAAGATATTCTTTTTCATTTTCTGTAAAGTTTATTTGTTTAACTAAAAAGTGAGCAGTTTATAGTCTTACTCAGGACTCGAACGGACTAAAACAATCATCAAATGATATCCCACTCTCTAAGAGCTTCTAGTGGTGTAGCACCATTATCAAGCTCTCTTTGTACTTCTGCTTTAAGACCAAACTTATCAGCAATACGAAGTGCATCTTCAGCAGTTTTAACCATTGAAGATTTAGCGGTTTTTACAACTACTTCTGTTTTAGTAGTGACCTTAATTTGTTTGGCTGCTACATACTTGCTCTTAGTAATGAGCACAATCAGCATGATAATACCCATTGCCTCCTCACCACTTTTTGGGGTAAGATTGTTCAAGTATTCTACTGCGGAACTTTTTGAGGTATTTCCGTAAATCACCTTTGACTCAGAGTCTGCTGCTATAAGTAATTCCTCTGATTTAAATAAAACTTCTATCATTTTTTTATGTGTTAATGTGTTAAACAATAGAACTCCAGTCAAGTTACAACCTTGATACAATGCTTTTATTTACTGGAGTTGTTTAAAGTGAGCTTTTTATCTTACGAATCCAGGTACAGAAACGATGAACCCATTTTCTCTTTTGCAATCTGGATGACCAGTTGCAGGAGCTACTAAGTCTCCCCTACGTCTGCATCTAGGCTTACTATTGTTAGCTGCTAATACCATAGCAGATACAATATAGTAAACTCCATCTTCAGGCTCTGGAAGATTCTCAATCTCCCCATAAAATACCTTACTAATACCACAACAGAAGTTGCTAAATTTGTTCTCAACACGTGCCACTTTACCTGACGGATGATACTGAGTACCATTGTTTATGGTAATGGTATGTGGAGTAAGATTGATAAATTTTTGTGGGACTAATTCAAAGTCTTCTCCACGTTCTTGAAAATCAAGATCTAGTAAATCTTCTTTTTGGTCATCAGTACGAATATCATAGTTAATTGTAGTATTAACTTTGTAGCTGTCAGTTACTGTACCGAGTACATTAGTGCTTTCGTCATCAGGAGCAAAACTAATTACTCTTGCTCCATTCTTTACAATATTCTCTTTCATATCGTTAATGTGTTAAAATATTATACTTATGTTATTTATTCATAGATAGCTAATAACGTACAACTGTTACTAGCTATTTCATCCAGTCTCATCAGTATGAATTTTATAGTCTCCTGGCTGACTTAATAAAAATGTAGAGTCTTTCAACACTTACTATCCCCCTCTACTAACTGTCTTTACGCTTTCTTACTTCTAAAGTCTTTTTATACTTTAGTTCTACCAGTAATACTTTCAATGTGTTACGACGCGCTAAATACTTCCTGCACAAACCTATAAAAGGATAAACACCCGTTCTACTATTTAGCTATATACTAAGGTGATTTTTCAACTTAATTTACGTTAAAACATATCTATTAATCTGTTACAGTTACTTTTACCCAATAAGCATTTTTTGACAGACTTTCTGCAAATACTAGCCAATGCTCTTCGGGATTTGCTACAACACATTGTAATCCTTCAAAATGGATTAAAAGTTCACAAGTACGCTTAAATTTTTTAGTAATCTCTTGTTGATTATCACTTTCAAATAAAGTGTAATCAGAAGTTTCAGACTCTTCATGATTTCTATAATGAGTTGTTTTTATTATTTTCATTTTATTGTTATTTGTTAAAGAGTTATTAAATTAAGCACTTTAGTTCTAAGACCTATAAACCACGTTGAGGTATGCTTTACGATATAGGATTTCGTCTAAAGTAAACTTTAGACAGGGATTTCAACCTATAGAATAAAAACCTTTTGATTTTTGTTGTGTTTGTATTTTGTTTTTTATTTTTAGTAAAACATCTTACAAAGAATAAAAATATTATTGTATAAAATTCTTATAAATTGTTTGATGTGATGATGATTTTTGGAGTGATATATAAGTTGGTTTTAGTGAGAGATGTTGGGAAATTGAGGAAAGGTTTGTTTGGTGGATGGGAGTTCGTGTGCACACAAACTCATACCAAACCATATAAATAACTTACTTTCCTTATCCATTCCCAACTTATCCCCCACCATTGCCATTCTTTTCTCCAAACAGCATACTTGACCACGATAACTTTATCATCCTCAATCAACAACATAAAAATTCCAACAATTTGTGTCGGAAGTTGAACATTGTAGAACTCTAAAGTTTCGAGGTCAACTAACTTATTTTTTCCATAAACTCCCTTAATAGTTTTGAACATATACAAAAAATACAAAGAAATTTATAAAAAAAAATTTTAAAGGAGAGAGATTACTCTCTCCTCTTTGGTTTATGATAAGCGAATGTTAGAGAAACGCTTAGCATTGTTGTATTGAGATAAAGTCTCAATATCCACTGTAATGGTGGATACGCCCTTCTCCTCAAGATAAGACGCACAAGCCTTCAAGTCATTGCAACCAGGGCACGCTTGTGCCAAGATGCGAGTGACATTTACTACTCTTTCACCATCGAGCCCGTCGATGAGGATACCTGACGCTGACAGTACAGTTACTGTCTGCGCTGCCTGACCTGTCATCATGTTGGCAGGGATTGTTCTTTCCTCAGCGTTCAACTGAACATTGTCACTAAGTGACAATACGATGTTAGCACTCTTGTTGAGAGCTGCCTCAATCTGTGAGGCAGACATAGCACTGTGATTAACAGTGCCGTTTTTACCGACTGAAATTTTCATAATCTTTTAACTTTTAAAATTTATTTAACTTTTGTTTTGGTTTTTACTCCAAATATGTGGGGGGCTCTAAGGGGCAGTCTACTCCCTCCCGCATAATAAAAATTAATTTTTAAAATCCCACACCATCCCCCACTTTTCCACAAAAATTCCCATTTTTTAAACCCCAGGGGGCTATATAAAATCTTCTTCAAAAAAATTTTAAAATTTTAATTTAAAAATCTTAGAATATTAACTTTTACAAAAATTAACTTTTGATATTCTCTTCCTCGACTATATTACTCGTGTAATCAAAAAGAAATATTAAATGAATAAAGAACAACTAATACAAAGTATTAAAGACCTTCCTGATTAGTATAATATAAATTTATAGGTTATTGATAATGTAATTCATATAACCATGACTAAAAAGGTAGATGAATTTGAAGAATATTGTAATAAATTAGATGATGAAACATTTAACAATGCTTGTTTAATATTTGGAATTATCTCAGATATATCTTTAGAAGATTTTTCTTCTAATTTAGATAATCCTAAGTATAAAAAATATAAACAAGAATTTAAACATATAGTGGATTTTTTAAATGATAGAGACATTACAAAAAATTAATAAGATAGTTCCTAATCTTACAGTATCTCAGTTAATAGAACTAGTAAATATTATTAATGGACCTAAATTAACTATAGACAATATGATTTTAAAAGGTATAAAAGATATACCACATAATGGATTTATCTCAATAGACACTAGTAATAATAAAACTACTTCTACTGAAAATCCTTTTAGTGTTAGTAGTAATCTATAAAGATAATACTCTCCTATGGTGTAATGGTTAGCACAGAAGACTCTAAATCTTTTAGCCAGGGTTCGAATCCTTGTGGGAGAACATGATAGCAGCAATTTATGAATTAAATGGTAGGATTTTAAAAACAACTAATCTTACTAAAAAATTAAAACGATTAAAATCAGAACCTAAGATTCTATTTCAATTAGAGAATGGAACAGAAGCTGATTTAGACCAATGGATTAAAGACAACCAAAATATAAATTCTAATTCAGAAGAGGAAGATATAGAAATTAAAACATATCATTATAGAAATCCAATTACAGGATATACAATGACTTCTATATATGATAATCTAGATGTTAATGGTTATATAAAAATTGATTAATGACTAACAAAGAATTAAAAGACTTAAAGTCTAAAATGAACAAAGTACTTAATGAAGTACAGTAGATTATTGATACTATAGGAGATAATGATTTACAAGATAATCAATTAACTCTTGATTTTTGTGATAAGTTAAATGAATTATCTGTTACTTATTAATAAATATTTGGGGATGGATATTTATTAATTTAAAAAAATAGCCGAGGCTTCTCATTTGAGAAACTTCGGCTATTGTGGTTTAATGCCCTAATTCCTACAAAAACTATCTAGAATGGTAAGAACTAGTCTGAGGATAATACTCCCGATTATTCATATTGTTATATATATCTATAAAACCTCCAATAGTACCTGTACTTACTCCTATAGGAGTGACATATTTATTCCACTAATACTAAATATTATCAACTTTTCTTTGTGGTATTACAGAAAAATCAGTTTGCCAAGCATGTGTACGACTTTCCTAAAGTTTTTTATTCCATTTTCTATACTAAGGATATCTATAATAAGCTTTAGTATAATCATACTGAGGCTTAGAAGAATAGACATAATTATTAAGAGGACTATATTCTGTAGTCTATTTTACTTTAGGTCCAAATCCACTATACTTTACATATTTACCCCATCTCATAGGAGCAGTATAAGGGTTAATAACTTGATATTCAGGGAATCCCATGCTTGTATAACCTCTAAAATCAAATCTAGGATTTGAACCTATTTCTAGCATATTAGTAGCTCCTGACTAAGATCCTGAAGAGTAACTTTTTAATCCGATAGTAGGCTACTACAAAGCACCAAAATATTTACCTCCATTATATGCCTCTCCATAATATCCATTTATATTTAATTTTTTAGCTAACTCTGTAGTCTATTTAGTACCTTCTTCTATAGATAAAGTGCCCTAAGCTACTTTGTTGTTAATATCATCAAATAACTAATAATTTGGGTCTGTTCTCTATAATCTGTTTTTTACAGAACTTACATAATCCTAAAAAGAATTAATACCTCCTCTATTATTTAATATTGCCGTAACATCTCCTCCTAAACCTCCTCTTGAAGAATTTAATAACTAATTACCTCCAATTCCTGAAGCCTATCCATTAAATGGAGCTACTACGGAACGAAGAGCATTATTTTCTGTAGTAATATCCCATTTTGGAGTAAATTTAGAAGACCAGAATGCTGTTCTTATTCCCATATTATCTGCTATTAAATTCTAATTAACTATAGATTCTACAGCATCGTCACTATAGCTCTATGGAATACCCCACATAGTTCTAGCTTCTTGAATTTCCTAAGGAGTTAACTTTAGTCTAGCCCAATCATTAGTAACAGCATTAGTATTCATTTTCTAGATTCTATTAGTTAGCCAAGGACTACTAAACATTTGAGCTTGTCTACCTACTTGCTTAGGTTTAAAACCATTATAGTTATCCATAGCTACCATTAAATCATATATTCTAGGATGTTTCTATAATTGGGTATATAATTCTTCAGCTTTTATAGGTAGAGCCTACTCTGTAGTATTAAATACTTGACCTTTCTATATAGCTGTGTTACCTAGTGATTCCCACTATTTCTATAACTATTTATATTTCTATGGGTATAGTCTAGAATAATAATTATGAGCTAACTATCCTGTAGCATATCCTTTAGCATCTTCTCCAATAGTCTAAACATCGATTACATGATTCCCATCAGAGTTAAATACTTTGTTATTACCTTCTAAGGACTATTTAAAACCATTAGATGGTCCATATTGAGATCCTTCTTTACCAATACTTTTCTAAACTGCTCCTAATCTAGATTTAGTTGTTAATAACTCTAAGTCGTGAGGTACTCCGTTAATAATTCCAGAACCATATAATCTTGTAGAACCTCCAACAAGGGCACTTCCATTTAAAGTAGTTTCTAAGTCTTTTAAATATTGACCTAATTCAGGAGAGCCTGAAGTAACTTTACCAGTAGTATAATTTATCTTAGGGCGAATAGTCACTTCCTAACCATTTAAATTAATAGTTGCATTAGGGTCTTTAAGTGCCTTTAAATTTGCAGCATAGTTAGCATGCCACTATTTTCCACTTTCAGCAGTAGCTTCCCAATCAATTCTAGGATTATGAGTTCTAGTATATTTTATACCTCTATATTCAGATAGAGCATTAGGATAAGTCGCCTCTAAATCAGACATTTTATTTTGTAGCTACTATTCATAAGCTTCTTTAGATGCAGATCTAGCCTCACCTATACTACTCCAAGTATATTTTTTATTAATTATATCAGATAATCTTTTAGCGGGTTTCCAAGATTTATAAATTCTATTAATACCATAAGGAGCGAAAGTGAAAGCGGTATTTAATCCAGCACTTGCGTAATTTTTATCTTTAATATCGTGATGTATGTCAGCAAGATTTTGCCCTATAAACATAGCATTACCTATACCTCTAGCAGTAGCACTAGGTAACATACTAAGTACCATAGAAGTGCCAGAATTTATATCATGTATAGATTTTAATAATCTATAACCTAAGGGAGCATCCCACTAAGAATTATTTATAAGGGTTCCATTACTATCTTTTAAATATTGCCCAGTTTCTAAATCTTTTAAAAATGGATCTTCAGGATTATAATCTATAGATCTATCAGAGTGTACAGTGGGAGATACTTTATAAGTACTTCTATACTCATTTTCAGCTTTATCCCTAGCCTTTTTAGCTAATACTTTACTCCCCGAACTTTTTGAAGACTCTAACTCGGCATCGGCACGTACTTTATTGATATTTATTTTATGTGCATTACTAAAACCCTAGTTTACTTCCTATTTATTAGTTCCCCCAGTATTTACTAATCTATTTTTTCTATATATAGGAGCATAAAATGTTTTTACTCTAGTACTATTATTCTATTCAATATGCTAAGGCACAACTTCTACCTAAGGTCTCTATAATTTCTAAGCACTTTTCTAAAGACCCTAATATAAAGATTTTACTGAAGCACCATTATCTTTAGAATTAAATAAATTTATTCCTCCCCAGGACTATTTATAATTATTATCTTTTATCTATACAGCCATGGTGTTCTTACTATTACTGGAGTTCCTAATTTATCTAATATTTTTAATCCTAACACAGCCTTACTATCTAAATCATATGAACTCCATTTCTACTTATATTCATCAGGATTAAACTTCCAAATATCTTGTGCTCTATATACTTTCTTACCATTAGATGTACCTTCCTAAACTAAATGTCCAGCAGCATCAACTCCATTATCTCCAAAGTCTAGATTATTATTAGCACCTTTCCAAGGAGTTTTATTAGTTACATTAGAAGCTTTCTACATAGGTTTCTTAGTAAAGAAATCTAAAGTTTCAGTATTCTCATATACAGGAATGTCTTTATAAGGATATATCTTTCTTATATAATTTTCATGTGGACCATAATCTACATTTATTTTCTTTACTCCATAAGAAGGATTTATAGTTTTATTATATAAATAAGCATCTATCATATCATTACCTTTAGCTGCTTTCTAAAATCCAGTATATGCTTCAGGAGCATAGGTATTGTAACCTACACCAGTTGATATATAAGATAATACTCCAACATGCTTTTTAGGAGTTGCTTTATGCATATTATATAATATATCTTCTACAGGATTTGCATTATTAGAAGTTCTCATAGCTACTTCTACTCCACGTTTTAAAGGAGCTTTTACAGCGTATCCTATTGCAGGAAGCATTACTAAATAATTACTAGCTTTAGTTGGATTTTTAGATATATCTAAAGCACCTTTAGTATAATCATATACTGCCTAAGCAGCTGGAGCTAAAGCATAACCTATTCCGGAATTAACTAATGCTTTAATAGGGCTAGTATTATTATTCCAACTATCTACTTCTCTAGCATAAGCTCCTTTTATAGGATGGTTTCTATTCTTATTACTATAATTATATAATTTAGAATTAGTATGTCCTCCCTACTTTATAGCCCCTCTATTATCTACAAATACATCTCGTATTCCATTTAAAGTTCTAACTGGAATAACTCTCTACTAATATTTAGCACCAAGATATGGAGATTTAAATCTAGGATGACTTAGTCTATTCTAATACTCCATATTTATAGCCATCTATTTATTCCGAGTATTATTATTTACTCCTTTATTTTGTTTACTTTCATCTACTATTGGCATATTTATACTTTATTTTTCCATATACTAGTTATGCTATCTATACCTAGCAATCCCATACAACAATATAAAACTGTATCTATCATATTAGGAGCTTGTATCTAACTAATAGAACAGTATATTAGAATAATCAAACTAACTATCCATCCTAATATTCCACACACTCTTTTACTACTTACTCCAGTATGCGCTGTTATTAATTTAATTAAAAACTACTTCATTTCTAAGAATTATTTAAGAATGGTAAACTCATACCTATAGGTGCTGCTATTCTGAATATATTAGGATCTGACCAATTTCTAGGAATACGTAAATCATAAGGTAGTAAAGATTTAACATTGGATTTATTCCAATTAGGTACGGCAAAATAAGTATAATCATCATGTTCATCTCTTAATGGGCTATTTGGATTAGATTTAAGTAATCCCTACTATTTTTTCTAAGCATCCTTTAAAATATAGTCATAATGTTCTGCCATAGCATTTCTCTCATTAGTAGGATTTAATGGACCATGATAATTTACTTTACTGCCTCCCTTTATTAACCAATCATCATTAAGCACACTTATTTCTTTAGAAGCGTCTCTAACAGCTGGAGTCCTAACTACAAAAGCATTAATATTATTAGTTTTTGATTCAGAATATTTTGCCGGGAGTTTATATACTGCATTATCTCCAAATCGCGTAGGGTAAGTTACTAAAGGTTTAGCATCTTTAGGAATTACCTAACTGATTTCAGTGTGATATTTACCATCACCACCTAAAACTTTTGCTCCTGTACCACTACCAATTAATTTTGAGTGACCATTAAATTCCTAACCCCTTACTAAATATCTTTCTAATCCCATGCTGTTCTGTCCCGTTCCTGGTAATTCCCCTAGAAATAGTGTTCCTAAAGAATTATCCATAGTTCCAGATTTAGTAGCTAAGTCAGTAGGAGAAGGATGGTCTTTTAGCTAAGTATAAGCTTTTGTATCTCCTCTAAATAAAAGCTATGGTTCTCCTTGACTATTTACAGCAGCACTGCCTTTACCGAGTTCATTAGTATGTTTATATAAAGCCTAGGCTATTTCTTCATCAGAGATATTGGGATTATCTATTAAACCATAACGTTCCCTAGCTTCCATTACATATTTACGTAACTAGTCTCCATTAAGACTTCCTTCAGGAATCGGAGTTCCACCATATTCTTTAAACATTTTTACAGCATCTTCACCCTATAAGTGATGATTTAAAGGTTTCTAAAATATCCCTACTTCAACAGGTTCTTTAGTCCCCTTCATAGTAAGCTGTCTAGTTCCATTCTAGATAAATCCAAAGTCTTTACCAAATCTATTTATACCATGAATGCCTCCTTTAGATACAGAACCCCAAGTAGAGAGATTAGCACCTTCGGGTACTTCATCTGCAACTTTAGCAAATAGCTACATTTTATTACCATAGTTTAAACCATTTCTATCTGTTTTAAAATGGACTGAATAATTATTAGGTTCAACGTCCTTTACTAATTCAAATCTTTGATTAGGCTATTGTTTAAAGAAATAAGAAGTAGCTTCATTTCCTTCAGCTTTTCCAGTACTCCAAGCTTTTCTAGTAGGTTTATAATAAGATAACTGCATAATAGGATTATCTCCTGTTGTATATTCTCTAGCAGCTAAGTTATTAGTAATTCCCTAAGATATATTTTTAGTTAAATTCCCAGCAGTCTCATTGAGTAAACTATTTCTAGCCCAATGCGAAACTGCATTCTAACCCATCTTAGAAAGAGCCATTTTACCTAAACCTAATCCTAAATTTCCTGCAGCAGTTCCTACTATAAATTCTCCTACTGGGTCAGCTCCTGACATAGCTCCTGCTTGAGGATTAGTACTAGTTTTAGTATTTCCCTACTAATCCCTTACTGTGACTATCTCACTATGGGGCATACTCCTCTTAGCTAAAGCTGTCCTTTCTTTAACTGATAAATTATTATATTTAGCTTTTAAATTTTTAGCAGCAGGCTATAATCTATTTTTTAAATTAGTAGGATTAAGAGTACCCGAAGATTGAGCGTTTCTAGTTATTTCCTAATCCTATTTAGATTGTTGCCACGGTAATCCAGTGGTTTTAAAATTTAATTTACCTGCTTTCTAATATTTAGGTAACCATTTCATATCTTTTCACACAGTTTTAATAAAGAATTTAGAGTAATTTCAGAATATGATATTTCTACTGGGTGTTCTATTCTCCATAGTAATCCTTTTCCAGTTTTAATCGCTTGTTTCATATTTCTTTAAATATTTATTCCATAACTACTTATCTCTTTCATTTATAAAATCTAGGAACTCTTGTAATTCATTCAATTGTATATTTATATCTTTCATTTCTTTAGATATATTTTATATTGATCATAAGGATTATCTATATATCTCTATGTAGGAGTTACTGTAATTTCAGGTAGTACAACTCCACCTTTATAAATCATAGTAGTCTAACCATCTGGGTAATTATCAGGAGCACCAAATAATGTAAGATTAGGATTATTCATTCCGAAATCTGACATATAGAATTTCATACCATCCTTTGTAAATCTACCTCTTTTAGGATAAGTTGGATGATTAATTAGCTTTACTCTATCATCACGATGCTAATCTTTTCCTGTAGGTTTATATTTGCTGAATAAGGCAGTGTTGACATTATTATAATTTCCATTTCCATATTTTACTTGATTAGGAAAATTATCTTTATTCCAAATCATATCAGTTAAGGCTCCTGTAGTAAAACTTCCACCATTCTAATATCTTCTATATTTAAATAAATCTTGATTACCCCATGCTTGAGATAACTATTTACTCCAAATATTATAATTATTATTATTTATTTCTGGCATGTATATCAATAATATTAGGTATAATCTAAATAGGTAACTATATTTTAGGACTTAATTTAATAACATCATTTGCCCCTACAGTATTTCTTTTAGCTATCTATTCTAAATAAGGTTTATTTAATTCCTAGTTTAATTTAGATGTAAAGTATGAACCTTGACTTGGTCGAACTCCTTTTTTAGCCAATTTTTCAGTAGCTTCTTTTTTCTACTAATTCAATACTGCATTGACTTGTTTCTTTCGCATAGTATTGACCCTTGGAGAATGATGTTTAGGGTAATAACCAGGTTTATGTATGCTAGGTCTAAGAAAATTAGACCCTCCTTTAGCTAAAGCTGTTGCAAATTTAGCTCCTAATATATCTGCCCCTGTTTCCAAAGTATTCCATACAGCACTTCCAAAATTACTTGGGAATCTTTAAAAGTTTTGTACCATCCTCTACCAGCTTGGTACCCATCTATAACTAGAGAAGGTAACTAACCTACTCCGGCAATAATTCCTCCTATAGGAGCACCTACAGCGGTAGTACTTATACCTGCACCTAGTCCTAAACTACCTAAAGATATAGCTGCCGCGGTAGGTTCCCATTTATCTGCTTGACGATCTAATTCTTCAAAAATTTCAGGCATTTCTAAATTTATTTATATATTTTACAACACTAGTACCATTAGCATCAGATCCTCCTGCAATACCATACTTATAATAATTTTTAGTCCATTTTGGATTTAACCATGATGCTGCTATAGCTTCTCCAGTAGCTGCTATACCATTATTTCTTAAAAATCTTGCATTATCATCATATAATTGTGAAGCAGCTAATACTTGTGCATCAGGACTATTCTTAAACTGTTCTCTAGATAAATCAGAATATTTATTTCTAGTACTATCTATAAACTAGAACCATCCAGCAGCAGAACTATTTTTAGATTGGGCTTTAGAATTAAATCCTGATTCTAGAGAAGCTATCTTCATTAAAGTAGTCTTCTTGTTTCCAGTGATGCCATATTTATCTAAAGTCTATTCTAGTACCTACTTATTTTTACTAGGAGTATTATGGTTTAATTTAAGCTAAGTATATTTATATTGTATAGGCTCTTTAGCTTTATTAATAGAAAAATATCCATCTAAATTTAAACCATTAATATGGAAATCTCCAGTATTTAATTCAGGAATATACTAATATTGTTTAGGAGTAAAATCTAAATCTAAGCCTTTACTTTTTAGCACCTCTGTAGCAGGTTTATCAGGAATATCTAAAGCTTCATATTTAAAATATTCACTCATAATTTTATCAAACCATTATGTATTTTAGAATGACAATTTTTACAAACACAAACTGTTTGAGATAATTCTTTAACAAATAAATCTGTAGGTATATGACTTACAGCTTGAGATATATTAAATAATTTCTCTCCGATATGATGAAATTCTAAACAACACTTAGCTGATTCACCACATACTATACATTGTGTTTTATGTTCATTTAAAATCTTTTTATTTTCTTTATAATACTTATTCTTACGCATAACTAGAATAATTACCAGGCTAATTAAAATTAACTAGAGCTAACGGTCCTAATCCTTTAGTAGCTCTATAATAATTAATTCTTTTCTTTACCCCAGGTCTTGTAAGTAATAAATCTTTTCTGTAACCATTATAGCCTTTTTCAGAGTTATACATATACTTAGCATTTTTTTGTATTCCATCATAATACTACTAAAAATTCTAAGCTTTAAGTGAGTCTGGATACATTTTACTATGCCAGGTAATTAGATGGTCTGCAAAAGATTGTGCATTAGGATATTTTTTATTATCTCCAGTAGCAAATCCAGTCCAACCTTTTTCTGCAACCTTTTGGTTAGTTAAGTCTAGAGCTGCTTGTGGGGTAACTCCTTTATCTACTAAAGCTTGATATATCTAAGTCACATTGTTATATTGACTTCTAGTTCCAGGCATCTTACCTGCTAGCTACATTTTAAGAATAGTACCTCCATTAGCATGTTTCCATTTAGCAGCATTTCTAGCAAAATTAGCTCGACGTTTTTGTAAAGGAGTAGCATTAGGATTATTTAATACAGATCTAGCATGTTCCTATACAGATTCTCCAGCTGCTTTAGCTGAGGCAGTAAACTTACCTTTATTTTTATCTTTTATATGAATAGTATCTTTTCTATCTTTTATCTATCCGCCTTTCTTTAGTTTATTTACAAAACTAAACTAATTTTTAATCTTTAAATTCTAATAGGCAGAACAAATTCCTTTTTGTAATTCAGAATTAGTCATAATGTAATAAATAAGATTAAAATACTTTTGAATATAAATAACCTATATATATACTTAAATAGTACAAAATAATAATAACTTTACCTATTAAATATAGTATTAATGTTATTATAGATAACATATATATAAATATTACTTATAGTAATATGAAAAAAATTGTAATGGTTATTTTAGATTATTTAAAAAAATTATGGAATTTTATTTCCAATTTAACTTCAGAAACTAAAACTATAGTTATTTTTGTATTATTAATATTTATACTAAATCCAATTCCTAGAAGTTATTACGAAAAAACTCTTTCTAATGCTATGAAAAAATAGAAAGAAGAATTACGTAAAGAAGAAGATAACGGATTTAAACAAGCTCCTTATATAGCTTAGTGTATTGATAATATAAAAATAAAAGATCCTGATTGTAGTAATGTTTTGCTATTAAGTTATCATAATACTAAACATAGCTTACAGGGTTTTAGTTATATTTATTTAGATTGTATAAGAGAAAGTGTAAAATCATATTCTGATGAATATGTCGGAGATTATTGGCAAACTTTATAGTATACTAATTATCAAGAAGAATTAAGTAAAATTGATGATACTGCCTATTTAAGAGTTGATAGTCTCTCTCAAATTAAAAACACTTTTCCTAGATTATATAAAAAGTTAGAATAGAGTGGAGCATACTCAGCTGCTTTTTACCCTATAGAAGGAGTTAGAAATCCTATAGGAATAATAGTAGTTTTATATAAACAGCCTAAACAATATGAGTTAGGCTATTATAATACAGTTATTTCTCCACAAATTCAACGATTATCTACAATACTTGATGATACTGTAAATGACAATGACAATGAAGATTGATAAAGAAAATGATGGAGTAGCTTTCAATGATTCTGCTCACGCTTATTGGGATATTAATAATCCAAAGAAAGAATACATTTCAGTAACTACCTTAATAGGAAGTTATGCACAACCCTTTGATTCAGATTTTTGGTCTAAGTACAAAGCTTTAGAAAAAATTCTAGATACAGATGTATGGAAAGATTTAAAAAAGACTTTACTTAATACTCATAAAATTACTAAAGAAATTTTAGAGGCTTATTCTGTAGATGTCAATGACCTTAATAAGGAACAACAGAACATTCTTGATGAATGGGAAGCTAATAAAATAGAGTCTTGTGAGAGAGGAACAAAAATCCATTCTCAACTAGAACATTCTTTTTATAATATGAAGGATGATAAGCCTTTACAGAAATTTGGATTAGGAGGTAAATTTATATGTAGAGAAGGATATACTAAATTAGACTTAGAAAATGGTGTATATCCAGAGTATTTAATTTCCTGGTCTACTCCTGATAATATTTTAAATTTAGCAGGGCAGATGGATTTAATGGTTAAATATGGTAATGAAGTTACTATTGTAGACCATAAATCAAATAAGAAAATAGACTTAAAAGGAGGATTCAATACTGTTACTAGAGGTACTACTAAAATGCAATACCCTTTAAACACTATTGAGGATTGTAATTATGGTCACTATGAGATGCAACTTTCTACTTATGCATTTATGCTTCAACAGAAACATCCAGAGTATGTGATTAAAGATTTAATTCTTAATCATTATGATCATAACATGAAAAATACTCTATATCATTGTATTTATCGAAAAGATGAAGTAGAACGTATGCTTGCTGACTATTATAAAAAGAAAAAACAACAATTAAAAGCAGCAAGACGTAAACCTATTGTATATTAATATGAAATTACCTATTGCTTAGATTATAGAAGGTCATGCTAAAGAAGCCCTAGGGTTAGATACTGATATTTCTGAAGCTAGATTAAAAATCTGTCATAGATGCCCGTTATTTAGTAACGCTCTAGGCGGAATGTGTAATAGTAGATTATGGTTAAATGTAGAAACGGGAGATGTGAGTACAAATGCACGACCAGGTTATCAAAATGGTTGTGGATGTCGTCTTAATGCTAAGACTAGACTTGTAAATGCACATTGTCCTGTAAATAAATGGTGATATGAGTAAAGACAGAGCAATTTTTAATCAGAATGAAAAGTTAGCCATGACAGTTAATGGCTTAGAAAGTGGTGGTATGCACTTTAATGTTAATGAGAAACAAGCAGATGATTTAGTAAAGAATGAAGCTATTAGTAAGTTTAATACTCAAGTAGATGAGTATGTAAATCGTTTTGAAGAACATGCTAAAGCTTTAGAGAAAGCCGTTGAAGAATTTACTATGTCATCTAAAGCTGAGATTAGACCTATTGGTAATTATATTATCATAAAACCTTTTGCTGAGAATCCTTTCCAACGTATTAAAAAAGTTGGAGGACTTATCATTGATTTAGGAGGTCAAAAACCTCAATATAAAAATAATGATAATGGCGAAATTGAGGAAGAAGAGAATATTACCAAATCAGGAGTAATTGTAGAAGTAGGTCCTGAATGTAAATGGGTACAGATAGGAGATTGTGTATTCTATCCTAGAACTAGTATTATTCCAGTGCCTTTCTATAAACAAGGATTAGAGCTTGTAAATGAAGCAAGATTAATAGCAATAGTAAATGACAATTTAACAGAGAGATTCAATGGAAGATAAAATATATTTTCAACCAGGTGAGGTTGTTACTTTAAAATAGGATATTGGAAATGTTCCTAAGATGTTAGTAGTTAAAAAAGTAACTACTGTATTTAAAAATAAAGATACTGATGTATTAATTGGAATAAAGTGTAGATGGTTTACTACAGATGGAGTTTTGTAGGAAGCTGTGTTTAACACTAAGGATTTAATTAAATTGTAATGATTTCTTTTAAACAAGCATTTGATGCTGCTAGGAAAGCAGGTAATCGCTATTTTTCTTGGAATGGAAATGATTATAATACTATGACTAAAGAGGAGAAAGATTCCGGTAATATACTAGGATTTTTAAAACTTAATACTAATACTGGTGATAATTCTAATTTTTTAAGAGCTGAAAGAAATTTACCATTTTAGACATTAGGAATATTTTCAAATCCTACTAAAGGTGCTTATGCTGGATAGAATTATAATATTAAGGCTTCTGTAGATCCTGTTATTCATTCTCCGGAGGTTTCAATACCTACCAATCCTACTGTTCCTGTTCCTAATAATTTTAATCGATCACAAGTAAGAGCTTTTATGTCTAGTAGAGGATTAGATCCATATGCTTATACTGGAGGTTAGAGAAAGGCTCTAAGAAAAGCTTTAAATTCTGGATAGGATGTTGAATCTATCTTTAAATAGTGGAGTTAGGATAATCAACCTATATCTTATAATGCTGAAGGAGGTCTTTTAAAATTTGACGATGGGGGAACTATGGAAGATTTTAAAAAGTGGCTTAGTTAGAAACTTCGTAAAGGAGAATTAGAAGAGTCAGACTTAAGTAAAGAAAAACTAGCATAGTTATATTAGACATTTAAAAAAGAACAATAGGGAGTACAAACTGCTATGAATGGCGCAAAACTTAATTATATAAATCAACTAAATGGTAAGTGTCCTTAGGGAACACATTTATCATATTACAGAATAGGAGGAACATTATGTAAAAAGTGTGAGGCTAATGCTCATAATGAAAGTTCTGATCCTATTAAAGCTTTTAAATAGAAATGTGGCGGTAAAGTTAAAAAGAAAGAATTAGGTGGTGAAATGGATGATAAAAAATCTAAATTAGTGAAAAAGCCTCAATCTAAGCCAGGAATGGTAAAACCAACTAATAAACGCCCAGGACCTAGAGATTTAAAAACACTTCCTAATGGTAAGTATCCAAAATATTGGACAGCTAATTAGCGTGGTTAGTGGGATAGAGATCATAATGAAGGAGATTAATGAGATATAAGCTAACTTCTAATTCTTTTAGAGGTTAGCTATTTTTATTTAATGTTAATATGGAATAATGAGTAAATGGTTTTAGTATAATTAGACTTTAGGAAAGGTTGAACTTGATGAAACTGAATTATTACTAATAAAAGAATTTAGAGATTTATTAGATAATAACCGTAATAAAAGTAAAACTGATCCTAAAGGCGAACATAAAGAAAGAGCTTTCAAAGAATTATCTTATATATATTTAGCTATTGATTGGAACTCCCCATATCATAATTATGATGAATAGGATAGACATGAAGCAGCTATTGATGATTCAGGGCTAACAGAAAATGAATTTAATGATTCAGTATTTAGAACTGCTTGTAGAAAGTATTAGGAAATTCAAAACTCTAATAGATTAGTTAGAATGGTTAAAGCTGCTGAAAGTACTGTGGATAAATTAATAGATTACTTTGAAAATGTAGACCCTCTAGAAAGAGACCCTTAGACTGGAAAACCTATTTTTAAAGCTAAAGATATTATGGCGGAAATTTCTAAATTAGATGAAACTGCTGATGGATTATTGGCTCTAGAAGGAAGATTAAAATCTTCTATGCAGGAATCATCTAGTATTAGAGGAGATGCTCAAGAAGGATTTGACCCAGGAGACTTTTAATTATGGCGGAAGAAGTTAAACGTAAACGAGGAAGACCTAAGAAAATACCTACAGTAATTGACGATGTAAAACCTAAAAAGAAGCCTAAAATACCTAAAGAAATTTAGGATATGATTAATAAAGTACATGGTACTGTAGAAGACCCTATGAAGGAGGCTGTTGAAAGTCTTAAACCTTAGAAGATAGTAGAAGAGCCTAAACCTGTGCTAGAAATAAAAGAGACTGATACTGATGAAGCTATCTTAGGTAAAGTTAGAGATTAGTCTGGGTGGGATGTAAAAAAAGATGATCCTATACCTTATTTTGATGCTAATTTATCTTATGAGTTAACTGGATATAAACCTATTAATAAATACAGAGGTCTAGATTTTAATCCTTCATGGTTCACTGAAGCTAGAGATACTTTTGTAAGAACTGGGCATTATACTAGATTTAGAAGAAACTCTAGAAGCTGGAGAGCTTTTTGGAAAGAGTAGTTTATACGATGTAAATATGGTATGACTTCTCATGGTTATACTATTACTGGAGATCATTATTATTTTCTCAACTTTTATAGATTAAAAGATCTTGATAATGTTAAAGAAGCAGGTATGGGACGTTAGGAAATTTTCCCTAATTTTCTAGAAGGATAGTATGAATGGTTCCACTATTTAAAATTAGCTAGAAAATTACGTATGAATGCCTGTATGATGAAAGCCAGAGGTGCAGGATATTCAGAAATTGAGGCTAGTATAATTTCTAATAGTTATAATGTAATTAAGGGCTCCATAAATGTATGCACAGCTTTTGCACAAACTCAGTTAGATAAATTATTAGAGAAAGTTTGGGCAAATATTAACTGGCTGTATTATAATACCGATGGAGGTATGGCACATCTTAGTCAGGCTAAAAATAGTAATTATTTACGTCGTGCTTCTCATTATGAAATTAGAGATGGACAAAAAATAGAAGTAGGTTGGGGTTCTTAGATACAAGGAATTATTACTGATAAACCTGGTAAGTTAAGAGGTGATCGTACAGATATATTAATGTTTGAAGAGTGTGGACTTTGGCCTCAATTTACTAAGGCATATACTTAGGCAGACGCTCTAGTTGGTTAGATTGGTAGATAGTGGGGTTTAAGATTAATGGGAGGAACAGGAGGTGAAACTGGACCTTAGATGGAAGGTCTTCGTAAAATGTATTATGAGCCTTAGCTCTTTGGAGTACTCCCTTATCGTCATAACTTTACTAAAAACGGAGAATATGCTATTACTTCTTTCTTTTTACCAGCGTTTAGAACTATAAAAGAGTTATCTTTGTTGGATAGCCGAGGTTGGCTAGATGATGAAGATGGTAAAGCTTATTTTAATAAAACTAGAGATTTAAAAGCTCAAGACCCTGAAGAATTTACTACATTCTGTGCTGAGTATTGTTTTGATGGAGAAGAAGCTTTTTCATTAGAAGGTAATAATAAATTTAATAAAATATTAATAGCTGAATAGCTAGCTAATATAAAAATCCATAAAGATTCTCCTAAACCTGAAAGAGGAACTTTAGAGTATATTTTTAAGAATGGTTAGCATAGTAGAGAAAACATTACTGGGTTAAGATGGATAAAGAATAATAGTGGTGATGTGCAAATAATAGAGCATCCAATATGGACTTAGGTATCTTATGATGAAGAGGGTAATGAATTAAAATATGAAAAAATGAATGGTCTATATGTAGCAGGTATAGATAGTATTGACTTAGGTATGGAAGATACATCAGCCTTAACTAAAGACCCTTCTAATTTCTGCATTGTAATTAAAAGAAGATAGTTTGGATTAAAAGATCCTACTTATGTGGCTATGTATAAAGCTAGACCTAACGATGTTCGTGATGCCTATAAAACGGCTATAAAATTACTACAATATTATAATTGTAAAGCTAATCTAGAAGCAACTCGTGTATCTATGCTTTCATGGGCTAGAGAAAAGAAATATTTAAATTATTTTATGTATAGACCAGTTGCTACTTATCCAGCAGGAAATAATCCTAAGCGTAGGACTATAGGTACTCCAGCTTCCGTAGCTATTATTGATCATCAAACTGACTTAATTAGAGACTATGTAAATGATTTCTGTCATAATATATGGTTTGAGGAAATGCTTGATGAATTAAGCCGTTATACTGACGAAATGAAACGTAAATTTGATATTATAGCAGCTATGGGATTATGTGAATTAGGGGATGAAGATATGATGGGAGTAACTCCTAGATAGATAGAAAATACTGATGATTCTTTTTAGGATTTTGGTTATTATATAGACCCAGAAACTGGATATAGACGTTAGGGCGTAATACCTAAAAAAATAAAAACTATAGCAACTATAAATAGTATATCATATGACAATTTAGGAATTAGAACAAGCAATCCTAGAGGCTATTGAAACTATGTACGAATGTAAATATGTAGGTCTATTGAAACTTACTAAATTACCTGTAGGATATAAACTTTAGCTAGGTTGGAGACATGATGATTATCCTATATCAATAATGTCAGATTCACCTACTGAAGAAGTTTTTCTTAAATATATAAAAGAAGAACTTAGAATACGAAGATTAGATAAAGTAAAATACTTTACTGGGTATAAAATATATCCTGGATAGTTAAATACTTGTCCACACGATGATACTTGTAAATCATGTCAGAACAAGAAGTAATAGAATTAATTAATAAACACATTGGAGAGTTAGTAGTAGATAAAACTACTATTCAAAAATGTTATAATTATTATAATGGTGTTCGTGATGCTGAACAATTTTAGTATCTCGAAGATAATTATGGAATAGGATAGCCTACTTCAGTAGAATTTACACCACTTATTAAAAAACATTTAGATGCTTTAATAGGTGAATATTTAGGCACTCCAATCATTCCAAAAGTAACTTGCAAAGATGAAAAAACTGTATCAACTATATTTAGAGAAAAATAGATATATATTTATTCTGAATTATAGAAAATATTTTAGTAGAAATTAAAAAATAATTTGATATAGATTATATAGGGTAAAGACCCTACAGATATAATGGTCTAGAATTAGATGGAAGATTTAGTAGGAGACTTAGAAGATTCTTTCATTTCTAAGTATGAAGAAGCTGCTTAGAATGTTATTGAATATATAATGTAGTCTAGAAATACTGATTTAATAAATAAATTAAGAAAGATATTTTTGGATTTACTTATATCTGGAGATACCTTCTATAGAGTAAAACCTTCTGCTAGTGGTACTAATATATAGATAGAATCTCCAAGTCCTTTAAATACATTCCCTGAACGTAATCCAAATTCTCCTTATGTAAAAGATTGTAGTAGAATAGTTATTCGTAAGTGGTTAACTGAAGCTGAAGTTTTAAATACTTATGGAAAAGATTTATCCAAAGAAGATATTGAAAAAATAAAAGATAGATGGACAAATTCTTATTCTAGTTCATCTACCTACATAAGAACTACTAATGGAAAATTAAATCCAGGTATATAGTCAGGAGTTGAAATAATACCAGGTTATCCTAAAGAAGGATATTTAAATCATAGGTTAATAGAAGTGTATGAAGTAGAATGGATTGAGACAGATTCAGACTTTGTTATGCATAGACATTCTGCCACTAAAATAGGAACTGATATCTACATAATAGATGAAGTTGATAAAGATGTTGTACGTACTTAGGATAATCCATCTAAATGTACTTTATCAGTAAATGGAGTATTTTATTTAAATGAAAATAGTGAACCATACTCTTTAGTAAAAGCTTGTATGACTTTACAAGATAAATACGATCTTCTGTGCTACTATAGAGATAATCTTATAGCTACTAGTGGTACTACTGGAGAATGGTTAGACATATCTTTAATACCTACAAAATTAGGAGTAAATTTTTCCGAAAGAGTACAAAAATGGCTAGCTTATAAAAAATCTGGATTAGGATTAATTGATACTTCTTAGGAAGGAAGAATGGCGAGTGGATAGGCTCCTATAAATACTATATTTAATGGCTTTGATGACACTATTAAAGTACAATCTATCTAGGCTATTCAATTAGCTATAGACAGTATTGAACAAACAGTATCTTCTATAACCGGAGTATTTAAAGAAAGATTAAATGGTATTTCTTAGAAAGATGCTGTAACTAATGTATAGACTAGTGTTAATAATTCTTTTGTTATAACTAAATAGTACTATCATCAAATGGATATTTTAACTGAAGAAATATTAATTGATTGCTTAAATACTGGAAAGAAAGTTTATAAAAAAGGATTAACAGGAATAATTAATTTAGGAGATAAATAGTAGAAAATATTTACTGCATTACCTGAAAATTTCACAGTTACTGATTATGGTATAACTGTTAAAACTAGTTCTGATATTACTTAGGAGATAGAGTAGATGAAATAGATACTACCTTAGCTTATATAGGCATAGTTACTTCCTGCAGATATATTATTTGAAACTATTACTTGTAAGAGCCTTACTTCTATAAAAACTAGAATACGTAAAGCCTTAGCTAAACAAAAAGCTGAAAATAATTAGCTTTAGTAGGCTATGCAATAGGTACAATAGTTATAGTAGTAGCTACAAGAATCCTAGAAACAGATTCAGAAATATGAACAGTAGATACAATAGTTGACTAAATAGGCTGATAACTTTAAATAGGAAGAGCTTAAATAGAAAATGGACTTAGAATGGTTTAAAGCTCAGACTGATAGATAGTTTAAAGATAGACAAGCTGAAGAAGATGCTAAACGTACTGAATTAGAAAGATAGTAGTTATATGATGGTAATCCTTATAATGATAAGGTAAAATAGTTAAGAAGTTAATGAGTAATATAATTGGAACACAACTTTATAGCAGTGAAGGCGAGACTAAAACAGCTATATATCCGAAATCTAAAGCTGAAGTAATTGATGCTGTTAATGGGAATACCGAAACAAATGTATAGTAGTGGTTAAGTAATTTAACAACTTCTATAGGTTAGATTACTGAAAATGCTATAAAATTAAATATAAAGATTTCTTATGCGCAAACAACCTATAAGAATCTTAATGATGTGAAAGATAATGAAAGCATCTCATGGGGAGAAAACTTTGTACAACCAGATGCTGAATTTCCATATACTTGGAAAAAGACTGAAATAAAAGCTAGCAGTAGTGCTGAAAGTTCAGCAACTAGTGTAGCCTATGAATTAGCTAGTATATCGTCTTAGTCTACACAAACTATATATACAGCAAGGTCTGCTGATACTAAAGCAGTAACTGTAGCTTATAATAGTATAGATGAACAAGGAGTATCTAAACCTTATTATAACGATACTTTAGAAAATATATTAGCTAAATCTGAAAATGCCCTATGGTCTAAGTCTCCTGTAAGTATTTCAGCTACTAATCCAAATGGATATATAGCTACTAGAACAAGAACTAATACTGGAGAGTGGGGATAGTTTGAGATTGCTCAAAATGCTAAATGGGCATATAATAGTATTCCTGTCTATAAATATAAAGTGACTGATACTGTAGATGTTCCTCCAGTTACAGAGAATAGTGCCGACTATAGTAAAGTTGAAGGTTGGAAAGATTAGATTACAGAATCTTTTACTGGATATTTGTGGATGATTAATGCTACAGTAGTAAATGATGTATATTAGTTAAATGGTTCTAAAGTATGGAGTTCTCCTACTTTAATATCAATTGTTAAATAATGGAATTTAGTATTGATATACATAACTCCTTATAGGGAGATATAACACTTGAAGATTTCTCTAAAGAATATGGTTATTATATTCCGGAAGGAGATGATTATCCAGATTCTAGAATAGAAGAAATAGATGGAGTATCTACATTAAAATATAAGTATAGTAAAACAGTAACACTGAATACTATTCTTAAAGTAAATATGGAAGAAGCTATATTATAGGATGTCTTAATTCATAAACATGAAGATGATGTGGATGTTTGTAGTTTTCATGTTGAAGAAGACGGCTATTATGTAGTTAATCATTATGTCCTTCCAACACGTGAGTGGTATGATAACTTTTTAAAAAATCCTGATACTGAATTATCAGAATTTATTTCAGAAGGTATATACTTTGTTGAAGATAATAAATTAAAGAAAGTAGTAAAAGGAGAAATTGTAGAAGCCGAAGTAAAAGAATTATTAGAACGTAATTACGAAGGAACAAATATTTTGCATTGTAAGATTGATATATTTTTTAATGGTAATTTATAGCAATGTTATATAAATTATTGTAAAAAGATATATGATTCTTTGTTAAATAAATGTAAATCTTCTTAGTATGATTCTGATATATATGCTAGAGATTTTATATGGATGACATTAAATATAATAGATTATTTAGTAGGATTTAAATAGTTTTTAGAGGCGGAACGTATTATAGAACAATTTAAAACTTGTGGAGGATTTTGTACTGCTTCTAATACTAATACTAATAAATTATATTCTGATTGTGGATGCTCTAAAATGTGAGGCTATAAAGCAGTATAATATGTATATTAATAAAGCTATTAAGGGGTATAAAAGTGACTATCAATATATTTTAGCTTTAATTAGCTTTATTAATATGCCTATTCAATTAGAAGGTATGGAATTTATTAAATAGCGATTATTAAATTATGGCAATACAGACTATTTACACTTAGGTAGATAATGCTAAATTAGAACCTTGTAAAAAAGGTAAACCAGTACTCCCATTCAAAATACCTTTATTAAGAAACAACTATTTAGGAGAATATAGAACTTAGGTTGAGAAAGATAAAGTCTTAAAGAATCTAGGTATTTTAGGAGCTACTGGAAAATACACTTATCCTTCAGATGTATAGTTAGATAGTTATAAAGATATAAAAACTGTATAGTAGGCTTTAGACTATTGTATAAGATTAATTTAGTCTTATGAAGTTAGTGATAAAAATATTAAATAGTTATTAGAAGATGTCAAAACTATTTAGTAGAATATTACAGGATTACAAACTTCTATACAATAGAATACTGAAAATATTACAACAATTAATAGTTCTATAGAGTAGATTAACAAATCAATATTAGAATTTGATAAAAAACTGGAAGAGCTAAACGTTGATGATAAAATTACTAATAGAATCAACCAACATTTAGCAAATTCTAAAACTATAGAATTAAGAGATAATACTTTAGAAGTAAAGGTATCTAATGAAGAAGTAAATGCAGTTGTAGTTAAAGAAGATGGTATTTATGTAAATGATAATACAGAATAGGTACAATCTAATACTACTGCTATTGAATCTTTAAAAAATTCAGATAAATATCTTACAGGAACTACAGGTTCTTCTCCTTATACAGTAGGTGGAATCAAAGAAGGAACAACTGCTGAGTCTTTAAATGGTAAAACTATATCAGACATATTAGATTTAATGTTATTTCCTGCTTATGTTAGAAATTTAATTCCTCCAACTTTAGTTTATTCAGCATTACCTAGCTTAGTAGAAGTAGGAAGTTCTCTTTTACATCCTGAGTTAACTTTTACACAGAATGATGCTGGATCTTAGACTTCAACAGTAGAAAATATATCATTTAATGATTCTTCTTATGATAATGCTTCTTATATAGGAATAGGAGTATATAAATATGAAGCAACTGTTAATTACTAGGCAGGAGAATATTTAGTTAATAATAAAGGAGAAACAACAGATTCTAGAATAGAAGCTGGTAGTATCTCAACTTCAGTTTCCACAATAGCTACTTATCCATGGTATGCTGGTACAAATACTTAGGCATTTAAATAGAAATTAGTAGCATTTAATACCGATTCTGGAATATAGGAAATATCTCTTTCTGGTAGGGCAGTTATTAAACTACCAGGAGCTAATTCTTAGTTACTATCTTTTAAAGTAAATGGAGGTCTTGGATTTTTAAATGTAGACTTAAATGGTTGGACATAGACAACCGAATAGATAAATGGAATTACTTATAAGGTATGGTCAAAGAATGATGAATACTCTTCAGTACTTCCACATTAGTTACAATTTAAATTAATGTAGTAATGGGATTTAAATACTAGGGAGATTCGACCATCGGAGTTTCATTAACTGTGCAAACTCCAAAACCATTAGACACTAGGTTAGTTGTAGATACTAGAGCAGATTTATATAGTATTCCTGCTAAGTATGCTTATAACGGAATGCCAGTAGTATGTGTTGCTGATGGTAATATTTATACTTTAATAGATAAAAATAAAATAGGAGAAGCTGTAGGATGGAAAGCTTCTTATGAGGCAATTTAGATAATTACTTGTACAGAGTAGGAATATAAAAAATGGTAGGATAATACTAATCCAGATTTTACTCCAAAAGATGATAGTCAAACTTGGCTACATCAAGATACATATTATTATATATATGAAGAGAGTATAAGTGATAAAGGATAGTATTATGTATCATATACTTAGTTTGAAGATTTAACTAATCAAGTAAATAAAAAAGCTACTATATCTGCTTTAAATAGTTTATCTGAAAAAACTGATAAAGCATTACAAGATTTAGCCAAAGTTTATGCTACTCTTGATGATATAGATAGTTCTAATCCTGAATCTAAGCTATCTAAAACTTTAGATAATTACTATACAAAATAGAAGGTAGATGATACCTTTGTAACTAAAGAAAGTTTACGAGGCGATGGAATTGAGGGTGATAACTTCGTATTTGTCACAAAATCATAGTATGATACTGATTAGCAAAATCTTAACCAATATAAAGAAGAAACTACTAATTAGATAAATACTAAAGTAACTACTAATTCTGAAGCCCAATTAAAATCTATATCTAATGAAGGTACTACACTTAGTATAGGTTAGAAAGTGGCAGTAAATGGAGAAGACGTTGCTTTAGATAAAGATGTTCCTAAAATAGTAGTTATGGATTAGTAGGAATATGATGACTTAGAAACTAAAGACCCTGATGTTTATTATATGACTCATGGTACTGAGTCTAATAACGGAGGCATAGTTTCAAGTGAATTCTTAGAAACTAATTACTATAATCAAGAACAGATAGTTGATTTATTTAATAACGCTTTACAAAATTTATTTACTGTTTCTGGTAAAGTTCTAGAATTAGGTGTTCATGCTTTAGACATTATTTTGGTGGATAAACCTACCGATCAAACTTTTAATTATGATGGAAATATCCATAAATTAGAAAGTACAGACTATTATAATGTTATAGGTGATGGAGGATCTGAACCAGGAACTTATAGATTTAAAGTAGTATTAAAAGCAGGAAAAAGATGGAGGGATAATACTAATACCCCTATATTTATAACTTACACTATTAATTAGAATACTAAATAATGCAAACATTAAATCAATTAAAAATTGGGAACATTGTGTATGACTTAGCAGCTAAATTTGATGCTGAGGATAACAATATTAAAGATACTTATTCTACAAAAGAATATGTAACTTAGAAGATATCTGAGCTAGTTAATTCTGCTCCAGAAACATTAGATACTTTAAATGAATTAGCAGCAGCTTTAAATAATGATTCTAATTTTGCAACTACTGTAATCACATAGTTAGGAACTAAAGTTGATAAAGTAGAAGGTAAACAATTATCTACTGAAGATTTTACAGCTGCTTTAAAAACTTCATTAGAAAGTCTTCCTGGAGAAATTAGTGGTAAATATGTAAAACCTTCAGAAGGTATTCCTAAAACAGATTTATCTTCAGAAGTTCAAGAATCTTTGAATAAAGCAGATAGTGCTATATAGGATATTTCTAGTAAAGTAGATAATTCAGCTTATTCAGAAGATAAGAAAAATTTCGCTCTAAAAACAGAAATACCTACAACATTACCTGCTAGTGATGTTAGTGCTTGGGCTAAGGAATCTACTAAACCTACATACACTGCTACAGAAATTGGTTTAGACCAAGTAAATAATACTTCTGATATGGATAAACCTGTTTCTACAGCAACCTAGACTGCTCTAGATGGTAAGGTGGACAAAGTTGAAGGTAAATAGTTATCTACTAATGATTACTCCGCTGAAGAAAAAAGCACAGTAGCATAGTTAAAAATTGATGTAGAATAGTTAAAATCTACTGTAGAAACTTTAACTAAATCATTACAAGAGCTTAAAGCTAATGCTTAAAAAGATCTAGACAAATGATATATAGAAATGGTAAATTAATAACTGAAGTTCATTAGAATATTAAAGAATTTATTGATTAGATATAGTAGCTTGTCTAGAAAGATATTGGAGCTATATATAAAGGTTCTTAGTTAGTTTGGGTAACTGTATATAACGCTATTAAAAGTTGTTATGGCAGTGGTACCTGGATACAAGATAAACCTTGGTTAGATAATGACTTTTGGAAAAATAATTAATACAAATGGCAATTTAGAATTTAAACAAACAAGATTAGCTAGATCTAACAATGAATTGGGATGGTGCTACAGGCTAGCAGGTAGAGGATTTAATATCCAGACATTTACCTGCTAGCATGGGGTACGATAGTTCTAGTAATGTATTAACTATTGCTAATACTAATGGAGATACTATTGTACAAACTGAAGTAAGTGTAGCTAAACCTATATATAATCATTCTATATAGATAGATGGAGTATATTTTAATAATACTAGCTCCGAGAATTAGTTAAATAAAGATACTGTACTTTGTAAATTAGGTACTAAAATATATTTAGGAATAAGATATACTTATACTGCTACTAACCCATTAACTAATAAAGTTACCCATGTAAATAGTACTTAGAAATTATTTGTAAATATTGGGAATGGGTTTATATAGTTAGAATAGGGAATAAAATCTTCTCCTGATATATAGTATATAGAAATTACAGATTTATATACTAAAGTAACATCTTCTAATATATCTGTTAGAGCTATAGCATCCACAAATATAGAAGATAAAACAGTAACAGCTACTACTACTAAGAAGGTTCAAGTAGTTAATCCTAAACTTAGATATTCAGGAGATTCTTATATAGTTTCAGGTACTGCTGGATTTAAAGTACAAGATGGTGGAGGAGCTTCTTATTTAATTCATTATAAAATAAATGGTTCTTCTACAGTTAAAAACTAGGATAATTTAATTTTAGCATTAACTGATACAGGAGTAAATACTATCGAAGCTTGGGTATCAGTAACTAGTAATGCTTCTATTACATCTGACATTTTAAAGGTTTAGGTAATAAATACTAAGGGTGTAACTTCTTTTGATAAAGTATTGTATGCTATAAATGAAATATCCACTGGGGTAAATAACTGGGAATTTAGTAAGTTATATAAATTATCTATATACTTCAAAGGTTAGTCTTAGGAAGAATCTACTATAGTTACTAAACTTACTGAAACTGGTAACTCAGAAGATTATAAGTTGAATAAAACTAAGACAATAACTTTAGTTGGAGATGATGGAGTTATTGAATAGGATGTTAGTTATTTCTTAGGAATAACTGCCACTCAAAAAACATTTAACACTGTATTAGTAGTAAATATAGATGGAGAAGATATAATATCTTGGGATACCTCTACAATTATTGAAGTGTCTAATAAAGGTTCTTTCAGTTATACTTCTGATTGTTCTTATTATTTTGATTAGTATGCTCCTGATAATTCTAATATTATAACTAAAGAAGTTATTGATAAAGCAATTTCTCCTGATGGATTAACTACTGACGATGCTTTAACAGTATTTAGATTATCTGCTGGAAATTATCCTAATAATATTATTAATTTAGATTTATCTGATTAGTTAACTAATTAGGGATTTACTTTTGAGTTAGATTTTAAGTCTTATAATATTAGTGATGAAACTAAACCATTACTAAAATTAGGAAGATTTATATTATATCCTACAGAACTTAACTGGCAATATGGTAATGTAGACGTAACCCAAGTAGATACAACTGCTAAAAGTTCTATATTTTAGGGAGATACAAGAACTCATATTTTAATTGAAGTTGTTCCTAATTTTAAAGCTCCTGCAAGAGAAGTTCCAACAGAAGTTAAAAAAATAGCTAACAAAACAACTAATTTAGTTAGAATATTTATAAATGGAGGTATTGACCGTTTATATAAATATGATTACTTGACAGATTTCTAGTATGACGGATTTAACTTAGAAGTTAGCCCAGAATCTGCAGATCTTGATATTTATGGACTTAGAATATATAATAGAGCTTTAACTTTAAAAGAGATAGAAAATAATTATATCTCTACTATGTCTTCTGTTACTGAGAAGTCTAAATTCCAATAGTTAAATGATTTAGTTGCTACTGATGCTAATAATGATACTTACATATCTTATAATAAAGTTAAATCATTATATAATACTTTGGTATATATAATGCCAAATACCCATAGATATCCTCATCAATTTAATTTAGTTAAAGGAGTATCTATTAAAGGGTGCACGGTATTTATAAATTATGTAAATAGTATAGCTACTGATGAGAGCCACGTTTTATCAGAAGCACAGATAAATCGTTGCTCTGGTAGATTTACTAATGCAACTATTAGTGGTCAAGGTACCTCTGCTATGAAGTATTATTGGTATAATATTTAGATGAAGAATCCTACATTTACTTCATAGGGATGTTATAACGAGGAACTTGATGAATATGTTGAGCCTACTGATGATAATCCTAATAAGTATTAGTATAATAGTGAGTATTATTATATGCCAGAGGATAAAGATTGTGCTGTTGGTATATAGAAGTCATGTGGTAAATTTAATTATGCTTCTTCTATGTAGTCTCATAAAATAGGAGCAGTTAGAGCTTTCCATGATTTATGGAATGCTTGTGTAGACAAATCAGATTTTACACCTGAAGAAATAAAAGGAAGAAAAGCTTGTCTTGAAGATACATTTATAGCATTCTATGTAGAAACTGACTTAAAGGATGTATCTAATTATAAGTTATCTGACTTGGCTTAGCTTGATGATTCTAAAATAATGTTTGCGGGATTTTAGACTTGGGGTTCTGCAAAAGGAGATAAGAATACATTTGGCTATTCTAAAAAGACAACTCCTGAATATATTTTACTGGAAGGTGCTGAAAATAATGGAGAATTGTGTAACTGGTTAGTTCCTTGGAGTCCTAGTATAGTTACATTAAGTGGTGAAACTTGGAAAACTCAATAGTTAGTAGTAAATGAAGGAGTGCCTTCTTATGTATTATCTGATTCATTTGATGTTGATTTTGGATTAGATAGTTCTGATGATAAGGGAAATACAATGTCCGCTGATGGATAGAAAACCTTAAATAAGTTTATAGAAGCATATAATTTTGTATATATGCATACTATTAATTTACTGCCTTATAAAGAAACTTATTCATTAAATGATCCTCGTAATACTTCTCTTGATATAACTAAAAAATATTATATTACAAGTATTAATTATTAGGATAATACTTATTTTAGAGGAGCTTAGTGGGATGTCTTTAGATATGATAAATACTCTATGCTATGGGTTCCTGCTGGGTTACCAGTTTTAAATGATGATGATGATGGTTCTTAGAAGTTATCTACAGTTAGAAGTGCTTATAACACTAATGTCTATGAGTATGAAACTTTTAATTTGAAAAAATTCCACGAATAGTTAGGTACTTCTGGAGTTGAGAATATTAATACTTACATAGAAGATTTAAAAACTGATTTCAAAAATAAGTTTGGAACATACTTCCATGTTGAAGATATAATATATCACCAAGCTTTTATTAGATTATTTGCAGGTACTGATAATAGAGCTAAGAATACATATTTCAAATTATTTAATAAAGATTGCAAAATCTAGTTATTATAGGATGATATGGATACAATCTTAGCTACTGATAATAGAGGTTTATAGAAAAAACCTTATTTCTTACTAGAACCTTCTCTAGAATCTGATAAAACTTATAAGTAGATGTGGGGAGGATCAAGTGCATTCTTTGAACTAGTAGATATAACTTATAAAGATAAGATTGATGATATGTTATCAACAATGTTACTATAGATGAAATTTGGTTCTGCTGAATCTTCTTTAGATACTTGGATGACTTAGTATTTCTATTATGTGTAGAGATATTATCCAGCTGTAGCGTATAACTATGTATCTAGACTAGCATATGAATGTGCTCAAATATTCTTTGATAATTAGAAAGAGGCTGGGGTAACTTGGATTAATAATGGACAAACTCCAGTATCTTAGGAACATGGTAGTTGTTTAGAGAGTGAAATAGCTTTTATGCGTAAAAGACTTACAATGTTTTTAAGTCAAGCTAGAATAGCCACTTTTGGACGTGAGGGTGCAGGTATTCCTATTAAAGTAAAGGAAGATATTCAAGATCCTCAAACCTACAAGGTAAGAATTACTCCTTACTAGTATTTATATTTAGGATATTTAGTTGGTAGTGTTAGTAATCTGTATGTTACTAATAGAGTAAGTGCTGGAGAGACTGTTGAAGTTACTATATCTTTAACAAATGATGCTTCTTATTATGTATTAGGAGGTAATTATATACAAAGATTTGACAATTTTAACTAGGTATTATTTAACTAGGGAGATTATTCTTTGTCAGCTCCAAAATTATTAGAGTTTTCTGCTAACACAGGCTCTGATAAATTACCTTTATTCTAGCCACCTTCTTTAACCTTAAATTGTAATGTGTTAGAGAAGTTAGATTTAACTAACGTACGTTCTTTAACTACTATAAATCTTGATTCTAAACACACTCCTAAGTTAAAGGAAGTTATTCTTACAGGAACTAATATAGCTACAGTAGCATTACCTACTGGTAGTAGATTAACTAAAATACACTATCCAGCAGCTTTGACTAGTTTAGTTATCACTGATAATGAAGGTTTACAAGAGGTTAGATTTGAAAGTTTAAATAACTTAGAAACAGTTGATATTAATTGTGCTAAAGTAGGACAATTTGATATTTCAAATTTCTGCGAATAGTTAATCACTTGCCCTAGTCTTAAATCAGTTACTTTAAGAAATTTAAATAATAGAATCTCTTTAAAAGCTTTAGAGAAGTTAGTATTACTATAGGCTAAACTTACTGGTAAACTAACTATTGCTAATTCTGACAATGAGTTGGAAGGTATTAGTTATAATGATAAAATTAACTTAGTAAGCTTATACGGGAATATAGATTCTCAAGATAATAGTTTATATATTAATTATAAAGTAACTACTGCTTATAATATTTCTTGTGAAACTGAGATTTCAGTTTATGGTCAAGGATATTCAGGAAATCCATTTGGATTAAGCCTTGACGGTAATAATGTAGCTCTAATTACTGAAGGAGGAAAAGTAATCCCAGATATTACTTATAGATTTAATTCTGATGTATCAGATGTAGCTACTATAAATAATAGAACTGGTGTTATTACTTTAAAAACAGCTTCTTCATCTAAAACTACTACAGCTACTATTACTGTAAAACTTACTAATGGTAATACTTTAACCTCTGGAACTATAAATATTTACTTTGCTTGGAGAGCTCCTGAATTAGGTAACTTTGTTTATGCAGATGGTACCTACTCTAGTGCTTATATGCCTAGTAAAACATTAATGGGATTAATCTTTGCTATCAAAAAAACTTCAGCCACTGAGGGAACAGCTTATATAGTTGGTAAAGAATACTTAGACCCTTAGTATGTAGGATATACAGATGGAGCAAATTAGGGAGCATCTGATGATAGAAAGAATCTTTATAATGTAAAATTCTGGTTAGATAACTAGGCATCAGGACTTGGAGATACTTATTATATTACTAAAGGTGTTACAAGCAGGGTAGATGCCGATGCTAATTAGCCTATTACTTTGACTACCTTTAAATAGAAGATTCCTTCTACATTTACAGGTAAAACAGATACTTATGCTTACATAAATCATGTAAACTCTACATTATTACGATTATTAGTTAGAACTTATCCTGATTTAATTCATGCTACTGGAGACAGTTATTCAATAACTACTAAAGAAAATTTAGATGCTTTATTAACTAATATTCCAAATATAAGTAATTAGCACCTGGAACAAATGTAGTGTTTGTTATATCCATACTTCTATGAGACATATTTATATGAACCTACAGTAACTGAAGAAGAAAAGAGTACTCAAGCCTTCTAGAATTATTTCAGTAAAGGTAAATGGTATGTTCCTTCATACTAGGAATTAGCTACTTTAATTTATTACAGAGGCTATAGTGCAGCAGGAGGTAATTTCTCCACTGGAGATACTCCTATAAAATCTAATATATCAGATGCTATACTTAAAGAATCAGGGGATTTAAAAAATCCTATATTCTCTACAGCTTATAAAAATGCTGGTAACTATATGCCAACTGCATGGAATACTTTAGCAGACTCTAATAACTTATGTACTAATACAGATGCTACCTGTCATAACTACACTTATTAGGAAGTAAGTAATTATTCTTCAAGTGGGTATGAATATAATTATCAATGGGTACCTGGCAATAATGATGGAAATATTGGAATAGGAATCTCAGGAGCAGCATATAATGGATGGAGATTATTAAAACATAAACCTCTCCCTTGTGCCCAATTTAATTATCAATAGAAATAATGGAATAGTTAAATATTAATATAGTTAAAAATTCTACTTACACCTTAGATGAAATATTTAATATATATAAAGAAGTATTTCCAACTAATAAACAATGGTCTGAAATATTAACATTAAGAGAAGGAGTTTTGAACTTCTTCTCTTTAAAAACCATATTAAAGAAATCTATTGCTTATTATGATACTTCTAAATATGTTAATTCATTTTATTATTAGGATAAACAATATTGGTTAAGTAAAGATATTAGAATAGGTTTATTTAGATTAATAGACAGTGGTGCAAAATAGATAACTTTACAATTAAATGATAATTATTTAATTATTTCTTCTGACAAATTAAAAGAATTTCTTAATTAGTTAGAAGTATATGCTGGGAAATGTTTTGCAACAACTGCAGAACATCTTTAGAATATAAAATAGTTAAGTACTATTGAAGAATTACTTAAATATGACTACACTGCTAAATATCCAAATAAGGTTATTTTAAATGAAAATTAGTGTTAAAAAAGATATTGGGCTAGGAGTCAAGGATTCTTAGCCCATTTCTGTTTCTATACGTATTCCTAAATAGGAAGAAGTTATTAAAAAACCTAAAATAACTATTCCTGTAATATAGGAAAAGTAGGAGATACATAATAAAGAGATTATCCAACTTCCTGAAATAATAGAGCCTCCTAAATAGACTTATGGAGTAATTCATAATGAACAACCTGTTATAAAACAAGAACCTTTTAAAGAAGTAAATAAAGATTCTATTATCGACAAAATAAATACTGGATTTGGTTGTGATAATGCTTTACATAAAGAGTGTCCTAAACCCTAGTGGCATTAGCATTTATGTAAAGAGAATTTTTTAGGAGAATTTAAAACAGAATTAGAAAAATAGTTAGCTAGAGATAATTTAGATATATATAGTAAAACTTAGATAGATAAATTTATAAAAGATTTATCAGGAATAGATTTATCATCTTTTATTACTAAAGATTATTTTAATGAAGCTATATAGAATTTAGATTATGTAAAATCCTCTCTAAAATCTAATATAGACTACAATATACCAGAAAATTTATTTACATTATGAGTACCCAAATAAAAAGATTATATCAAAATAATTAGGAATTTGTACCTATTACTTTAGCTGAGGCAGTAGTAGTAAATGCTACTAATATTCCTGGATTAAAATCTTTAGGAATTACTACCTTAGATAAAGTATTAAAAACTACTTTAGGAATTGTCGGAACTAATACTCTAAGTATAGATACTATTAATAAAACTCTTACTAGTATAAATAATACTTTACAAAATAAATAGGATAAACTAACTGCGGGTGATGGAATTACTATTTCTCCTGATGGCGTTATTAGCGTTACTAATACTAGTACCTTAGGATTTTAGTATAAAATAGTTACTGTACTACCTTCTCCTCCAGGAAAAGATTATGAAAATATTATATACTTAGTTCCTAACCCTAAAGGAGTAAATGGCAATATTTTTACAGAATATATTTGTATTAACAGAGATTCTACCTATATTTGGGAATAGATAGGTTCTTTAACAACAGATATTAACTTAGATAATTATGTGACTAAAACTGAGTTTAATGCTTTAAAATCTATAGTATTAACAGCTCAAGATGTTACTACATCATCAGGAGTTGCAGTCACAGTAAATTATAATATACCTAATACTTTATACGATGAGCAATAAATTAGTTAAAGTAATATTAGCAAATGATTAGGTATTTCCACAAACTGTAGCAGAGGCTGTTTTAGTTAATGATGATTAGGTAACTACTTTAGATAAAGTTCTTCCTAAAAAAATAGAGCAAATAATTACTCCTAATAATTCAGGATTAATTGCTTCTAAATAGGGGACTTCTGTGGTAGTTACCCATACTAATAAAATCATGCCTAATGAGGCTCCTAAATCTTACTTAATACAATACGATTAGAATGGACATATTGTAAGTACTGAGCCTATTAAAAAATAGATAACAACCGTAAATAATGCTGTATATTCACAATACGATGGAAATACAGATTCTAACATAAATTTTGGAGATGACTTTACGGTAAATAACAATAATATTTCTCTCAAATGGGAGGATATAAATTAGTAATAAATAATGGCGTTATTAAATTTTGCGACTTCCTATAATGATGTGGCTGATAAGTTAAAATTATCTCCATCAGAAACAGGTGATTATATAAAATTATATTTTACAAAGGATGGTCATATAATTACTCATGGAGTCGATTATATTCCTTGGGGAACTGGAATAATTCCTATAGATAAATTACCTGTAGATAATACTGTAGCAGATAATAAACATTTATGGGATAGTTTAACCATATAGAATAAAATTAATTAGTCGTTTGTAGCTAACGATGCAATGCGGTTTAAAGGCACTATAGGATTAACTTCTGCTAATAATTATATTATTAATGGAGCTGAGGCAGAATTTCCATCTAAAACTGCTGAAGTAGGTGATACCTATAGAGTAGTAACTGCTGGAAGATATGCTGGAGTATAGTGTGAAGTAGGAGATTTACTCATTTGTATTATTGCAGATTCAACTGGTAAAAATACTGCTTGGACAGTAGCTTAGACTAATATTAATGGTTAGATTTACCATACAATAAACGGAGTTTAGAAAGGATTTTATTCTAATAATACTGATACTTTTTCTATTTTTGCTCCTACTACTGCTGGAGCCTTGGGATAGGTTTTAACTAGTAGAGGAGGTAATAGTGCTCCAATTTGGACAAATTAGTCAAAAATTACTGCTGGAGGATTAACAGACGCTGCAAAGAAAGCTTTATTTACAGCTCTAACTTATACAAATGATATATTAACTGTTACTATTGGTGGCACTACTAAAACCGCAACTATACATGGACGTAGAGCTGTAAATGTTAACTCAACAGAGGTGTTAGCTATTTCTGATAGTACTGCTTTTAAATTTGTAAATGGCAGAGGCATCTCTTTTATTTGGGATAGTAGAAATAAAAATTTGTCAGTAAATGCTAATACTAACTTTAGCACTGATTTAGTGAATAAGAACTATGCAGTAAAAGTTGATTCTAATTAGTAGTTATATGTTAATGTCCCTTGGTCAGATACTACTTATAATGTAGTTTCAAAAGATGCAAATGGCTTAGCTCCACAGTTAATAAATACTAATAAAGAATTTATAACCTAGAATTTTTATTTATTAGCATCAACAGATGGATAGGCTACTCCTAGTTGGTATAGGTTATCTAGTAATGCATTTAAAAATACTTGGAGAACTATTAAAGTTGGTGGAGTTTCTATAGGTAATAAGACTCTTAATTTTATGCCAACTGGAAATATTTATGTAAAAACTGCAGATTAGAATAGTACATCTGCTGATGATTTTGATATAGGTTTTGGTCTAGCATGGTATAATGTTAGTACCGGTAAATATGAATATGAATAATAAATAATGAAAATAGCATTTAATCCCTCTACGGTGGCAGCTTTAACATCTCCACCAAATAACAAAGATATTACATTTGACCTCAAGGGGCATAGTATATACGCACGAGGGGTTGAATTTAAAGGTACAGATACTAACACTTGGAGAGATATAAAAGTAAATAATGTAAGTATAGGTTCTCATACCTTAGACTTACGAAATGGTAGTAATACTACATTAACTAATACTAATGGTGTAGTAACCATCAATTCTACTTGGAGACCAGTAGTGGATAGCTTAACTAGTAATTCCACTACTAGCTCTCTTTCTGCTAATTAGGGTAGAGTTTTAGCAGGATTAATTAATGGTAAATCTGATTCAGACCATAATCATGATGATAGATATGTGAAGAGATCCGGAGATACTATGTTGGGTGCCCTTAATTTTGCTAATAATACTTGGAATAAAGTGGGTGATGACTCTTACATGGGGGATTGTAATGTAAGTGGTCATGTTGGAATTAAAGCTGCTAATACAATTTATCCAGGAGTTGCTTTTTTTAATAATGCAAGTACCTTTTTAGGAAATTTAACTGCCTATAATGGTAATATTAAATATGGAACATATAGTTTGCAATTCTTAGATAATGGAAATACTAGTGTGGGGGCTAGTACTTGGACTAACCCATTTAGTGCTTATGATAGTAATGCTGTAAAGGATGGACAAGCCATTTGTGTTTGGGGATAGAACTCTTATTTAAGCAATTTAGCAACAGATACTGGAGGCATGTCTTTATGGCTAAAAAGAGTCAATGCTAAAAATGCTACATTAAATATGGTGTTAGATGGTGAATACTATGCTAATGGAAATTAGAGATTAGCTCATGTATCTGAAATTCCATCATCTTTAAAAAATCCATATGCTTTAACTATTAGTTTAAATGGAACAAGTCAAGGTCCTTATGATGGAAGTGCTGCCAAGAATATAAATATAACACCTGGTTCTATAGGAGCTGCTACTAGTAATCATAATCATGATGGTAGATATGTCTATAATTATAGGGATACTGCTAACGTAAATGGCTAGGCACTAAATCAAAACGCCTTGTTTATGTCTACTACTAGTGGTATTACTAAAGATTGGTGGCATATTTTACAAGCAGCATGGAATGGTGAATATCGTTGGAACTCATAGATAGCCTTTCCTACATAGAATAGAAATGGTATGTATTATCGTAGTGGTTTAGATAATAATACTAAATGGGGAAGTTGGGTTAAATTACTTGATACTAATAATTATTCATCTACATTAGATTCTCGTTATTATACAGAATCAGAGGTAAATAGTCTTCTTAATGCTAAATTAAATAGACAAAATCTATCATATGGTACTTGGAATCCTAGAGGTTATAACTTAGCAGCTGATTATTGCTATAATGGAGGAGATTTATCTATTTCAGAAAATAGTGGATAGATACATGTATCTATTGATGGCTATTTTTGGTAGAATAAAGGTAAATATAGAGTATTAGATACTTCTGATGTTGCAGGATTAAAAGGTAATTTAACAGTACATTAGTATTTGTCATCTACAGATACTACTTGGTGGCCTCTAATATGGGGAGGAAGTTCTCATGCTAATACTAGTGACTCTACTGGAGCAGTTTATAAATCACATGATAAATTATCTTGGTAGACTAGCACTTAGACATTATATGCTACTAACATTCGAACAAAGAATATAGAATACCTATCTATAGGAGGAGGTATCTGTTGGGATCCTCATGTAGAATCAGCTTCAGATATTAGTGATGCAGCTTCTATTACTCTAGTTAAATCAGGTGTAGCAGGAGGAACTACATTAGTACTTAGCTAGATGAATGATGCTAACGATACTATATAGTTTAAAACTAATGCTGCTGCTAGATTATATCATAATAGTTATCCAATATTAACTACTTAGAATACCTATGTAAGTAATAACAAAGGTTATATAAACGGTACTGAGATTACTTAGGTAAATAATGCTGATAAAGTAGATAATAGACACGCTATATCTACTATTCCGAATACTGGTATAATTTATAAAGCAGCTATTTACACTAGTTCTTCATTAACATCATACTGGGTAAGACTAGCTAGTATTCCTAGTATTAATTAGAATAACGAATTTGTTGCCACAATTCATGTATAGTCAGGACATTCTAATCCTGGAAGAAGTGCTATTTTATTAGTATATCTCAGAGGTTATGCATCGTCATTGTCAAAAAGTTTTAAAATATGCTGTAATTCTAATTATAATCCAAATAGATTTAGATTATATTATAAAGACAGTGATAAAACTTCAGAAATATGGTATCAAACTACTGGTTAGTTTGATGGAATTATTACTACAGTAATAAGTTAGAGTTCAGAGGGATCATTATATGAGGGACTTACTCTATATAGTGGAAGTATCACTGCAGTACAAACTCCATCCATGAGCACATACTTATCTGCTTAGGTTAGCACTATCACAGATAATATATCAGGAAATGCGTCTACTGCAACTAAACTTGCAACTCCTAGAAAAATATGGGGATAGAGTTTCGATGGAACCGCTGATGTTGATAATACTCTTAGAATTAGAAAAACTACAGGTAATTATTGTGAAGGTATAAGAATTCAAACAGGTGATGGTGCATGGTCTACTATTATCTTAGGAGCTACTGCTGATAGTGGAACTAACACTAATGCTTGGTCTATTCATCGTAAGTCTGACAACAATTTTGCTATATCTCGTAATAGTAGTGATGGTCTTAATGGTCTGGTAATGACTTCTATTGGTATGGGACTTGGAACTACAGCTCCTACGCAAAGATTAGATGTAGCAGGAAATATTAGAGCTACTGGACAATTATATTTACCTATTAATGGTAATTACAATGCTATTCTTATGGGTAATGACTGTTGGATGGGAGACTGTAATATAGGTGGCGTTATTGGTTTAAGTGGTACAGGTAATGCTAATGCAGGAGGCATTAAATTTGGTAAAGGTGGCATGCATATAGGTTATAATGGTTCCAACCATTATTCTAGTGGTACCTCTCTGTGGTCTAATTTTAATGCTGATTTATTAGATGGGGTTCACGTAAACCAACTATGCCGTATTTATACGTTTAATGTTCATAATCATATTATCAAAGTTGGTACATTAACGTCTGGTCAACATGGTCATGTTTGTAAATTAAGATTTAACTCAGGCATTGGTTATAATGCGTCAAATCAAGATAAAGCTATGACTGTTGTAATTAGAGCTTCAAATGGTAATGCAAATTCTAATGGATTCTATTTTGAAGCTCATAGTGAGTCTTATAGAGCAGGAGCGTTTACAACATTCTATTTACATCAGACTAGTAAAACCCAATGTGAACTTTATATGGCTGCTTTTATTTACTCAGGACAATCTACTTATGAAATTAGTTTTTCTGATGGTGATTTGTGGACAAATGAAATAAGTGTTCAAAGTGCTTTGCCTACATCTAATATATTCACATTACCTAATTATCAAATAGCATATAATGATTATAATGTGGCTTCTGCTACTAAATTACAAACTGCAAGAAATATTTGGGGTCAATCTTTTGATGGTACTAGAGACGTTAATGGAACAATATATATAAATAATGGCAACTCTGAAAATGGTGCTATAATATTAAATAATAATGTAAATACTCATGCTCGTATATCTGCTATTGGAGATTAGGTAGTATTTAACACTGGATCTGCATTACGATTTGGAGGAGTCGAGTGGGAATATAGTGACTGGGCTGGTCTCAAATATGATACTGTTGCTAATACTATATATTTAGGTATAGCTGATGGAACTGTATTTAATTATTATTCAAGCAAAAGAACTAATGGTACTCTTAAACTTCCGGGCATTAGTAATATTGATCTAAATAGTGGCTCTTCAATTAGAGGAATTGCTACTAATGGTTCTCCTTATGTCAGTTATATTAATCTCTATGATACTTCTATATTTTTATCAGCTTATGGAGATATATCTATGTCTACAGGACCTGGTGCTATTAAATTGACCGCAGGATAGGGTGCTAATGCTAGTATTGGTTCAGACTTTAAAATAGAAGCTTCTCGAGGTGTATATTTAAATTAGAAAAATTCTGGTAACGTCTGGTTATGCTAGGGAGGAGGTAATGTAAGTATTGGTTACAGCTCTTCTTCTTATAAACTTGATGTTAATGGTTAGATGAGAGCAGATGGATTTCACCATGGATCTGTGAATAGCAATAATTATATGTTATTAGCAGGAGGTGGATATAAATCTTTTGGAGGAGATGATAGCAATCCTATATTTTTAGGATATTTAAATTTAGATCATGGTAATGATGGTACTGTAAGTAGTTTTTTCTCATGCTTGGGGTATTCAGTTCCATTTACTTATACCAGAGGAGGAAATTATTGTAGAATCTATATCCCTAATACGACACATCAAGTATTTTATATTAAGGCAGCCACTGCCTCTGTAAATTATTCAGGAGGAGGAATGGATACTTGGGTTGGACATCATAGAGGGGCTGGCGCTTGGTGGCTACATTGCTATGCTTCAGGTACTAATGAAGTAAAAGTGAAAGGATTCCGTCAATCTAATTACAATAATGATAGTTGGTGGGGTGGAAATCCTTTGTGGTCTACTAATGATGGAGCTAATAAAATCACTGTTTGTATATTTGGATATGTTAAATTCAGATAACAATTATTAACTTTGATTTATTATAAAATAATATACAATTATATATGTTTTAATAAAAATAAATGATTTATGACTTTAAATGATGTTTTGACAAAACAGAATCTTATTACAAAGGTTCTTTTAGCCAGTAATGGCAAAGAGCTCCCTAAGGAGTTGAAAGTAAAGATTATGAGAATTAGAATGTCTTATAATAAGATTAAGAAACAGTTTGATGAAGATACACAAGAATTTAGTAAGCAAATTGTTTCTGATGAGTTAAGAGATTTAGCTAATAAAACAGAGCGTACTCCTGAAGAGGAAACTAAGTTTAATGAGCTGAATAATAAAGCTAATTCAGAATATCATGAATACCTTATGCAAAAAGGTAATGAGAATATTAAGGATGCACCTGAAGATACATTTACAGAAGATGAGTATGGTGATATTCTTGATATAAATTCTGATGGTGAGTATGAGATTAATGGTCAGAAAGTAAAAGCTGCTGACCTTATGGAGGCTTTTTATGAATTATTTGTTAAATAATGGAAATAACAAAACAGAACGAAATTTATCAAATAAATGATTCTACAGAGAAATATAATATCTCAGGATCTTTGAATGTTAATTCAGACAATTCTTATTCATTTAATATTAGCATGACAGATGCTAATAATTCTAAGACTATGAGTTATTATAAAACAGTTACATCAGACCACATTGATGTAAATTATAATGCACCTAAAGATTCTGAGGAAGATTTACTTAATTATGTAAAAGATAATATGCAAATTATTTCAGATAAAGTGAATAAACAGTAACATTTTTAAATTATTACGACTATGAGAATTATTAAAAAAATTTCTAAATCTTTGACACCAAAAGAGTAGTACTTGGAAAAGTATGGTAAACATTTTACTATTAAATTAGCAGATTTTGCTAGTGAATAGATGGTTAATTCCGATGGAACTAATAAACATTGGGATGTTTCTGATGTAAAATAGATTATCGATGAATTAGGATATATTATCCCAATTAGTAGTACTATAGGAGATATTATTTATACTGCTAACATGGCACATGCAGATTTTTACCCTCTATTGTTAAAAGATGCTAAATCTTGTATAATATATGCTATGGAAGTAGCAAATGATAAAGATGGATATGAAGGTATTTAGTTTTGCAGATGGATGGCAGATGTAAAAAATAAGAATTTAGAAATTGATTGGGAATCTTTCATTTAAATTTAATTAACAAATAAAGTAATAAGGAATTATTAGAGATGGTGACTACGTAGTTATTATTTTTAATAATTCCTTATTTTTTATTTTGACTGAACATTATTTAATATATATTAACAATACAATTAGATACTAGTATTTATAGATGAGTTTTTCCTTGAAAAATTGAGTAAATTATTTTAATTATGAGCGACACTGTAGAAAAAATTTATTGTACTGATAACAATGATGCTTTATTGGCTTCTGTTATGGATAAGAACAACAATAATCCAATGGCAATGGCTGCTATGTTAAACAACAATTAGTGGATGAATAATCCTTTTATCTATTTAGTATTCCTTATGATGTTTGGAAGAAATGGATTATGGGGAAACAATGCTAATAGTGTTTAGAATGCAGAAATTTAGGGATAGTTAAACGCCATTAGAAATCAAATGTCAGATAACTAGAATAGCGGTCTCCTAATGGATGCTGTTAAGGGTAATAATAACGCTATTACTCAGCTAGCAAGTAATCTGAACTGCGATTTTAATTCACTTAACAACGCTATATGCGCTGTACGTTCTGGAATACAGGATGTAGCTGGCAAAGTTGGATTCTCTGCTGAGAAAGTAATCAACGCTGTTAATTTAGGTGATTTAAATATAGTATAGCAGTTGAAAGATTGCTGCTGCCAGACTTAGCAGAATTTATTAAAGATGGGTTATGAATAGCAATTAGCTACTGCTAATCAAACAAGTACTATAGCTAGTAAAATCTGTGACACTAACTATTCTTTAAATAATGCTATTAACACATTAGCTACTGGAGTAGAAAGAGGATTTGCATCTACAAACTATGCTACTCAAACACAAACTTGCGAAATATTAAGAGATAATCAACGTAATACTCAGCATATAATTGATACTCTTAATACACATTGGAATCAAGATTTGCAGTAGAAATACAATGATGCTAGACTTGAACTTAGTCAAGTTAGATAGAATCAGTATTTAATTTCATAGTTGAAACCAACTACAACTACTACTGCGTAAACCATAAGCCCAGGAAGTCTAACTTCTTGGGCTTTTTTATTATCACGATATGATATTTAGAGACATTAAACAACACAACAAAGTATACATTCTTGACAAAGTGAATGTAACTATTGATGAGGGCATTGTTACTGCTGTAGGAATACCTCAACCTAACTTGGAAGGTAAAATAGTAATTGATGTTACTATAAATGTAAAAGATAAACAAGCTACTTATACTATACCTGAATAGTTATCTGTTACTAGAGCTAATAATTTAGTACTAGCTACTGATTAGAAAGATTTAATATAGGAACTTGAGACAATGAAGACTAATGCAAAACTTATTATAGATTCTGTAGATACATAGAAAACAATATTACAAAAGGCAGATAAGCTTCTTCTAGAACTCAATCCAGTATTAAAAGAAAAATAGCAAAATGAGTAGAGATTTAGTAAAATTGAAGATTCTCTTTCTTAGATAGCTAAACTAATGGAGAAGTAGCAAGAAACTATTAATAATTTTATAAATGATAAAAGTTTTAGTAAAAAGAATTGCTAAAAAACCTAATTACACCATTGGTAAGTTATTTATCAATGGTGTTTTTTTTGCAAATACATTAGAGGACACTGACAGAGGTTTAACTTAGAACATGTCGGAAGATGAAATTAAAAAGAAAAAGATCTATGGTTAGACCGCTATCCCTACTGGCACTTATAAAGTAGATATGAGTACAGTAAGCCCTAAGTTTAAAAATCGTAGTTGGGCTAAGCCTTACGATGGTAAATTACCACGACTAATTAATGTCCCCGGTTTTGATGGAGTACTTACACATCCAGGAAATCAACCATCGGATACATTAGGCTGTTTATTAGTTGGAAAGAATGATGTAGTGGGTAAAGTGACTAATTCTGTACATTATTTTAATAAGATTATGACAGAATTATTAAAAGATCCTAACAATATAACAATAACAATAGAATAATATGGAAAAATTCTTTGGAAGAACTTATGAAACAGTTGGTAATGTTAGTGGAGATTTATTATTAAAAACTAGAGGAGGAATAAAAGTTTAGATAGGTTCTAGTTTTATAGACCTAGTAAAAAATGGGAAAATAAATGTTGATATTGATATTATTAAAGAAGCTTCTTCTAAAGATAATATTATTGATAATGGTTTATATTTAGTTAAAGATATTTTATATGTAAAGTATTAGGATACAATATTGCCATTAAATAGTAATACTGGATAGAATCAAGTATCTTATTTACCTTAGTTAAATATTACTTAGGAATAGCAAATATAGGCACAAAAAAATATTGGCATATATTATGACACTTTGGAAGAAGCTTAGTAGAATGTAAGTGATGGATATGTATATATAAAAGAAAAAGGACTATATGTTATATAGTCTTCTATACCTATGTAGATTATAAATAGCAACTAGTTTTCTTCTTTAAATATAGGTTTAGATTAGTATACTGAAAGTATAACTAATTATTCTAAAAATCATTACTTTAAAATTAATAATACAAAATTACTTAATTTATCAGCAAATTCAATATTATGTGAAAGACCTTTATACATAAGTGAATTACAAGATATTAATAATTCTTTTTATATTACTAGTTCTGGAGGTAAGTCTACTTTAAAAATAAATAATATAGTTGCTGATACTATTAGTGCCAGTAGTTCCAATAATTTAGATAATTTATAGTATCATTATAATTATAATAATATTATAACAGATATTATAGATAACTCTACAAATATAGATGATTCTACAGACCCAAATAATGTAAATGAGTTTACAGATTCTGAAAATCTTTATTATACTTTATATTTAAAGTATCCCACAGATAATTATAAAGTAGGAGATTACTTGTACTTTAATATTTATGATGAGGATTCTTCTTAGAATAAAGAATATTTAGTTACTATAGTAGAACTTTCAGGAACTTCCGTTAAAATATAGTGTGATAAAGATATTCCAACACTAACTTATTAGCCAATTTGTTACTATAAATATAAAGATCCTACTATTTATGGATTTTCTACAGATTATAAAAAATTCATGTATAGCAATAATACTCATTCGGTAATAATAGGAGATATAACTGAAAAATATAGTAGTAACTCTTTAACAAATGGATTTTATTCTGACTGTGCAATAACAAAAAATCAAATTTTAATAACCCCAAATCTAGATAATCCAAATTTAACAAATACAGTATTTAAAAAATCTGATAATTTTCCTAGACTAGAAGAAGGATGGGAATTACCTAAAGAAGACAATTCTCAAAATTTAGCTACTACTAAGTGGGTAAATTCTAACAGGTATGTTTTATCTATAGCAACCTCTAGTACTTTAGGAGGAATTATGGTAGGTAATGGTTTATCTATTACTAACACCGGAGTATTATCTGTAGTAGATAATTGGACTGCTACTTTAAATACTATTTCTAATAACGTGAGTACAAATACAAGTGATATTACTATATTAAAATCTTAGGTAGCTAACTTACAAAAAGCAGTGAAAGATTTATAGGATAAATTAAAATCTTTAACTGAGTAATTTTGTTATTTTGACTTTTATTTTTTTTAACATAGTATAATATTATTAAACAATATACAATATGGCAATAGGAATTAATGATTTAAATGACGATTTGATGGATGATGTACTGATTCCTAATAACTAGGATCCAGACAATGACTCTAATCAAGATAATAATGTCCCTAACAATGGTAATGATGAGGATAAACATTAGGAAGACGAAGATGAAGACGTAATCACTGCGTTACTTAAAGAACAAAACATTACCGACCGAGATAAAATTTAGTACGAGGATGAAAATGGATAGATTCAAGAATTACCTTTTGATTCTCTGCCATTAGAAGATTAGTTGAATATTTTAAAAGGAACTCGTGAAGATACTCATAATGATTCTGACGATCTTGATGAGGATGAGATACAACTAATCAATTATCTTCGTAATAACAATTTAACAACTTAGCAATATGCTGATTATATTGCTTAGGAAGCAGTTAAGAACTATCAGTAGGAATAGCCAGTCTCTTATAAAGTAGATGAACTTTCTGATGATGACTTATACTTACTCGATTTAAAGAGTCGAGTTCCAGATGTTGATGATGAGACAGCCGCTGCTGCTCTAGATTCTGCTAAACAAAATGAAAGTTTATTCTCTAAATAGGTAGAAGGTATTCGTTCTGAATATCAGCAAAAAGAGAAAGAATTAGCAGAACAAGAGTAGGCTCAAAAATAGGCTCAAGATTCTGAGCAACTTTAGTAGTTTCAAGAAGCTATTATTGGTTCCATAAACAACCTAGATTAGGGTAATGACTTTGCATTTAGTTTATCAAATGCTGATAAGTAGGAGTTATATAATTTTATGTTTTAGTAGGATGCTACTGGTATGAGCTATCTTAATAAAGCAATTAACGACCCACAAACTCTTACTAAAATGTCTTGGTATGCTCTTCATGGAGACGAAGCTATTGATAATATGCGAAATTACTACGAACATTAGATGACAGAAATTCGCCGTACTTCTTATGCCAAAGGTTTAGAAGATGGTAAAAGTGGTAAGAAGACCGTAATATTTGGTCCTAAAGAAACAAGAAAGACTGGATTGGTCTCTAAACCTAATAAATATAAAAATATTTACGATTTACAAGATTAATTAAATTATGTTAGTTGCAAATTTTACTACACAAGTCCCTACTATGGGTAATACTAGAACATATGAAGATTTCTATAAGTTCTTAGGTGTAAAACCTGCTCGTTTGGGAATTGTTGCAAATCTTTATCCTTAGAACACTGCTGAGTATTTAACCACTTCACTTAAAAATGTTATTTATAATAATACTAAGAGTGGTAACAAGTTCCAGCGTTTGAACTCATTAATGTATGAATATGAGATTCAAACTAATCAAATTAGACGTATTGAATTCGCTGCTGTACCTACAGAAGATGGTGCTAATGGTACAGAAATTACTTTTGCCTTTAAAGAAAATTACTATCAAAAGTATGACATCTTTATGATTGAAGAGTCTAGACAGCAAGTTATTTGTATTACTAGACCATAGAGACGTGCTGATAATTATTGGGAAATTCAAGGACGTTTAATTGATGATGATTACAGCTCAGTACTTGATAAGGATGCTTGTCAGATTGGTATGTTGACAAGATTCTAGAGTAACTCAATGCCAGAAATGCATGAAGAAGGTTACTGCAAATATCAGAGCAATATTTCACGTTTCCGTGGATACATTACTCAGTTCCGTAACGATGAGACTTACTCAGCATTGTATGCTGCTATGGAAGATACTTTTGTAAATATCTCTCAAGGTAAGGGTAATGGAGCTATGCAGGAGACTGTTTATAAGATGGACAAGAAGGAAAAAGTTCTGCTTGAGAACTTTATGTTCGTTAAGAATAATGGTCTGTTGTTTAATAAGAGTTCTATTGATAAGAATGGTAAGTCTACAATTCAAGACCCAACAACTGGTAGACCTATTTATATTGGTCCTGGTCTGATTCCACAAATTGAAGCTTATGCTGATAAATATGCTTATAATAAGATGACAGTAGATGTTCTTAACACTATTGTTACTACAATGGCATAGAAAGCTAATAATCCTAAAGGAAATAAGTGGGTATTTGTTATGAATGAAAAAGCTGATGCTGATATTACTACAACTTTGGGAGAATACCTGCAGAGCTTCCACACAGATGGAACATTCTTGTATTCTATGAAAGCTAATGATGAAGTAGAAGTTGGCGCTAAGGGTTATACTTCTTACAACTATCTTGGTAACACATTAGTATTCACTGTTGATAGAGCTTTCTCTCGTGAATATGGTAACGAGAAAGGATTTATTGCTTGTATTGATTTAAGTCCAGATGATTCTACTGGTAAGCCAGGTGTAGCACAATTCACTTTCAAGAATGGTGAGTTCATTCAGAATAAAGTGCTTGGTGTAGGTGGTGCAGATGGTTTATCTTCTGGAGAAGTTTCTAGTGCTATTGCTGCTAGTAAACTTATTGTTTGGGGTTATGGAGGTATTGGTGTATTTAACCCATACAAGTCCTTCATTGCTCGTGAAGTTTAATATAAGACTACGTTAGTTTTACTATAAATATAGTAAACAACAATTATTAAGATAAAAGTAGGCAGACTATTCTGCCTACTTATATTTTGTATTTGATAATAAGAATTAATATGACATAGGAATATAATGATAATATTGTAATTTTACGTAGTGTTTATAGTAAAGTAGGTTCTAATATTACTATAAATCCATGTAGAGATAAAGAAACAGGTTCTTTCCCTAGCTGCGTAAGAAGAGTGGATGATAGAGGAAATATGATTCTATCAGAATCTGATAAGGAAAATTTGAGTGCTGAAAAGGTTTATTTAGTAGCTGAAAATGCTAAAATTAAAATCTATGATGGTATTCAATTTAATCTTGAAAATATGAAAGATGCAGCTTTATGGGAATGTATTAAAAATTGTTCATATATTGCCCCTGACCGTTATGCTAAAGACGCTAATGGTAACTATTTAATTGATGGTACAATGGGATGGAAAAATCCTCATCCACGTTATGGTTTGGCAGAATATTATATTGAACATCCTGGACTTGATTCTGTACGTAGAGTTAAGAGAACAGAGACCTTGTCTAAGGCATTGAAATATATTATTGACGATAGTAGAGAAGGTCAAATTACTAGAGCTAAAGTTCTTGGTAAGAAGATGGATAATGTACCTAGTGCAGATATTACAGACTTCTTGATTCAGATTGCTATGAAGAATCCTGCTAAAATTATTGGTCTTTATGAAGATGCCCGTTCTAAGCTGCGCATTCTCTTAATTGATGCTCGTGAAAAGAATGTTATTATTGTAAAGGATAATTTACTCTGCTATAATGATAATGTTTTAGGTGCTACAGATGATACGGCTATTAATTGGCTATCAAATCCTGATAATGCTAGGTTAAAGGGACTAATTATGAGAGCCACTTATCCACAATTATATGTACAAGCTGACAACACTATAACTCCTAAAGACACAAAAGATACAAAAGATACAAAAGATACAAAAGATGCTAAACAAACTAAATAATAAAATTTAGTTATGACTGCAAGACAAATACTTGAATCTTGTTTAATTGAATTATCTAAATAGCACGCTCCCAGTATGCGTTTAGATGAATTCAATTATTATATAAATAAAGCTGTTAATCAATACATAAATAAACGTTATAATATTTATGATATTAATCAGCAAACTACTGATGATTTAAGAGTATTAAAAGCTACAGCAGTTCTTACTCCTAAAGCTTCTGACATATATACTACAGCAGGTATTACCGAAGTTCAGAGTGACGCTTTATATTCAAATGCTAAAAATCCTTATGGAGCAGTGTTTGAAGTAAATCTTCCTGACGATTATCTGCATATGCTTAATTGCATTTGTATATATACTTTAAAGAAGTAGCACAAGTGTTGGAATGCTAATTCTGATGTAGCTTTTGCTGCTAAAAGACTTACTTCTGATAGTTGGTCTACAATTATGAATGATTTTTATAATAGACCTCTCCCTTGGAGACCTTATTACTACATTCATAACGTAAATACTTCTGATAAGCTTCCTACAAATCCTTATGTAGCTCCTGAAAATAAAGGACTAGGTACTGGAACAGATGGTTCTAAGAAATAGGATTCCACTGAAGGAGTAGCTAACTTCACTAGAACTATTAAAATTGGAACTGCTGATTAGTCAGTAGTAGAGAAAAATGCACCATTTAGATATGGTAATAGTTCTACTGTTAGATGCGAAATTAGATATGGTCATGATACTTCAGTGTTTGCATTAACAAAAGTAGCAGTTGATTATATTAAAGCTCCATAGTTTGTTAGATTAACACAAGAATAGATGGATTTAACAGAGGATACTTCACAGATTATGGAGTTTCCAGATTATGTATGTCAAGAGATAGTAAACGAGTTGGTACATTTAGTTATGGAACACGACGGTGATCCTAGATTACAATCAAATATACCTATTTCACAATCTATTGCTTAGCCAGCTCAACAATAGGAATAGCCTCAATAGGCTCGTAGACAATAATTAAATTAATTTAAATTATGTTTTAGTTTACAACAACTACTGTAATTAATAGTGCTAAGGATTATACAAATCCAAGTGTGGACCTTTTTAAAGGAGACTCTAAGTATTTCGATGTAAAGAGAGTAAATAGATTTAAAGTAAAGAATATTCGTTCTGTTTACAAACAAGACCCAGTAGCTCAATCTAATGCTAAAGCTACTATAGATATGGCTAAAGTAAAAGAGACACTTACTACTAATAAAGCTACTAAAGGTACTTTCAGAGTAGAAATTTATGTACATTTAGCACAAAGTAATAATAACCCATTGTATTCTAATACTTGGGTTGTTAAAGGTCGTCCTTGGACTTTTGAGTTCTCAGCAACCTCTACTGAAGAAGCTGGAGATATCGTAGATAAGGTAATCAAAATGATTACTAAGTTTAAGTTGTTTACAATGGATACTGAACAGCTTAAAGCTACTAAAGAAGGTACTAAGTTGGTATTGACAGCACAAGACCCTTATCAGATTTTCTCTAAGGTAGAACTTCAATACTTTGATCCTAGTATTGGTACTACTACAGGATGCTGCACTCCTAGAGGTGAGTATGCTCCAGTTGAAAACTATGGAGTAACTGATGTAGCTACTATTACTCCTGGCAATGAAGGCTTTGGAACATTCGAGTGGATTATGCGTAATCTCAGACTCCCAACTGCTGAACAGACTAGATGGAATGCTCTTTATCAGGATGATAGACCTATGGTAGGTGCTACTTATACTCAATATACTTTAGAATACTGTGAGAATAGAGGTATTCTCGGTGGAGACGCCGTTGGTGAGGAAACTAAGAGTGTTACTACTCATATATTCTTCGTAAATCAAGCTGTTAAAGATCAGTTTGAAGCAGCTCTCACAGCCGCTGGTATTACAACATTGGCTCCTACAGCTGGTGCTGTAGAAGTTGATGCTGCTGCAAAAGCTAATCAAGTAGCAGCTGATTTAACCGCATTTAAGGCAGAAGTAGAAAAAACTTATGCTAAAAAAGTTGGGAGTAATTTTAACTAATTAAATAAGAGGCGAAGGCAGTATTGCCTCCGCCTTTTTTATTATATATGATATTAGACAAACTAGCCTCAGCTATTAGGAATGATGTTGTAGGAGGTCTTAGAGGATATCATACTAATATGTCAATGTCTTTAGATCAAATCAAAGATGACATTATTGATATGAGACTTTAGGTAATAAAAGAATATAGTTTAAAAGGAATATTACCTTATAAAGATTTACTCACTGAAATAAATTGCATTCCTGTAGATTGTAAAAATATAGAGAATTGTAGATGTAAAAAGGAATTTGGAACTCCTACTATGCATTTTGAAATACCTTAGTTATTAAATGACTATGGGGAGTAGGCTATATAGTATATAGGTTCTACAGATAAATAGTTACCATTTTTATGGTATACTTCTTTACCTTCATTTACTTATAGTAAATATAGAAGACGTAAAGTTACTAAACCTATGGTTTTTATAAACACTACTCCAAATGAGAATGGTATGTATGATTGTTGGGTGTTTAATGCTCCATTATTAAAAGAAGTTTCTGTCATAGCTATATTTAAAGATCCTAGACAACTTGAGAGATATAGTTGTTGTTCTTCTGAGACATTAGAAGATGATAATTTTAATTTTATTAATAATGAAATTAAATAGAGATTAACAAAATTAAAATTATACTATTATAGACAAGTTGCTCCACCAAACTTACCAAATAATCAAGAATATGCAGCTGGTTGATTTTCATTATCCATTAGTTCTTTTACACTAGATGTATGGTTTAGAATTAACTGAAGAAGATTACGAAGAATTAGCTTTAGTATGTTTTGAAACTATTGGAAACAAAAGAACTAGAGTTTATAAATATATAGGAAATATAGATTGCAATAACACTTTACCTCTTCCATGTAATTGTTATGAAGATGATATTGAGGCAGTATTATTTCCAGGAGAGGATTGGAATAGAACTACTAATAAAGATTCTTTTGGAGATTTAAATTCTCATTGGACTGAAGAATATATTGAAGCTTTTAAACATAATACTAATATATTATATGGGCATGGACATTTTGCTAAATTTTAGTATTGGGATCATGCCTTACATTTTGAAGATGCCGCAGGAATGCCTGTATTAGTAATATATCACGGAGAAATATTAGATGATAATGGACTCCCAGAATTAACTAATGATGAAGCAATAGCAATAGCTGATTATTGTGCATATTGGACATTATTTAAACGTTCTATAAGTACTAATAATCCTAATATAATGCAAATGGCTTAGCAAATAGAAGTTAAATTAAATAAACACTTAGATGCTGCAAGAGTGCCTAGTCATATTAATCAAAATGAAATGAATGAGATACTAGATGCCAAAGTAAGTTGGCATAGACACAGCTATAACAAATCAACTAAAAGACAATGAATTATGCTTTAGGTTATGCTTTTACTTTAAAAGATTTATATACTAAATTTCCATTTTAGAAATTAAAATTTAATGGGTGTTCTTTTGAAAATATATTTAAAACAGCTGATATGTGTATTATATGTTCTAGAATATTATGTTATTGTGTATAGTTAGTAATAACTGATATTATAAGAAATAATACTACATTCGTACTACCTACTGGGAAAAAGTATGCTGAAATATATGTAAGAAGAACTTCTCAAGAAGAATTTAAATATAGAAGATAGAAAGGTGGAGATTAGGATATTGATTTCTTAGAAACTAATTTTACTACTTATAAATTATCTTTTAGATGGATGGGAAAATATTTAATGAGATCTAAACCTTGTTATATAGGAACTTCTTTAAGAGATGAATTTATAAATAATATAAATAATGGTGTAAAATACTGTTAATGCAAGTAAAAACTTTAGATGATTATTATGAATAGGTTTATGCTAAATTTCCTTTCATTCCTCATTCTGATATATAGAGGATATTAAAATATGGATGGAGATATATTTATATAATTAATAGTAGAGGAGGAGATATACTTATCAATCGTCATGATTTTTGGTTTTATATGGGCAAAATATGTACCAATCCTCTACAGCATTTTTATAAATATTATAAGAAATTAGCATTTAAGATAAGAATGTTAAGTATCTGGAATAAAAAGAAATATGATGGTTATTATTATTTTGGTATAACCAAATAGTAGTATGAAAAAATAGAATAGTCTAAAAACTCTAGAGGAAGACCTAAGACTAAGTTTAATTATGGAAATGTAATACTTTATAAATATTTTGAGGAATGCAAAGTAGCACAACCTTCTAAATCCTATTTTTATAAAATTCCTTACCCTTTAGATGTTGGTAGTACTAGATACAGAGCTAACTTTATAAGTAAAGATGCTACACTGATATATCAAAGAAATCCTTTAAAATTTGAAGATTTATCAGTTACTAATACTAAATATGAATTTGTAAATGCAAGCACAAAATACATTCAACGAAGGGATGGTATTAGATAATCATCCATTAATGACTCCTAATACGGTGTTAACAGATGCTTTAAATGCTACTTTAGTTACTATGAATGGTAACGAAATGGTACTACAAAATGATATGGGTAATGCTAAAGTAGAAAATGCTAAATTACCTCCAGGATATATTCCTGTTGGAATGAAAGAATATGGGGGAATTATTTATATAGCTTGTTATAATCCTTTAACAAATAAAGGTTAGATAGGTTGTTTCCCGTCTCCTTAGAGATAGAAAACTGCTACACAAATATCAGAAGTAACTCCAACTTTTAAGTTCCCGGATGTTACTTATATAAAAGAAGAGAATGGTGAAGAATGGTATAAAATTAATAGTCTTTTAACTAAATGTGAGATATTCCCTAAAGGAACTATTATTAGATCCGGGGATAAGTTCTCTGTAGGACTACCTATATCTAGTATGTTTGGTACAGATAATATCGATTTTACTGGAGAAAATTTTATATCTAATTATAATAATGTAGAAAAGGGATTAGTAAAAACTCCAATGAATAGAATGTATACTTTTGGAGTAGCTACTTTGGATAATAATGGGCAATTACGTGATATTACTAATCAATTAAAACGTTATAAAGGAGGACAATAGATTTAGTTTTCTAATATTGACTCTGATTTATATAAATTTAATTGTGGATATTGGCAGAATGAAATATCTACAGAAGACAAGGATGGTTTGATATCTTCTGAGTTAATGGATTAGACAAGTATTTAGAGTAAGTTAAATACTTATAATAGTAAATTATTTGGTAGACTATTTTTATATGCTAAATATAACACAGTACAAAGTATTGAAGTCAGTGTAGTTGGTTATAAAAAATTAGATGATAATGACACTATTAATAATCCTATATATACAGGAACAGATAATGATTATTCTGACGTTGAATTACCTTTAATATAGAATTAGAAATATTTATAGATAGATTCTAAGATATTATTATTAATTTATGTAAATTACAAATATAATTGTCCTGATGGATCTAAAGCTTTAAACTCTAAAAATTTAGTAGAACCTTTAGAAGGTTATGAGTATTATTTTGATAAAAATGATCAAAGTATTATTAGAGGTATTCAATTTATTATAGACAATAATTCAATCTATAATTTACCATTTGCAATTCCTAGTGACTATAATAAAAATTATAATTTAGGATATGGATATCCTTTGTATGATAAAATTACTGATATTTACTCATTTTCACAAGTATACGCTTTACCATTAAATACTACTAATAAAATTTCTTGGGAAGCTTACCCAGTAACTTATTTTTATGATAAGGGTTTTAAATTCGGAGAAATTCCTGATGAAAATATTTCTGGAGAATTAAATCCAGATAACATAAATTCTGGAAAAATGGAATTAAATGCTTGGAGATATTATATAAATAATGATAGAGTATTATTAACTTGGGGATTTGAATCTTACCCTAGAGAAAATGATATTATCTCAGAAGTTTCATTTTCTTTTTATGATGTAGCTTATAATACTTTAAAATGGAAATTCTTCACTAAAGAAAGAATAAGTTATAATGGAGAATTTAATGAGAATTTTGATATTTCTAATTTTATTAGTAATAATTCTAATTATAATGATTCTGTTATACCTAATAAATTATTTTATGTAGATATTTCCTGGAAGTATAACTCTCAAGAGAAACATACTTATAGATGGATGCTTATAACTGGATTATACAACCCATCATATTATGGAAATTCTGAATATCCAATAATTAAAGATTATGATTCTTTTTTAGATTGTTACTATACATTAGATAATAAAAATTATATATATAATACTAAGGTTTAGCCTGAGTATTTGCCAGTATGTACCGAATCTAATGCCAGTGTAATCGATGAACAAAACACGCCTATTATTGCAGAATTAATATCTAACAAAAAAGATTATAAAGGTTGGACAGAAGCTAAGGAATAGGATAATATAAAAGATAAATTAAAAATACCTAGTAATTATTTTAATTATAACATATTTTATAGTTTCAGTAATACTCAAATAAGCAATATTCCAGAATTATTTTAGACAGGTGATAAAATATTTACTAATATTGATGATAAGGTCCATTAGTTAACTTAGGGTTATAATTTTAAAAATACTTCAATAAAAGCTAATATTAATTATTTAACAAATTAGGATTACCCTATTAATATAAATGTAGAATCTAGTATGTTAGATACAAATTCTACAAAGGTTGGTATAAAATCAAATACTATAACAATTGATTATAATAATACTAAATCATCTATAAATTCTAACATAATTACTTCCACATTTACTGGAAAAGCTGAGACAACTTATGAAGCTAAATTAGGAAAATCTAAAATAACTAAATTATCTCCATTAAGTTAGCATAAAAATTTTTAGGATTTATTAATTCCAGATGGTCAATACCATATATCAAATTCTTATTCCATATACGGCAGATCTGAGACTACAGGTTATGATAACTCTGAGATATTAATTAGAGAAATTAAAAAGTATGACTCTGTCGGAGACTATACAGGATTAGTTGGGGCATAGGGTAAACATGATGATACAGATATTTCGACTACTTGTAATTGGTTATAGTATGGTTGGTTTGGAAAAACTAAAAAAACTTATGGAGTAAAATTACCAGACACAATTATAACTATTTTAGATTATAGCAATAGAAATGTTATAGCTATATGTGGTTTAGACTATAAATATGATTCTAGTTGGTAGGGATCTAATGGTTAGTACTTAAAAAAATTAAAACCTAAAGATGGATATTATATACCTGACACTAAATCGCCGGGAGTTTATCCATATAGCCCAGTACTTCTTGTAAAAGATATTACATAGGGATATGCTTTAATTAATTTATTTGGAACTAAAGGATCTTATACTAATTCAAGTGGCGATGTATCTCCTAGTAAATAGAATTATAAAGATTACACTAATGATAATTTAGAAGTAATTTTCAATGCTTTAAATAATTATTTTACATCTTTAAATGAGGAGTCTACAATATTTATTCCTAATAAAGACATTAAAAGTGCCGGCTTAATTACAGCTGCTATTACTATAAACTTATCTTTAAAATTTAATAAAAATTCTATTGATGCTAGTTTTAATGAATACATACAGAATACATTTAAAAATGATAAATTGTCAGCTTTAATTAAACCAAATATTTTTGTAAAAGATAGTAGTACTATGGAAATACCTATTATAGAAATACCTGACATAAAATAGGATATTTTAGATTTACAAAATAATATTTCAGTATGTATAATAAATGAAAATTAGATATATACTCAAACATCTTCGGGACAATCTCTTATACCTGGAAAAGTTTATAGGTTAGATACAGGTAAAATTTATCAAGACTCTAATTTTATTATAAAAGATGATTAGATTTATGCTAATAGTATTGCTAATAATTTACCTAAATCTATATATGGATATTGTTCTCGTGTAAATGATAATGAAACTGCAACCTTTACATTTGAAGGAATTCCATATATTAATCTTATTAATGCCCCGAAAAATTCTCAAAAATTAGTATAATGGATATTACTATTAAACCTTTTTTATACCAATTAAGTAACAAAGGTTATATGGCATGGGAGTATAACCCATTTCATAATTTTAGAATCACTGATACTAAAACTTCTATTAATAATAAAGTATTAATATATAATATAAAAAATCAATTTAATATTAGTATTAATACATTAAAGTTTAAATTAATAAGAGCTAGTAGTCAAATAGTTTATGATTTAAACTTTCATACTAAGGAAGATTTAAAATGTTAGAGTATGTCAGATACTTCTCAAATGCATATAATAGAATCTGTCCCATGTATGAAATACACCTATTGTTATTTAGATAACACAGGAAATATAAATGAATAGATATATATTACTGAAGAAGTATTTTTTAATATAGATACTTGTTAGTATTCATTTCCTAACAGATATATTTTTAATTCTGATTCTTATATACGATTAAATTCTTCTCAAGTATTGCCTAATAATGTTAGTTCTATAAGTGATTTATATAATTGTAAATTTAATATAAACGAACAACATAAAGTAGATTCTAATATTTTATATACTTAGATAGATTCTGAAGAATCTAGTAATGTAGAAGCTGGAAGTATTGTAGACTTAGATACTCCTTTATTAAATTTTGACTTAGAACATCCAGTTACTATGGATATATAGCCATCTTATGATGGCACTGTAAATGTCATTTTTAATGATAATAAAAACGTTCCTAGGTTAATTAATTCTAGATTTTCTACTACAGAATTAAATACTTACGAACTAGTTGATAGAGTTGGAGATAATGATACTAATATTTATGATTAGGATTCTTTTGATTTAGACTCTTCTTTGTATAAACGAATAAATAGTATTCCTACAGTTAAATTTATAGGAGTAAATTCTTCCGGACAATTAAAGGTAGGAAATTATAACTTTTATTTTAAATATTCTGATGCCGACGGTAACGAAACAGACTTTGTTGCTGATTCCGGGGTAGTGGCAATATTTAAAGGTAATGATTGCGACCCATTTTCTATTGATGGGGGAATTAGTGATGAAAATGCCTTTAAAACAGTATCATTTTAGCTCAATAATATCGATTACAGCTATAACTATATAACTGTTTATTATACTAGAAATACTGGAGATAGCTATCAAACTAGAAGTACTAAAGCTTATAAAATAAATGATAAGTATATAGTTAAACATTAGATTTGTACTATTAATGTAACTGGTTTAGAAGATTCTACTGAAATACCTATTTCAGAAATTAATAATTAGTTCTTTTAGGCTAGTAAAGCTAAGACTAGTGCTCAATGTTAGAATAGATTATTTTTAGGTAATGTAACTAAACCGGATATTCCGTATAAAGATTTATCGGATTTAAGTTTACGAATGCTTCCCACTTTAGAAAAACAAGATTCTAAAAATATAATAGGATAGGTAGATTATGATTATCAAGATGATAGTAGTATTACTAATAACTATGAATATTATAATACTAAAAATATATATTATAATGTAGGCTATTGGGATAATGAAATATATAGACTTGGAGTAGTATATATAATGTCAGATAACTCTTTATCAGAAGTATTTAATGTCAGAGGAGGTAACAATATTTATGATATTAACAGCTACACTACTGTAAGCAATTCAGAAATAAATCCTGAAAATTTATATGATGATACTGGTCAAAGATAGTATATAACTGTCGATGAAGATACAAATTGTATACATGGAGGAAAAGACTTAGAAAATGCTAAAGGAGTTGTAAAATTCAAATCTACAAATGAAAATAATACTGATGAATATTTATACTTTATAAAAGTTTTGGTGCCTACAGTAGTACTTAAATATTTAAAAAATACTTATGATATTAAAGGATTATTTTTTGTAAGATAGAAAAGAAATCCAACATTATTAGCTTAGGCTTTTACTATGCCTTACGATTAGGAAGCTCAATGTCCTGCTATTAAAGCTGAAAATGTTTATATAGAATCTTTCTTAAATTAGCAAACACCAAAACTCCCTAAACCTTCAAATTTAATAGAATTTTTAAAAAGAACTATAGATAGTAATTATTCCAGAAAATTATCTAATGAGTACGATAAACATTTATGCTTAATTAGTAACTATAATAAATCTTCTAATATATTAACTGCTATATGTCCTGAATTTATGCTAAACTAGTCTCGGTTTAATTCATTATTTACTGGAACTAATTATATAATAAAGGGGGATAATCATTCTTATGAAGATTTATAGTGGAAAACTACTAATCATAGATTATATTATCCTAAAATTGCCTCTAATAACCAAAAGTCTTTAAAAATTTCTGCCAAAATTATATCTGTAACTGATGATGTGCCTTCAGTAGCTATAGATGAAACTATTTTTAGAAGTAAATTAGGAGATGCTGAAGAAGCATATTAGTTTAGATATATTGAATCCAATAAAAGGTATGATAGTAATGCTACAAACTTAGTACGAGGTATCTATTCTCCTTATTTAGGCATAAAATCTAATGGAAATATTTTATATAATTCCATAATAAATATTTATATTCCAGGATATTCAGAATCTTAGATGACTAATTATTTTGCTATACGTTATGATGACAATACTGCTTACTATTCAATAGGAGATAGAATTGATATAAATACTGCTATACATGATTGGAAACACTTAAATGATATTATAGATAATCCTTATTAGTATACTACTTTAGCTAGAGGAGACTGCTATTTATGCACATTTACTCATAGATTAAATCGTAATTTTGCAGATTCTTCTAATCCTTATAATGATGAGATATTAGATGAAGATACTTGGAAAAATAATTACGATGCTAATAATTCCGAAAAATTATAGAGAATAAATAGAGGAGATGTAAATGCTGTATAGCTAGGTAGTTGGATTACCTTTAAGTTAAGAAGTTCTACTAACTTATCAATACGTTCTATTGATGAAAGTAATATTAATGAAAAAGGTATATTTGGTAGACCTAGAGCTTGGTATCCATATTAGTAGGATTTAATTTCAGGCAATAATAAAATACCAGAATCTTATTTATATAATGATGGTTTAAGAAGCACTTTAAATGAGAAATATTATTTTAATGTTCCTGAAGTACCATATATAAAAAATATTTATTAGAATCGTATTATATATTCTGATATATCTATAAATGACGCTTATAGAAATGGTTATAGAGTATTTAAATCTACTAACTATGTAGACTATACTAAAGAATATGGTTCTATTATAAAATTAGTACCTATGGGGTCTAGTCTCATATGTGTATTTGAACATGGTGTAGTACTTTTACCAGTAAATGAGCGAATACAAACTGGTGAAGGAGATGGTGGGGCAATTTTTATTAATACTAAAAATGTTCTTCCTGAAAATCCATAGATAGTACTTTCAGATATGATAGGTTCTTAGTGGGCTGAGAGCGTCGTGAAGACTCCATATGCAGTATATGGGGTAGATACTGTAGCTAAGAAAATTTGGAGGACTGACGGAAAGAATTTAGAAACAATTTCTGATTTTAAAGTAAATAAATTTTTAGTAGATAATTTGTCATTATCTGAACGAGAGACAACTCCTATTATAGGAATTAGAAATGTAAAAACTCATTATAATGCTAATAAGAATGATGTAATGTTTACCTTCTATGATTAGAAATATGGATTTGAAGATAAAGCTTGGAATTTATGTTATAATGAAATTACAAAATCATTTGTAACATTTTATTCATGGCTACCGTCTTATTCTGCCAATATAGATAATATTTTCTTTACCTTTGATAGAAGTGTATCTAAATATATAGCAAAATTAGGATTGAATGATATGATGAGTAATAGCAAGAGTGGTTTAATTGTTAGTGCTAACATCTTACCAGTTAATTCTTTAGGAAAAAATATGAATGTAATAATGCCTATAAAAGGTATATATGATAGATACATACCAGAAAATATAGGATAGACAAAAGTTACTCTAGAAATTTTACCTGGTTTAAATCATTCTGAAAAGTATGTGCAGTTTTAGTATTTTACTCAAGAAGGAGGCTCCACAGTAAGTAAATCATCTATGATATTACCAAATGTAAATATTGATTCTAATGGTAATATTGAAGATGGAAAAGCTTATATAGAAGTTAAAATAGCTAGTATAATAGCGGAATGGGATAAACGATAGTCAGAGGAAGAGAAAAATAACGTAACGACAGATAAACGAGAATATTTAGTTCCTTAGGATATTTCTTAGGCTGGATTAAGTAGCTATTATAAAATATATAAAATCTTAAATGATAAATTATTAGCTATTAATATAAGAGCTACTTTAGGTACTGAATAGTCAGGTTCTACAAGTACTTTTAATAAAGCTACTTTAATTAATAGTGGTTATTATGATTTTACTTTGTATTTTACATTCTCAGAATTTTTCTATAATAAATAGGAAACAGAAGTTACTAAAAAACTTCCAGCATTTTTAACTAATTTTTGGAAACATGGATAGGCTGGCATAATAGATACTCAAGAACATATTAAACCTTGTTATTGGTATAATAAACAACACCCATTTGAATTTGAATTTGTTGTAAAAGATAATTCTATAAAATAGAAAATTTGGGATAATTTACAAATTATATCTAATAAAGCTGAGCCTGAATCTTTTCATTTTGAAATTAATGGAGATAGCTATGAATTTAGTAAAGATAAACCTAATATGTGGTATAGATAGGAATTAACTAAAAATACCTATCAAAAACTAGGTTCAGATATTACTTATGATCATTTATATAATGATTCTAAAAGAGGAGTAACTCCTTAGCAGTATCCTAAATCTACTATATTCCCATTATATTATAATAGATTAGATTCTGTTAATGAGATAGAAGATTATTATCATTCTATGCGTTCTCCTTCAGATAGAGATTACTCTAGACTTTCAGGTTCTGAAATAGTTAGATATGAGGATTTAAATTAGTATAATATTTCTACTCATATTAAAAACTTACCTATTCCTAAACATGGAATAATAAAAGGTAATTCTTATTATTAGGAGGATGAGTGGTATATTTAGATACCTTCTATTAATATTGCCCAAAAGAATGAGGCTATTTGGAAAGATGGTAAACCACCTATTGTATTAAATTGGATTCCTAATGATTTGGATAAAACTGAAATTAGTGATGAAGATTTGCCTAATACTTATAACTTAGGAAATGTAGATACTACAGGATGGACTTATCGTTAGTAGATTCCTATGAAAGATAAATATATAAAAATAAAGATAAGATATACAGGAAATGACTTAGCTATCATTACTGGAATATTAACAACATATAGACTAAGTTATGTATAAAAAAATTAAAAAATTTGAATTAGGGGGAGGCACTGGATAGTCTCTCCCTAATCCTACTTCTTCTTTTAGTCCTAATCTTGCATCTATTACAGCTTAGCAGAATTTATAGTTTAGTACTCCTGATATAGGTTCAATGGCTAGTAATTAGTTTTCTAATTTTTCTTCTAATATTACTGGTTATAGTAATGTCCCTCAGACAATAACATCAGAGTCTGGATTTACTAGACCTGATATGAAAAATATAAATCTTCAATAGATGGAAGCTTATACAACTCCATCATTTGGATAGCAATTAGGAGCTAATATATAGAATTATGCAACTTCTTATGTTATTAATAGATTAGGAAATTCTATTGGCTTAGAAAGTCCTATTAATGGACTAACTAGTGGACTTACTAATTCTAATGGAGTTGCTACTAGAATGATTGGTGGTGCAGCTAATTCTGCTTTAAAAAATGTTGCTGTAGGAGCAATTGCAGGTGCTGCAAAAGCTGCTGGTAAATCTTTAACTACGGCAGCTATAGGCTCAGGGTTAAAAGCTGGAGCTAAAGGAGCTTTATCTTCTATGGGAAGTGCTTCTGGTATTGCGGGATTAGCTAATGCTGGTATTTAGGTTGCTTTTGGTAATTAGAGAAAAGCAGGTTGGGAAAACGCAGTAAATACAGTAGGAGGTATAGCTTCTATGATTCCTGGAGTAGGATGGGGATTAGGTGCAGGTTTAGCTGCCTTTAATCTTATCGGAGGTCTTACAGGAAAGAAAACTATAGCTGCTACTGGTAAAGATTGGCAATCTAGACAAGCTCAAAGTTCTGTAGCAGGAGGTTATGGTGGAGCAATGGAAGATATTGCAGACGCTGAATCTAGAGAAGGTTCTTACAGCGGATGGAACTCAGGTGCTAGAAGAAGAGCTAATAGACTTATTGCAAAAACTAATGATTGGAAAGATACCATGTGGGATTGGGCTCAAAGGAATGATTTAAATGATATTAGAAGTAATCAAATGAATTCTATTAATAATAATTAGTACTAGACCGATATAAGTGGAGGTTATGATTTATCTAACTCAGGCAGAATGTTGGTTGCTAAAGAAGGAGCTAAATTATTTGATTCTTATAAATCTATAAAAGAATACACTAAAAGAATAAAGTCAGCAAAACAAGGTTCTAAATTAGTAAAAGAAGAACCTAAGGTAGAAGAGTTTATTATAGATAAAGAATTAGAAAGATATTATGATGATCCATTATTCTCTACCAAATCTAAATATAATGATAATTTTCATTAGGGAGGAAGTTGGTCTGAAGATGGTAAAACATTTACTCCTTCTGAATTTTCTTTATTTAATTTCACACAGGAATAGATTGCTGAAGCATTATCTAAAGAATTCCCAGAAGCTTCTTTAAATATTACAGATGAGGTAAGAGCCTTTAAAGAAGGAGGAAAAGTTAATTCTAGAGATATGAATGTTATTCCTGAGGGAGCTTTACATGCTAGATTAAATCATATGGATAATGAAGATTTTACTAAAAAGGGTATTCCAGTTGTTGCTAAAGATGGTGATAAACTAGAATAGACCGCAGAGATAGAAAGAAACGAGATAATTTTTAATTTATCAGTGACTAATAAACTAGAAGAGCTAATGAAAGATGGTTCTGCAAAAGCTGCATTAGAAGCAGGTAAATTATTAGTTGAAGAAATTCTTCATAACACTATAGATAACACTGGACTAATAAAGGAGGTAGAATAATGGCAGAAATAAATAATAAAGAATCTAACTTAGTAGATATTACTATAGGAGATAAAAAATATAAAGTAGAAATTGCTGATACTCCTGAAAAATAGGAAAAAGGTTTAATGGGTCGAGAATCTTTACCTGAAGATTAGGGAATATTATTTATATATGATGAACCTCAAGACTTATCTTATTGGATGAAGGATACTCTTATTTCATTAGATATAATTTTTATAGACGATGATATGGAAGTAGTATCAGTTAAATAGGGGCAGCCAATGTCCGAAGAGCCTATTACTGAAAATGACGTCCAGTATGTTCTTGAAGTAAATAGTAATTCAGGTATTGAAGAAGGAGATTAGCTAGTAATAGAAGATTCTGATGATAGTGAATATTCTATGCATGTTCTTTTCCCTGACGGATCCACTCAAATGAATTTAAAAGGAGGAGAACGTATTGTAAGTAGAAGAGAAACTAAGATTCTTATAAAGAAGGCTAAAAAAGCAGAAGCATCTAAGACTGATGGAGCCTATCGAGCACTTGGTCGATACATCTTTAAAGTTTTAAAACGTCAAGATTCTAGAGAACCTGAATATGTGGATAGCCCAAAAGATAAAGATAACACTGATGAATAATTTAACGTTATAATTATATAATAATAGTTTTAGTTATTATTATTTTGTACGAATAAAACTGTGTATATAATTATAAAAATGAAGTTTAATCAATAATTAATTATGGAATATAAGTTTATTAAAAAGTTTTAGGAAGGTGGAGCAATGCCTCCACAAGGCGCACCTCAGGGTGCAGAACAAGGTGCTCCAGAGGAATAGGGTGCTGGTGCAGAACAAGATCCAATGACTATGTTGTTGCAAGCAGCAGCTTAGGCTTTGTAGAATCAAGATTGTAATATGGCTATGCAAGTGTGTCAGGCTTTGGTACAGATGGCTCAACAAGGTCAAGGTGGTGCTCCAGAAGAAGCAGGTCAGCCAGTATACCGTAAGGGAGGAAGACTTGTACGTAGAATTAAGAAATAATTTAATGTAAAAAATTAATAGGGGAGCATCTTTTGGTGTTCCCCTTTTTTAATTTATGGCAGAAAAGAATATAAAAATTTCGGGAATAGGTGATGTAACTCGTGCAGATTTTGTTAGAGCAATTACTGACCCAGATAAATTTAAAGAATTTGCTGACTAGTAGGGATGGGGTAATAAACGTCGTCAGTTAGCTTGGAATTCTTTACATAATTATGCTCAAGGAGTATAGAATGGTGAAATAAATGAGATAAATGACATGCACTAGATAGTTGATGATACTGGTGTTAGAACTAACAAACAAGAAAAATATAATTGGATAGGGAGTAAGTTTGATGCTAATGGAGCAACTGCTGCCTTTATGAATTAGATAGCTAAAGGTATGTAGACTGCTTCTAAACCTGCTGATAAGTCTTTAAAGAGTATACCTAGTGTTACTTCATATTTAAATCAATAGTGGTTTGGTAGTAATAATCCTGATTGGGAATTATTTTAGAAAAATGATACTTTAACAAATGGAGTATATGGCATCGCTAACAGAAGTGCTAAAATAAAAGAAGGATTAACTAAATATAAAAATGAATTAACTACTAATGGTGCTTAGTATAATTGGGATGGAGTTGATAAAGATGCTCTTTATAAAAATCTCGATGCTGCTATAGCTTCTTCTAATGTAGCTACTTATGCTCCATTAGGTATTACTTCTGATTATATTGGTAACGCTTTAGCTACTAGAGATTTAAGTACTACTTAGGAACAATCTTCTGAGAATGATCAAGCTTCTGCTAGTTAGAATTCAAATTCTGAAGGAATAACTGATGAACAATTACTATCTTTAGAAAGTAATAAAGATTTAGCAAACCTAGCTTAGGCTAACCCAGCTAAAAGAGCTGAATATATAGCACAAGCTAGAGAACGATTAGCTAATCAAATTATCTTAAGTGAATAGGAAGCTCAAAGAAATACTAGAGCTTATCAAGATAAAATAGCAGCATAGAAACAATAGTAGTATAATTAGGAAATGCTCAACTGGTATAATTCATAGACATTTAGACCTGAATATACTGCACAATTAGGAAGTTCTTATGTCGGAACTCCAGGAGGAAAGGATCCTAGTATCTATTTAGATAGTTTAAATTTTAGTGATAAAGACTTTGAAATGAATAGTCCTAGAACTATTTCTGCAATAGCTACTTCTACTAAATTTAAAAAACCTGAAATACGTACTGTTAAAACTAATCTTGGAAATTAGACTGTAACATTAAATAACAAATTAGATGTATTAGCTTATATGTTATAGTTTAATGCTAAATATAATCCTAATTTTAAACGTGATTTTACAGATGTATCAAGTGCTGCAGGTAAATCAGCAGGTTCTATATATAGAATAAATGCTCTTAAAGGAGCAGATGGGTCTTATGTTTATGTAAGAAAGAATGGCAATAATTATGAATTTTATCGTTCTAAACCTATTGACATCTTATATAAAGAACATTTAGCTAGAAAGCATAAATTAGGAGGTATTATTACTAAATTTTAGCAAGGAGGAGCTGCTGCATATATTGCTCAACGTAAATAGCGGTAGTAGCAAATTCAGCAAATGAAAGAAAAACAAATTCAATCTTAGCCACAACAAGTTCCTTTTGGCAGGTCTTCAGTAAAAAGTATGGATAAAAATACTAATACTCTTACTACTGCTGATAAAATAGCTATTGGAGCAGCAGCTACTGATTTTTTAGCTTCTTTTACTGCTAATCCTATAGCTAATGGTGCTGGAACTATCTTAACTACAGGAGCTGATTTAGCTAGTGATATTAGTCATGGAGCATCTCTTGGACAAGCTGCGGGAAATGCTGCTATGAATTTAGGAATGGGCTTAATAGGATTTATTCCTGGATTAGGCACTGCTACTAAAGCTAAAAAATTAAAGAAAATATTATAGGTTTCTTCAGGAGCTATTCAAGCTTATTTTATTGCTAATAACTTTAAAGAAGGAATTAAATCTTTAGATAAACTACGAGATGGATCTGCTACAATACAAGATTATAAAAATCTTATTTATGGATTATAGGGAGCTAAGGGTGCTGTTAGTTCTATGGCAAATACAATTAAGCGTAGAGGAGCAGCCAAAGTAATAAAAGAATTGCCTGATAAATTTAATGCAGGAGAAGCTAGATATACTTTTAAAAATAATGGAAAAGAAACTCAAAGATTAACTCAAGCTCAAGTAAAAGAACTTTAGGAAAAAGGTTCTGAAGGAGTTTCTGATGGAATTAAATAGTTACTTAATGGAGTAGCTGTAAAACCTTCTAAAACAATAGAAACTAAATTAGGTATTAGTTGGACTAAGAAACAAAAACCTATTGAATATCAATACAAACCTAAAGGAGAAATATAGAAATTACTAGATGATTTATAGATATAGTCCTAGAAATCTAGTATGTTGAATCCTGGTAGATAGGATTATTTATCTATGACTTCTGAACATAATTGGTCTTTACCTAATATATCTATAGGTCTTGGTAAAAATAGTACTAAAGAAGTAATTAAAAGAGCTAAACAACTTTCTAGACCAAATATTGTTGAAGGAACTCCTCAGGCTAGTCCAGTTGCTAATAGCCATTCTAAACCTGAAATTACTCCAACAGTTGCTAATCCTGTTACTATTACTAGAACTCCTCAATATTCATATACCACAGGTAATATTTAGCCTTCTTTTACCCCATATTTTTCAAAAGGGAAAACTTACTTATTTGAACCTAGTACTAAACCTTAGAGTACCTCTGTTAATAACTCTAATAAACCAACTTAGAGAAATAATAAAAATAACAAGAAAAAATCTAAAAAGAAACGTAAACATTTAGATGGAGGAGTATTATATGATTATGAATTCTTAAAATCTGTTCACGCTTTTAAACAAGGCGGTGTTATTAAAGCCCAAGGAGGTGTAAAATTAAATAATATATGGGCAGGTAAAAATTAGGATTATGGTTATAATACTTATCTAAATAGAATTTTTGGTAATTAGGATGTTTTATCTTGGATGAGAACTCATTATGTAGGAGATGATGCCACTAAATAGTATGCCGATTATGTGATGAAAAATGTTAATGATCGTAATACTTATGGTGTAAATAATTACAATAATGATTCTACATATGTTGCTAATAAAGGTATTAACACTTTTAATACTGGCTATTAGAATGCAGGTAATACTTTAAATTATACTTTATTTGGAAATAATACTAAAGATTATACTGATAAAAAAGGAGTTGCTTATGGTTTAATTAACTTTACTAGACCTGATAAGGCTTTAGCTACTGGTGATAGTTATAATGCTAATCCAAGTAAGGCTTATATAGATAATGCTTTAGGTTTATAGACTTATTCTCGTGTAGCATCTTTAACTGATTCAGGTATAAAAGCTGGAGGTTTTGGAGATTGGGGAAAATATTGGAAAGAACAAGGTAATACTGGAGCTTATTATTATATAGCACCAGGTGATACTTCTGGTAAAGGTCAATGGATTCCTACAAAGGATAAAACTTTAAATGGTTATCAAGATTTTGAAGCTGCCCCACAAGAAACTCCTAAAAAGGATGGTTCAGTAACTACTCCTGGTATTGGTAAGAAATCCATATTTGATAAAGGTAAAGAATACTTATCTAAATTAACAAGCAATCCGGGTAATCTTTATAATGCAGTTGAAACTGGTAAATATTTATTAGCTAATAAAGCTACTAATGATATATTCAAAATAAAAGCTCCAAATTATGTTATCTCTCCTAAGCATACTAGTTATCAAGTAATGGATAATTTAGCTTAGTAGAATGCTTATCATAATAAAGCTGCTGAAGCAATGAATTAGACTTCTAGACCACTTACTTCTAGTGGTTAGTTGTAGACCGCTGCTTAGCAAGAAAGTATGAATAATGCTAATAAGTTATATTTACAAGGTAACGCTGAAAGAAATACTTGGTTAGAAGGATAGAAACAGCAGTCTTATAAAGCAGGACTTTACAATATGGAAAGTGCTGTTGATACTGCTAATGCTAATGCTCAATAGGCATATAAAACTAGAATGCTTAATGAATATCAAGACCCTAGAGATAGAATTAGAGGACTTGCTACTAATAGACAAAATTGGATTAATGCCTTAGAGAAATTTAACGTTATTGACCCATATGTTGAAAGAAAGAATGCTTAGTAGCAATATGGTTTAGCTAAAGCTTAGTGGGATTACCAAAATGACGCTGATGTTTTAGCAGCTCAACAAAAATATTATTAGTTATTACGCCAGCATTAGAATGACTTAAACTTTAATGCTTAGGATACTCCTGAATATAGAGCTTTAGTGGAGGCATAGAAGAAGGCTGGAGCAAATTATTATAACAATATGTATTAGGTATATGGTATTAGTAATCCTGGATTTAAATACAAAAAAGGAGGTAAATTTGAAGATATATCAAAGTTTAATACTAAAGAATTTTATAATACTATAAGACATAGTATTAATACTGCTACTAAATAGAGTGGGGATTTAAGTAAACTCATTAATACTTTATTTAAAAAGAGTAATAAGAAATGAATTTAAAAATACAAAAATTTGCAGAAGGGGGAACATCCTCCTCTGCATTTTTTTATTAGCCTTTAGCTATGGCTACAACTGGAGTAGAAGCTGAGTCAGATACTGCTAAGTTGATAAAAGCTATGACTGCCGCTAATAAAAAATCATCTAGTGATGAGGATAAAGGAAAGATAACAGATAAAGATTTTCTAGGATTATTAAAAGATATAAATGGTCTTCCTAGTGATATCTTAAAACTATATACACAAGCTCAGAACTTTTGGGCTGATCCAACAAATACAGGAGATACAAATTATTCAAATTTTGCTTAGATGTTAACTAGAATATCTTTATAGGCTAAAATAGCTAAATTTAATAAAGAAGTTTGGGATAAATCTAGAGATACTATGTTTACCAATCATTCAGAAAATGAAATGGCTATTACTGATTAGGGAGGAGTTGTAATACAAACTAGTGATGGAGGAATAGATACTATTTCTGTTGAAAAATGGAAACAAAATCCTTATGTTTATAAAACTCTTACTAATGCAGATATAATGGAATTAAGAGCTTAGAAATTGCCTGGAGATAATTCTATTCTTAATATAGTAAATGGCAGTACCAGTGTAGAAGCCATTACTAATAAATTATAGAAAATATTAAGTAATGCCCAATCTAGTAGTGTTTCTTCGTATATTAGTACCGATGGTTTTAATACTAAGTCTGGATTAACAGTACTTAAAGGATTATTATAGAGAGGATTAGATCCAACTACATTAACTATGCCAGGAGTATATAAATATACTACTAAAGAAAATGCTGATTAGGTAGCTAATTTATTACAGTATGCTTGGGCGTCTTTATCCACTAAAGAATAGACCCTACTAACAGCTAGAGCAGGAAAAAATAAAAAAGGAGTAGATTATTTATTAAAATTATTAGCTACTGGTAATACTTCATTTAATACCAATATGGAATATTAGGATTAGTTAAATCCTGATGGTACTAAAAAAGATGCTAAAACTGGAAAAAGTGGTAGTAGTTCTGAATCTCAAGAGGGAGATTGGGAAGAGAAAGCAGAAGCTAATCCTGCATTTATGATATAGAATGGTATTGGAGGTCAGGATAGCACATATCAATTTATGCCAGATTCTTCTAGTACTATGATGACTTTATATGGTTAGAAATATGGAGACATTAAAGATGTTTAGGATAAAAAAACTATATAGAGTACTAGTTTGGCAGATATGCTTAGTAGATCAGGACTTTAGGGAATAAGTGATACTAGAGCTATCTATTTTGGTGATAAAAGAATTGATGATCCTGATAAACTTAAAGATATAGTTTACTTAAATTAGGGTGGTATGAGAGTAAATTTACCAGCTAAATCAGATAATTATGGTAATAAAGTTCCTGATTTTGAATTAATTCCCAAATATGAATAGGCTATGAAGGAAATTAGAAATATTTAGACTACAGACCCTAAAGCTTATCTTATTAGAGAAGCATAGATTCTTAAAAAGTATGGACTAGGTGATTTAGTTGATTCTAAAGGATTCCCTAATAAAGACAGATTTGGAGCTTTCCTAGTAGTTAATGGACAAGCGTCTTCTGATGCTGTTGGAAATCCTACATTAGCTACTACTGTAAATAATATGGATTCAGATTTTGAGAATATGTCAAAAATACTATATCCTGATGGTAAAGGAGGAGCTTCTTAGGAAGTTAGTGGCTCATCTGCCGCTCCTTTTGGATGGTTTAATAGTAATATTTATAAAGCCCCAGTCTATATTCCATTAGATAATAATCCTGTATCTACTATGATATTAACTGGTAAAGTAACCCCTAATATGCTTAGTGCTATGGAAGGGTTATATAGAGCACAAAATGTTCCTATTAATAATACTAGCTCTAATGTTTTAAATAATTAATTATGTTAAATAACGATTGGATAGTTGCCAATATAAATAATCCCGATTATAGTACAGAAATGTTCAAAATGAAAGGGATAGATACTGATAATACTTAGATGTTAAAAGAAGAAAGTTATCTTAAATCTAATTTTATCATAAATAATCCAGCATTTGCTGATAACAATGGTAATTTTAATAAAGATAAATTTCACGATTATTACCAACAACAAGCTACTAAGTGGGGAGAATTATAGAAAGATAAATCTGTACATACTGTCTACGATATGTTTGATGTAAGATAGGCTCCTGGAGATTAGATATATAACCCATTTACTGGTACTACCTAGGGAATGAAAACTGATAAATAGAATCCTTTAGGATCGTTTATTAAACTTACATCTAACCCGACTAACTAGGGTGTTGGTATTAGTGGTTTTTAGGAAATAAGTAAACAAAGTAAAAGTACTAGAGAAATTGCTTAGGGTTAGAATATATTTGATTCATCTACTGAAAAATTTTTAAATGAAACTCCTGATAATATATCTCTATTTTCTAACCCTATTAAATATATTAAACAAATATTTAGTGATCCATTAGTATTAGCTACATACGATTCTGATGGAGAAAGTATTGACCCAATTTCAGGAAAAAAATTAAAGCACTCTAAAGGAGAAGTAAAATTAAATTCTAATGGTAAACCTTATTATGAAACTTTAAATGGTAGAAATCCTGCTACTAAATAGGTTTTATCAATGGGAGATATAGTGACATCAGAAGCATCTTCTTTAAATAAATATGATTTTATTGACTCTGATGATATGGATAAAAGTGTAAAAGGAACTATTTTAAAAAATGTAGCTTCTGTATTACCTTTAGCTATTCCATATGTTGGAGAAGCTTATAGTGCAGGTTTAGTAGTAAGGGAACTAGCTAAAACTACTCCTATGTTATATGGTATGATAAAATCTTTATTTTCAGATAAACCAGCTAATAGTTAGTTTCTTAACTCTTTACAAGGTAGAGCTACTGCTATGTCAGGAAGTGTTTCTGATGCCGGGTAGAGTGCTATATGGACTTGGGAAGGAGTATTTAATATGATGGGAGATGTGGCTACACAATGGGGTTAGCAAAAAGCTGTAGCTAATTGGGCTAAAAAATTAATAACTGGAAAGTAGGATTTAAGTAAAGTAGCTGAAGAAGAAGCTAAAGCTTTATATGAATCTAAATTATAGAACATATTAAATAATGCTAATACTGCTGAAGATAAATATAAAGCATTATCATTATATGGAATGGAAGAAGGCTAGATAGCTAAAATATTAGAACAAGAAGGAAAAGCAGTTGGAGACGCTTGGAAATAGACATCTATAGGTTCTGCAGCTCTACGAAAAACTTTTGACGTATATAAACCTAGAATAGAAAAATTAAACAGATTAGGTGCTAATGCTTCATTAGCTTATATGACATTAGTTTCTAATACTGATGTATATCAAAGTATGTTAGATTCAGGAGCTACTCCTAGAGAAGCCGCTGCAGTAGCTTTAGGATCTACTTTAGGTATGTATACTGTAGACAGACTAGGTATTGGAGAAATGTTCTTTGATGAATTAGCTAAAAATGATATGCGTCAAATAAGAACTGCCCTACTTGGTGAAAAAGAAAATTGGGCTAAAGCTTTAGGAGTTTCTACTAAAAATATTCCAGAAAATACTAATAAGTTTAAAAAACTTATATTATCTGGAAGAAACAAAATGGTTAAAGCTTTATAGGATTATGCTGACGATATTAAATATCATACTACTGGTGCAGTAGGTAAAGCTATAGGTGAAGGTCTTGAAGAAGTTTCTGAAGAATTTGTAACCGATATGTCTAAAGCTACCTATGAAATGCTCCATAACTTTGGAATAACTACGCAGGCTAATGTTGGTGCTTTTAATTATGATCAAAATCTTAACGGAGAAGGAAAAGGCGGATATAATATAGCCCAATTACTCTCTAGATATGGAATGAGCTTTATTGGAGGTACTCTTGGTGGAGGCATGTTCTATGGAGTTGGCGTTTTATAGGGTAAAAATTTTCATATAAATAAAGACTCTGGTAATATGTTATATTTAACTAGAGAAGGTAAGGCTGAAGATATGATCAATACTATAGAACAAATGCGTAAGAAAGGACAGTTTGGCAGTACTACTATATCAGCAACTAATGCTACTACAGACAGTGATGGCTAGTAGGTTAATATTACTGTTGATGGAGATTTATCAATAAATGATTATATCGCTAAAAGACTTACTAATTAGATTCGTTCCTACCAAACTATTATGGACGATAATAATTTAAATAAATCTGATGAAGACTTATTTAACCAAATGATAATGTAGGATAAAATTTTTAGAAATCTACAAGGATATTTACAAGAAGAATCTTATATTACACGTTATCAATAGGCTTGGTAGAAATTAGCACAACAAGTAGTTATAGCTCAAAAAGGTTTGGAAGTAGCTGCATCAGCTAAAAATGGAGAAATTCCAAAAGAATTAATTCCTGAGTTAGCCACTGCTAGTAGTTCTAAAGAACTAGTTGATAAATTAGGAGAAGCACGTTTACCAGACTCTACAGAACGTCATAATAGTGGAGAAGAAGCTAAACGTAATTAGAATGTAGCAGCTTGGCAGGATTATTTAAACAATAAAAAATAGGAGTTATTAAATTTTGAATCTCCTGAAAATTCATCATATTATACTGAAATGTTAATGTTTGGTATAGATCCTATTATATCTTCTACTTTTGGAACTTATGATTTTAATTCTTGGTTATATAATACTCAACACGGATTAACTGTAGACAAATTAACTTAGCCAGAAATAGAACAATATAAAGCTGATTATTAGACTTATTAGGCTAATGCATAGCCTCTTGATTTATAGGAATCTTTTAAATTATTTAAAGATTGGCAATAGAAAATCGATCCTTATTTATAGTAGATGGCGTAGTAGTCTTAGAATTATGACAGCTATTAGAGGGAAGTCTAGGAATTATTTAAAGACGGAATAGATTGGTATCAAAATGCTAATCATCCAGAAAATAAGTAGTGGTATGAATCTGATGAAGAATATGCTAAATCAAAATAGCAAGAAGGAGAATCGGCTTAGGATTATAAAATACGTCAAGAACAAAGAACACAAGAAATAAATACAAAAGTTGAGTAGAAATTATAGGATTTAGTCAATTTTGTAAATACTCATATATTAGATCCAATTACTTCTAGATAGATTAAAACTATGTTAGCTGCTAGAATTAAAGATATTAGAAAGAATGTAGTATTAACTAATTTTTCAGTATAGCAAGACAACTTAATAAAAGAATTATCGGGGGATTCCTTAAAAGATTATAAAGGTAATGATATAGAATCTCTTAGAACTGTTATTATTGGTACTAAATAGGGCCCAGGAAAAATTGATTAGTATTTTGGTAAATTATATGGGCAGTTTATTCATCCTGACTATAATTATGATGAAGATTCAGGTATAATGATGCCACTTACTTCTTTATTTAATACTAATACAGATAGTTTTAGTAACATAGTAGTAACTGATTTATTAAACTAGAAGGTTATAAATGAGGATGCTTTACCTGAGTATGAAGGTACTAAAATAGAAAAAATATAGCATTTATTGGGATTGGCTTCTATAGGTTTAGACGACACTTATAAAGAATCAGATTCTCGTTATCAAGGTAAGTCCTATAAATATATATTAACAGAAGTATTTGGAAAAGATACTGTAGATAGAATTGAAAATTCTATAGAAAATTCTGAATATGTTGACCCTAATACCGATCAATAGTATAATTTACAATATATAAATCCTTATAAATATATAGCTAATGGAGAATAGATTACTGATGAATTAATTGAAAATTGGTTATAGAAAAATAAAGATGTTTCTAATAATTCTATACAATCTTTAATTAAATTATAGCCATTAATTACTAATAAAAATGGTAATTTTGATGATGCTAGAAAATCAGTTAATGATAGTTACAAAACTTTTGCTGAAGAAGTGCTTGATAATGCTGAAAAGGATATAAATAGTAATTTATTATATCAAACCTTAGCAGGATTAACAGAATCATTACCAAATCCTATAGTAGAATTAGCTAAGCATTTGCCAGTATATAATGAAAATGTAGAATCAGTAATTTAGAAAATGTATTAGCATTTTGAAGACGATGATGATATTAATACTTTTCAATTAACTGGACAAGAGATGCAATCTTTACAACAAGTATAGACTGTTTTAAATCTTGCTTCTACATATATGCGGGCAGCTTCTACAGATTAGGATTTAACTAATATTTATGGTCACAATAAAACTATAAATAGATTTAATCAAGAACATAAGATAAAAGCAAATCCTTTAGCTGAAATTGATGAAAACTATGCTAATATATATTAGATAGAAATAGGAAAATATTTAAGTATGATAGACCCTAATAGTTATTCTTTACCTTTTATATCTAATATAAATCAAGGAAATATAATAGGATAGTTTGATCAGGCTAAAGAAAAATTTACTTAGACTAAAAAAGAATTTTTTAACTCAAATAGAAATAATTTCGAAGCATGCAAAATAATTGCGTAAATCTATTAGAAGGTTATTCACCAGATATGGACTTAAAAGATATAGAAGCTTTATTATATGAAAATTATTATAAATATAAAGCTTAGGGGTATGAGGTAAATGCTATATTTGATTAGTTCATAGATAATATAAATAAATAGGAAACTACAAATCTAGATTAGACTGTTTCTTATACTACTTTTAATAATTATGATAAAATATCTTACTTACTAGCTACGCTAGGAGTAAAGTCTGATGATTATTTATCTTTTATAAAAGAAGAAGTAGATAAATATGATAATATAGTACCAATAGATGCTTAGCTATATTTAGCAAGAATAGGTATTGCAGCTATAAACAATTCTTCTTTAGTATCTTCTGTAATAAGTAGAATAAAAAAGAAATCAGATATTAAAGTACCTATACTTGATAGATTATTATTTATTAGTGGTATTGGAGGTTCAGGTAAGACTTCAGTAGTAGCTAAGTATATAACTGATTATGCTAAAAATAAACATATAATAGTAGCAGGACCTACCGATACTCAAGTAACTGGATTAAATAAATCCTTAGGAGTTACTGATGGAGTCAATGCCAAATAGTTATTATCTTTAGTTATAGATGATGCTAAATATGATAAATTAAATGGAAAGTTTAATAATCTAAGTAGTACTGATAGTGTAGATTCTTTAATTAATAATGTTGATGTTAAAAATCATGATTCTGGAATTTTAGTTATAGATGAGGTAACTCACTTCAGTACTTTGGATTTAGCTTTAATAAATAAATGGGCTAAAAAGAATGATATATTTATATTAGGTTTAGGAGATGATACTTAGTCTGGATATATTACTGATAAAATGATTGCTAATATAGACACTGACAATGTTTTTTGTTTAAGAACTCCCAGATTAGCTATATCATTACGTAATGGTAATATACAACAATCCTCTGATACAAAATTATTATATGGATTAACCTAGTAGGTAAGAACTTTAATAAATGATGTTATGCCTAAAGATAAATATGTTTAGGCTCGTAATGCTATTAAAAGTTATTCTCCTAGATATAGTTATTCTTCAGGAGAGTTACATGGAACTATAATTACTGATTCATTTGATCAATGGGATATGATTCCCCAAGATACTCCTAAAGGAATAGCTTATATTGGACCTAATGATATTACTAGTAAAATCCCTACAGCTAGAAAATTTAATAACATTAAAGAATTACAAGGTTAGGAATTTGACTACTTAATATATGAAGGAAATATTAAAGCCCAAACTAGGGAATATGATGATACAGCAGTAGGGGATTTATTAAATAGCTCTAGAGAATTATATACTTTAATAAGTCGAGGTATAAAGGGAGCAGTTATTATATCTCCTAATTCAGGATTTACTAGTACTGAGGAATTTTATACTGGAGATACCACAGATTTTTCTTAGTATGCTAATGATAGAAGAAATAGTTTATTAGAAGAATTAAATAGTTATACTTTTAACCCTTCAACTAACACAACTCCTATTAGTACTAACACTAATAACTCTCCTTCTGTAGAAACTGTTACTTATTATAATATGGCAGATTTAGATGATGCGGTTCAAGATTTGGATATTACTCCTACTGATAAAGAATCTTTGGATAAAGATAATAAAGAGGCTTCAAATTTTACTTTAGAATCTATAGTAAGTGCTCCTAATGAAAATAGCTTTGATAGATGCTATGGTAATTTTAGTTTATTAGGTTTAAAGAGAGGTTCTAAAAAGGAATGGCTTCAAGACATTACTTCTAATGAATTATCTGATATAGGAGTTGTGGCAAGATTTAATAGAGCTAATCAAATTATATCAGATGGTAAAGAAAAAGACCGTTTAATAAGACAATTACTTACATTAAAATATGCTTTAATGTAGGTAAGAAGAACTGATACTAATGAAAGATGGGATGGAGTAACTTTTTTAGCTAATCACCCAGAATTAAATCAATACTTTAATTCCCCAGAAACTTTTGAAAATTTAAAATATTATATAACTTTAAGAGAGAAAAAAGATACAGATTCTTTAGTAGGATTTTCTGATTTAAATAATGATAAAGTATCTTTTAATTATAATGGAAAATAGGTAATAGCAGTCGTAGAAGCTAAGTGGGTCACTACTGACCCGGAGGGTAATACAGTAAATAACACTATTACATTAGGAAGTTTACCTAATCCTGATAAAAATGGAGCTTACTCTAAGTATATTGAAGACCATAATGAATTATTACCAGTGTATGATAATTATGTGAAATAGTTTAGAGCTATATATGATGAGGGAGGATAGAGAGAAATAAATGCTCCTAAAAACTTAATAACTTTATTAAAACATACTAATTCTTAGATTCCATTTTAGAAAGTTAGACCATAGTAGACTTGGAGATGGGAACGTACTATTAATGGAGAAACTTTTAAAGGTACTACTGAAGGAACTTTAAGAGATGCTGACACTATAAATAAAGCGGCATTAAAAGATAGAGGGTATTTATCAGTTTCTGAACCTATCGTATATATGGGAGGAGCTAATAAACTGGAAGGAGTAAACCCTAAAATGGAAGGTCAAGTAGTATATTTAGTATCTAGTTTACCTAATATGAGTACTGAGGAATTAGTTCAAATGTATTGTAGTAATAAATTAAATATTAGCTCTGATAATCTGGATAGAATGAAAGTACGTATGATAGTACCTACTCATAGAGGATTATCTTTCTAGGATTTAACTAATTAGGTATGGTAGGATATGTATACATTAAAAGCTACTGATACTGAGAGTGCTAATAAATATCCATAGGATTAGACCTAGTTAGGACTTAGAATGTATGCACATTTATGGAATACTAGAGCTAATTTAAAAAGAGTACTTAATGCTTTATAGGTTAATCCAAATGATGATTTACATATATATAATTAGTTTAGAAGACTAAATCCAGAAGGATTAGAGAATAAAAGTCTTCGTTACTATATAGGATGGGATGAAAAAGATAGAAATGATGCTTTCTTTAAATATACCAATGGTGTTTATAATTGGAATGATGATACTCCAGTAGTAGAAACTTTTAAAGAAAATTTTATAAGAGAGTAGAGAGAGTTAAAAGAATCTAACCCTAACAAATTAAAAAGTTATATATACGCTACTCCTGAATATATGTAGCAAATGCTTAAAGTAGTAGAAGGAGCTTTAGCTCCATTTAAAGACTTTATTAATTTAAAAACTCTTAATAATGATGGCACTACTTCTGAATTTGATGAATTAAATTATATAACTTTTGATAAAGAAGGTAGAACTAATGATATCCGTAAATTATTTATGCATTCCTTAAGAGATTATTAGGAAAATAGTAGAACTTATTAGTTTGCATTTCCTACTTATAATGCTGATGGAAACGAACGTACAATATTGGTAGAATTAGATCAAGATGTAATTAAATCTCAATAGCAACTAGCAGAAGCTAGAAATAATTAGTATAAACCTTGGAGTATATTTAAAATAGTTCCAATGATATTAACTAAAAATTATAGATTTGTATCAATGGCTATGTCTCCTCAAGGTAATAAACTTTGGAATAAAGATTCTAATAAATATAAATATAAATATATTGACTCCGAAGGTAAATCCCAAGTAAAAGTATTACCAATGTAGGATTTAATAAAAGCAGGTCAAGATATAGGGAGTACTACAGAATTTACTAATATTATAGATTTAATATTTCATGGTACTACTAAAGTTCAAGATCCTAAAGTTTTTAGAGAATCTACCGCTCCATTTAGATGGGGTATATGGACATATCCTAGAGTAGACTATGAGTAGGGGTCAGAATTATTATATAAAAAGAGTTTAGCAGATAGAGGAACCGCTTATTTTAGAAAAGTTAGAAATACATCAGGAACTAATAATATAAATAGTTTATATATGTCAGATGTTATTCCTATTCCTTTAGCTGATATATCTTTAAAAAAACGTACTGATACAATTACTAAAGAATAGCCTACAACAGCTGTAATTTCAGGAGATACTAGAAAAATTAATAGTATTAAAAATATTGGAGTAATTACTGGAAGTTATTCTACTGTTTAGGAGGCTATAACCGCCCACAACTCAAAGTTATCTACGTTAGATTCTACTTTATTTGGAGAATATCCTCAAGCATCTTTAATATATTTAGAAGATGGTAATTTAAAATATATTGATTTTGATTCTGAAGAGATTACATAGGGTTTCGACTTTAAATCTGGAAAAATCAAAAATATCTTTAAAAATATAGATACAGGAAAATACTATATTGTAAATAATGATGGTATAGTAGAAGAATATAAACTAAATTTTGAAGATTCTAATAAAAAGAAAAAACTTATAGAAGAGGCTATTAAGGATAAAGAAGTTTTAAGTAAAATATATGATGAAATTTTATATGATACAAGAGAATATGGTTTTGATGATGAGGATGTGTTTAAAAAGAAATCTAGAGATGATTTTATGAAATTATCTTCTATAGAAGATGTGAGCAGTGCTATTGAGGAGATATTTGATTATACAGGTGCTGATAGTGAAATGCCTGGAAAGTATATAGATAATATTATAGATTATAAAAATTGTTCTATTAATTTAGTATAATAAATGGCTTGTAGAGAACTTATAAAAATAACAGGTATTGATAATATTGAATCAGTACAATCCCTATTAGAGTTTTTAACTAGATTAGACTCTAAACAATGGAAAAATTTAAAAAATGATGATGCTAGATTAATGAAAGTTATATCTAAGTCAGTGTACTTACCCGAAGAGGGTAAGGCACTTACTTAGGATGATATTATTCATTTAAAAGCAGTATAGCAATAGATAAATTTACTTGCTAATAAATTTGAAAATATTAAAGGAGATGATTTAAATAAATTATTGAAAATATTTGAACCATCAACTACATCATAGGACGAATCTATATCTTAGGAATAGAATATAGATACATCCACACAATAGATATTAGATACTATTAAAGCTTAGTAGGAAGAGTTAGTAGTTACTAATAAAGAACTTTTAAATATTGCTTATGTAAATAATAAAGGATATGATAGATTAAGAAAATTTGATTTAACTAGAAATACTATTAAATCTATATTTATATCTCCTAATAAGTATGAATTAAATTCTAATGAGTGGGCTATTAATAGTAATATAGTTAATTTAAAAAATTAGTGGATGAATACTATTAGTTTATATCTGGGAGGAGAAAAAGCAGATATGTATACTAAAGTAGGAAATTCTTGGAAATATAATCACAAAGCAGATGATATTATAGAAGCTTTTAAACATAAAATTTATAAGAAAGAATTTAAAAACTCCTTTAGTTCTGATGAGAAGTATAGAAATGCTATAGCAGCCTTCTTTAATCTTATAAATTTTGATGACGATATTAAAGAAATTATAGGTAAAGATTTAAAGGTTGTTGGCAACTCTAATCATAGTTTTACCATAAAGAATATGCCTTATACTTTAAAGGGAGAGTCTTCTTTACGTAAAAGTTGGTCAGATAATGAATTAATAAATGGGCTTACTAATATTTCTTAGATGTCTAAATCTTTGTTTAAGATTATTCCATATATTAATTCTAATAACGAGGATGAGTCTCAATTTATAGATGATATATCAGCTATTACTGCTTTTAGTCATTTAAGACAAGAATTGGCAAGTACTAATAATTAGTATTTAACTGAGTTAAAGTAGCGTGCTCAAACATTTAGAGATAACTCTAATAAGTTATTATATGATATATTTAATAATCCTCATATTGAAGATATAATAGGAACTTTTGAATAGAGAGAATAGGATATATTGCATTCTATAAAATAGTGGGGATTCTCTAATGGAGGTTTATATGAACTTCAACTAGGAAAAGTTACACATAAAGCTACAATATTAGATTGTATTGTAACTTCTTTAATATCATTAGACCCTATGAATTATTAGCAAGTTTATATTGTAAATGAAGGCAATAGAGTTAGTTCTAGAGTGACTATTAAAGATAGATTTAACTATAATAGAGAAACCCTAAATACTACAGAAGTTATTAATAATTAGAATGACAACGTTACAACTATGGATAATTCTATGGTTATTCATAATAATTTTGGTAAATTAGATTATATAAATCCTGCCGGAGTAGCTGTTCCTAATTCTTATTAGATTAAACATGGTAATCTGTTAATAGTTGTAGGGCCTAATACTAAAAAAACTAATCTTTAGGGTATTTTATCAACTAATCCTAGTAATTTAGATATATATATATTTAAAATTAGCGGCAATTAGCGGGAAAATGTCACTAATCAATATATAAATGGAGATTTTAATGAAAAAGCTATTATTAATGGAAGTATAGATAGCAGATTCGTTGAAATGTTTGATTTTATAGAAGATTCTTTAGACTTAAAAACTATGTCTTAGGATTAGTTACATAAATAGTATGCCTAGATGTAGAAACTCTTTGGTCATGGTACTTATAATGGATTTACTGGTATGTTAGTAACAGCTGTTCGTAATGAAATAGTAAAACATATAGTAGGATATTATAATGATTTCGTAGAAAATTATCCATAGGCAGCAGCTTCTCAATTATCTATAGCTAATTTCTTTGATCCTAACACTAACCCATTATTACCTGATACATATAGTAATATAAATTTAAAAGCTACTAGAGGTTCTATTGCTAGACCCGGAGAAACTGGTACAGAATTTAGAGTTGCTAATGCTTATCTTGATAACTGGTTATTTGCTTTTGGACAATCAAAGAAAATTGTTGAAGGAACTAATGTATCAGCTGTAACTTCTAATGCTTAGGGATCTAAAATACCTAATTATAGACAATATTCTATTGGTAATAATATTCAAGAATTATTAAGAGAATAGGTAAATTCTGAAAGTAGATATAAAGGATAGGAAACAAGAACTAGTGCCTCTTCACAATTATTGTTTGTAAATAATTTAATTGGAGGAACAAATTTAGTTATGGAGCCACGATTAGATTTGGAAGCTGTAGATGCATATGGCAAATCTAAGCAATTAAAAAATATGAGTTCAGCAGAACTCTTATATCATGGTATCATGGATAATTTTTATGCTCATTTATTTGATGATTCAAATCCTTATGTATCTATAAAACCAGCTGATTATTCTGATAAAACTTCTGATTTTATATATCCTATAAGAGCGGGAGTAAATGTAGTTAATATAGGAGTTTCTTTAAATAAAGCTACTAGATAGGATATTCAAGACTCTTATAAAGCATCTATTGGATAGTTTTATAAACGTTTACTAAATAATACTTTATATGATTTAACTAGAGCTATTAATAGATAGCGATTTCCTTCATTTCCTCTAACTACAGGAGATAATACTATAAAAGGTTTGGGAACAGATGGTTTGTATCATATAGGTTACGATATGACAGAAGATTAGCTTTTAGAAGCTAGTAAAATATTTGATAAATGGATTACTTCTGTACCTTCAAATCCTACTATTTAGATAGATGGTCATACATTTACTACTTCTACATTACTAAATACAGATCCAGAAACTATATTATATTAGAATGATTTAGGATAGGATGTTACTGTTTCTTAGGTTCTAGCTCAAGCTGAAAAAGGTTTAAGAGAAACTGATTTAGTTAAAATGGCACAGTAGGCTGGAGTAAATTTATATGTTAATGTAAATTATGTAAAAAATAAAGATAAAATTAAATTAAATCCTTTAGCTGTATATTTGGGAAGTTAGTAGTTCAAACCTGATAATTTTATTAATAGATGGTAGATGGAGTAGGCAAGTTTTCTTGATACTTTACTTAAAAAAGGATTCAAGGTAAAACTTACTCAAACTATTAATATAGACCCTGAGGGTAATTACCCCCCTATAATTAAATCTTTACCAGCACAATAGTTAGTAACTAAGTTTTTTTAGAGTGATAACCTAAAATCTTGGAGATAGTATACCGATGATGAAGGTAATACTAAAGAATGGAATTTAGGGTAGTGGGTAAGAGGAGATTATATGGTTCTTGGCAAAGCTGTTAATGAGGATGGTAAAAGTACAGACTTATTATTTGATTCTTAGCTTCCAAGAAATGCTAGTAAAATAATCATAAATCCTATGTTAGAGTATTTCTTTAATGTTGATAATTTATTATCAGGAAATATGAGATATACTATGTTGGGTACTGAATTATCTGACCCATTAAAATATAAGGATTATGATTCTGCTAAAGGGGCTTTTATTAATAACATTACTAAAAGAATAAATTCCGAAGAAGATCCTTAGGAGCAACAACGTTTGTAGGCTATAAAATCTTAGGCTATGTCTATAGATTTTAAAAATGGCTCTATTCAAAATATAGAATTTTTATCTGAAAATGCTCCAACACTATTCCATGAATAGGAAGCTAATTTATGGAATACTAGTAATAAACGTGCTAATATAGTATCTGCTACTATGATTCCATTTATGTTAGGAACTTAGCAAGGTATTAGTAGAGATATAAATGCCGCTACTATAGAAGATATTGGAGCACATGTTTGGAATTTTAGAGGATAGAAGGATAGTGATATTGATGCTATGGATGGTTCTACTTTTATTAACCCTATACAAGCTGTGTTTGAATCCTGGTCTTTAGGAGGGTAGACTATAGGTATGGATAAGAAAACTATTGGACATGCTTATGATAATAGAACAGGTTCTGTAGTATTATGGAAACATGCCACATACGCTATTACTAATGAGAGAATGAGAATGTCTTCTAATTCTGAAATAAAACTTACTAATATATTTAAGAAGATGTCCTCAATGAAATTTGACGGCATTAATGACATAAATTTAGTAAATGATAGGGGATATAAATTTGATAATTTGTATTACGAATCCGGACCTAATTAGTATAGAATGATTTGGTCTTTGAATTATGACGCATCAAACAATTTATATTATACTAAAGAATTTGATGTAGACATAAATGGTAATAAAATAGATGATACTTTACATATAGAATATCAAGTATTTGATGCTACTACTTAGGAAAAATTAACTCCTGAAGAATATAATAATAGAAATGGTAAAAATGTGGAAACTATAAATTCAGTATATGAATTACATAGAGCTTTAGGTGGAATTTATAGTAAAGAATTAACTCTTGATACCAATACTTTAATAGATTCAGAGAATTCTAATATTGCTTCTGCATAGATTTTAAATAATGCTTCTTATGTAGAAAATAATGAAATAATTCAACCTTATAAAAATAAAATGATACATTACCTAGCTAATAAATCTGCTTCTAAAAGAGCTTAGGGGAATGTAAACTCAAAAGCTCTATGGTTTAATAACGAGCCTTTAACTTATGTACCTATGACTATGACTCATTATGGAGTATAGTTGGATGCTGATCACGATAAGGATGCAGGAGAAATTACTCAGCCTACATAGGCTATTACAGCCCTTGAACAAGGAGGTAATTTGCATTATTTATCAAAAAGGGTTTATTATGAATTAGGCTAGTTAGCTATGGAAACTTGTAAATTAGAATTAGATACTGCTAATAAATTCTTAGAAGCATATAATGATGGTAAAAAATTAACTGCTTAGGAAGTCCAAGAAATAACAGAAAATATTGGCTAGTTAGTTGCTGCTAGTTATTCATAGTAGAGTGACGCTGAACTAGGAGACATAATTCTACAAGGAATTTCTAAAGTATTAAAATCTAATAATGAGGATTTAAAACAGAATTTTGCAATACCATTTAGCGATGCTACTTTATATGGTAGTTTATTGCCATCTATAGCTACAGTAATTAATAATAAAGGAATTAAAGGTAAATATAAAGGATTGGCTCTAGTATTAACTCCGGGATTTAAATATGTGCAAACATTTAAATATGGCGGAGAGACTCATATGAGTTCTGATGTATATAATGATGCCATAGCAGCCATGACTGATGGGACATTTAATCCTTTAGATTATCGTCCTGTTATTAATGGTAAAAATAAAATAGTATCATTATCTAATGATTAGGAGACTAGAAAATCTCAAATTATTGATAATAATAATTTACAAATTCTTCCTTTATCTTCGGATTATTAGATTAGAAAATAGTAGATAATTGATTGTTATTTACTATACTAGTAGTAGTTAGAAGAAGCTAAAGGTAATGTTAATTTTGAGGAATTTGTACCTTCTGACGTAGTTGATATAGTGTATAAAGTTTTAAATAGAAAAACTAAAACTTATGTAAATTATAGAACTCATATAGCTTTAGATAATATTGATACTTATTATGACTTTATTGACGCTAATAAAAATGGAACTTTAAAAGAGTATTTATTATCCTAGGGAGCTTTAATAGATCCTAACTCAGAAATAGTATCTCTACATTAGGATGTTATGCATGGTAGAGATTTAGCTCCAGAGCGTGTTGTATTTGATTATGGAACTATTAATCCTGATGGTACTTTTAATAAAGTAGGTCATACTAATATTTTCTTGATTGATGGTATTAGAAATAATAGAAAAAATTCTAATATGCGTAAATAGGAATATTAGAAAATTCTGAATGATTTACATAATGGATAGGTTACTATTAATGGTCAGACCTATGTAGTTTAGAATAAACAACTATAGGCAGCTGAGAATGTTATGCCAAACATTTACAGTAAAATATTTGGAGTAGATAATCTATCTTTAATTGAAGCTAAAAAGTTATTACAAACTAAGATAGGTAGAGCAGATTATTTTTAGCCTAAAGTCTTTAAAGGTAATTATGATGTAGCTTTTATCACAGGAAATAATAAACATACTTATTTAAGTTTTTCAGAACCTCTTATTAAAAATGATGCAGGAGTATTTTATAAAGAAAAAGATATTTCTAATAATATAATTGCTAAAAAAGAGGGAGAGTTAACTTGGTTATATAAAGTATCTAGAGATAAATAGTTATTATATAAAGTAGGATTACGTACTAGTGAAGGAGACATATAGCTAGTAAAAGAATATGATGTTACTCAATAGGGAGGACAAGGCACTTCTTCTAAATATAATTATTATTATGTAGACATCAATAAATTAAGGGCTCTAGGAGTAGATGATTTAACTATTTCTAATATTATTAATGACATATATCATCAAAAATTTTATTTAGGAGCAGAAATTAGTGATTCTTAGAAAAATTCACAAACAGAAGTTGATTTAATATCTGACTCTTTTAGAGATCCTAACCTTAAATAGTTTATTAATAATTAGTTCTCTTTGGTTGGGGCTGTGCTAGAAGATGCAAGAAATGAATACTATCAAAATAAACAAAAGTATTTAATGGCTTCTTTTGAAAAAACCTTAGATACTGTTGCTGACCGTATTCCTACAGCTTCTTTACAATCTTTTATGAAGATGAGAACTGTGGGATTTACTTAGGTTAATAATAATAGAATTTACGTTTCTCATTTTTAGGCATGGCTTTAGGGAGCTGACTATGATATAGATAAAGCTTATGTAATGGGCTTTAATTTTGATGATAATGGACAATTTATTGGATGGAGTAATTTATTTGATTATTCTTCTAATGAAGCTTTAGAGTCTTCTTGTTCATTACCAGTGCCTAGAAATTCTAAATGGATAAAAACCAATAATGGTATAAATATAGAAAGATATGCTGAAGAAGCTTAGAAAGCATATGATTCTAATAATATTATTTTAAGAAATGCTCTTATAAATAAAGTATTAGATAATATAGATTATAGTCCTAATAGTACTATAGAAGTAAATTACTCTAGCCCAATATTAAATTAGTTAATTAGTGATATTAATACTCATGAGAGTACTTAGTTATCTGGTGATAATAAAATATTAGCTTTTTAGAATGCAGTATCATGGACCACATAGGCTATAGTAAATGATGAGAGAAACTTACTTGATTCATACAGTCCTACTAACGTAGAAGGTATGAAACAAGTAGTAAAAGATAAATAGTTAGCCAGTGATAGTGGTACTTATACTTAGTGGAATCCTGCTACTAAATGGGTATTATAGGAAGAGAACTTAATTGGTAAAAACGTTATCTCTGTAGCAGCTAATGCAGAAAAAGTTTATTTTAGTTTATTACATTATTATAATGAAATTGTAAGACATCCTGAGAAATATAACAAAGATTTATATACTTTTGCTAAATCTTTTGAGGGGGTATTTATGAAGATTGATGGTACTCCAGTTATAAAAGAAACTATTGGAGGTATTAATTTTAATAATGACAATAGATTAAATAAATTATCTATTTTATTACTTAGCTCTAATTAGGAATTAACTGATATTAAAAATTCTCTTATTCAAGAAATATATTAGGGTAATACTTCAGAATATGAATAGGATTTTATAAATGCTTATAAAAATAATGAATATTCTAATAAGCTACAAACTTTATTAAATAGTATAGATACTACGCTTAGTGAAGATGAAGCTAAATATATGCCTCTAATGTAGTCATTAATTAATAATGCTACAGATCCATCTGATTTAATATCTCAGTTACTTAACTCAGCTACTGATAATGCAAAAGAGCTTATTTTAAATAAGATAAATGCTGGTATGAATTTAGCAGGAGTACATGGGTATCTCATGATAATGGGATTCCCATTAGATTAGATTGTAGATTTAATGACTTCACCTGTAGTTAGACTTGTAGATAGATTAAGTAAATCTGATATGTTCTCTGATATTGGAGTTAAAAGTAATAGTGTTTAGAAAGTATTAGATTAGTTAATTTCTAGTAATCCTGATAAACAAAAAGATTGGTTTTAGTATGTATTAGATCCTACTACTATTAATAACTATGACCCTGGAAGAGATACTATTGTAGGTCAAACTTTAGTAAAATTATTAAACGATACTTCTATTACTTCAGATAACGGAACTACATTATATTTTATAAATGGTATTTATGTATAGAATGATAATAATCCTGTAAATCCATAGATTAAAACTTATAAAAGATTAAAGGATGCTCCAAAATAGTTTTAGAAACCTTTAGAATCTCTTCTTAGACAAAGATATGATGGGCTATTCTTTAATAAATTAAAAGGATTTAAAGCTGTACATAGAGGTGCCAGAGAAACTACAGCAGCTGCATAGTTACTTTTTAGCATGAATTAGGGAATACGTACTCAGTAGAATGAATAGCTAGCATTTGAAAATCGTTTTAATAACTTTATAAAAGGTTTTGATGAAATACTACCAAGTATTTAGGAAATAAAAGATTTAAAAACTAAATATGCTGGAAAACTTTTACCAAGTTCTTTAAATGAACAAGGCACTGATTTAGTTACTGACTTGGAAGCTTTATTCAATAAAGTAAAAGAATTGCATCCTAATTATTCTAATAGTTATATATATAGTATTGTATCATAGAGTTTAAAAGCTGGAATTTATAAAAATTTCAGTTTTTATGAATATATGATAAATGCCCCTATATAGATACAAGAATTGGACGGAACTATTAGAAATACTGATTATAGAACTTTAGCTACAGAATATTATAATTTAATAAAAGATTCTATAAATATATTAGATGTTATAAATCATTCAGACTAGTATAGTGTTTATTTAGAACTACAAAAAGCGGCTACTATAAATACTGATATAGTATCTAAGAAGAGCTAGTTAGTTAGAAAATTTTATGAAATATTACGTAGAGATAGGGGGTATATTGACTCTAAAAAACTTAATTAGATATAGAGTTATATTGACTAGGCATATATTTAGTAGTATTTAACTAATATTTAGTTAGCTGTAAATAATGAAATTTTACCATTTTCATTTCCATTAAAGGAGGGTCAGAAATTATTAAAGGATCAAAGACCAATTAAAGTAAGTTCTAATACAGAAATTATTATGAATAGTAAAGATAATATTGCTACTTTTAAATATTGGTTTCATAAATATTTAATACCTTCTTTAAAAACAGGTTCCTATTGGGATGGTGAGAAAATGTAGGAATTTCCTGAAAATAGATTTATTAATGGATTACAAATAAGAACAGAACAGGGTAAACCTGTTTTATCCTTAGATATTGATATGCTTAGTATTGATAAATCTAGAGAATCTACATTAAAATATGCGGCTTATGAAGAAGATTTCAATAAACTTATAAATTATAAAATAGGTTAGTTTAATTTATAGGATATATTTATGATTTATAATTTATTTGTAAATGGTAACAAATATGGCTATAATAGATTAACTACATTATTTTAGAGTAAATTAGTAGAAGATATAAATAATATTGAAAATCCTTAGTATACTCCAAGTGCTTTAATGCAATGGTATAAGCATTTAGGATAGGCTGATAAAGCTAATATATAGCAAACTATTGATACTAAAAATTTACCTATAGAAGATTCTATAAATGCCTTAGGAGTTACTCTTAAAGGATTTGATATTTATTCTGCTCCATATGTAGAATCTCTTTAGTAGTCTGGAGATAATAAAGTAGTACGTATAAAAGATCCTAGAAATTCTCCTACTAAAGGTTTAGTTGTGCTTTATGACACTAAAGATCATAAATATATAAATCCTTTTACCTAGATATCTGAAGGATATGATAATTAGAGAGAACTTATTGAAAGATTAAAAATAAATAAAGAATATTATCCAATAAATATTGATTTACAAGAATAGATAAATAAATTAGAATAGATGTTTAAAGATATTGTTTCTGGAGGTACTAGCCTATACAATATGACAATATCTGGTAAAGTTAAAATTAGAGTTAATTGTTAATGAGTTGTACTATCACATTAAATATTGGTAGTAATAAAATTACTTTGGATGGAATAGAAGAAGATTCCATCCAAAGTTTTTATGATTACTCCAATCTTATATAGGAAATAAATAAATAGGGTAAAACTGAAGAATTTATTAATGCTATACGTGCTTAGGGTATTAATAATACTTCAATATACGTAAATAAAGATATGGAAGGACTTACTGATAGTAAATAGTTTTTTCTTCCAAATATGACTTATAGAGAATTTCGTAATAAATTTCCTACAGCTCCTGAATTAGAAAATATAAATGTATTATATGTAGACGAAATAAAAACTAATGGAACTGATACTCCTTTAGTATATTCTACTAAAGATGTTTAGGGTAATGATTTATATATAGTACAAAGAGGTGGAGAAAAATAGTTTATAAATTATTTAAATAAGCTTAAAACAATTTAGGATAACGATATTCCAAGTAATTTTATAAATTTTATATAGGAATTAGAGCAATCTGACGAAGCTTGGTTAAGAAAATTTTCATCATATTCTTTTACACAATCTTCTAGTAAAAAAGCCAGAGGAGAATACGAAGGAAGTATTAAAACTGCCAGAGAAGTGCTTGCTAAATATCTACAGAATCCTGAAAGTTTTTATGAATATTTATTATCAGGAAAAAATGCTAACTTTAAACAAAATGTAGAACGTATTAGAAAAATAAAAGAAGCATTAAATTCTTTAAATGATTATGACTCTCCGAGAGAGTATGGAACTCCTTTTGCTAATGCTTTAATGATGCATACTTCTTATAAAAAATTTAATGGAATTACTTATAGAGCTGTCACTTTATAGCAATTAAAAACATTAACAAAATAGGCTTCTCCTGAATTATATGAAAAGTATTTTTCAAAAGATAATCCTGATCCAAGTGCTATATAGATTAAAGTAAATTCAGTATTACGATAGTTATTTTGGAATACTGAGGGCTAGGAAAATTTAAGTACTAAAGGTATTTAGATAGAAGCTATTTATAATGGTAATATATATTTTAATATTTAGCCTTCTACATTTGAAACTAAATATGGATATACTATAGCATCTAAAGAGGCATATCCTCATCAAGAATAGGAATATAAAGGTTATAACATATATTCAGCAGTAATAAATGGGACCACTAAGTTCATGGTAGCTAGAGGAGTTTTTACTGATTAGAATGTAGGAAAGACTTACGATAGTTTATAGCAAGCTAGAGATTTTATTGATAAGTCTTTTAAAGAAGATATTCTAAAAAAAGGATTATTATTAGACTTATATATGCCTAACGAACATGGTGTATAGTTTAATTTATCTACTCATAACTCTACTATATTACCTGGTTAGGTTATTAGAGCTATAAATGTCTAGATAAATTCTAAAGCATTTACTAAAGAAATTTAGAATTATAATGCTGAATAGGGGTTGAAGTTTATACAAAAACATAATGATACCGTAGACACTACTTAGTTAGATAGCTTAGAAAAAATTTTATTAACTGCAGCTAAGGTACAAGAAGGTATAGATAAAGGTATGTAGGAGGATTTAACAGAATTTATTGATAATCTTAATAATTATAATTATTACTACGTTAATAATGTAGATTAGAGTTAGGGTTTATAGTATAATATATAGTTACAACAAATACCTAATGTAAGAAGTGCTACTAGCAGTCCTATAGGATGGGTTTCTATGCCTCAGAGATTAACTTATTTTGCCAATAAGATTAAGTCTAGATTTGGGATACCAACTTAGGTATTAAATAAATAGGCTATATCTGAAAATTATGGTGAATAGTTCGTTGATAAAAAGGCTTTTATTAGCAATAATGAAATTGTAATTAACCTTGAATCAGCTACTAAACAAGATGTAGCACATGAATATATGCATGTATTTATGGGTATTGTAAAAAGCTAGCCAGATTTATAGGAAGATTATTTTGATTTATTACAAGATTTAGTAGAAAACACTGAATAGGGACAGTAGCAATTATAGGAATATCAAAATGTTTCTGAATATTCTGACTTAGCTAGAATTGATTTATATGAAGAAGTTGCTGCTAACATAATGGGAGAATATCTTACTTCATTAAACCCTAATACATACTCTAAAATATTTAGAGATTTTAGAAAATTTATTTAGAATAATACTTTTAATTAGGATTTAAAAGAAAATATTTTAGATTTTACAGATTTTGCTGTAAATAGTTCATATAAAATAAACACTAATAGTACAGAACGTTAGATTACTAACTTTTTAAAGGCAGCATTACAAAATAATATTATTTAGGAGATTTGTTAATGAGTTGTAAATATTTTTTTAAAGGAGTATCTAAAAAATCTGATAAATTATATCAGATATTTAGTAAGTTGGCAGGAGATGGAGGATTATCTTATTTTGAATTACATAATTTAATATCTGATAATATAGATTTAACTAAATATAGTGACACTTTATTTTCAGCACAGACTGATGTATATAATAAACTAGTAAATTTAAAATCTAGTCCTCTTATTTTTGATAAATGGGGTAATGTAGTAGCTGATGATCCAGAATCAGGAGTATATAATATTTAGCATTTTTTAGATAGTTAGTACTTTGACCCAAATTAGAAGTACTATACTAAAATGAATGATGAAAATTATGAAGATGCTTTAAGAAAAAGAGGCTACACTGAAGACTAGATAGCCCAAGAGTTTGAAAGATTTAAATTAATTGGAGCTGATGCTTATGCAATACATTATTTAGTTAATAACTTAGAGATTTCAAATGTAAATGACCCATATACTTGGAATGTACAAGTATCTTTACTTATTGGTAAGTAGATAACAAAATTAACTGAAGATATTACTAAACGTAAGTTGGGTAATTTAAACACTGATTTTTAGGAAGCTTTATTAAATAGCTTTAATAGAGTTTTACAAAGTGTTGGTAATAATAATAATTTAGGTTCTCAAATTTTATAGTCTAGAATAATAACTGCTAGAGAAAATAAAATGGGAACTAGTACTAGTCGAGTACGTAATATTGCAGTTACCCACGCATTAACAAAAGATGGAATAAAATTACGTGGGCACATAGACTAGGTAATTGTAGATAAATATGGGAATATTGCTATATATTAGAATATAGTATCTAGTTAGCCTTATGAATCTTGGATAAAAATAAAGAAGTAGAAATTTGAATTAGAACTAGCTTTTTTAAAGAAAATATTATAGGCTAAGGGATTTAATGCTAATAAGATTAGTTTACATTTAATTCCTACATAGATAGTATATAATGATGATGGTTCTATAAAAGATATTCGTATGGATTATCCAAAAAATATCTAGGTTCAAGGAGAATACTAGTTAGGGGATATAGATGAAGCAGTTGAAGCCTATATAGATACTCCTGATTTAAGTTTTGGTAATATTGATGATAAAGTATAGACAGCATTAGATAAAACTAATTTAATGTTTTTAAATGCTAACATTACTTAGAATAGAATTACTAAAACTATTGATAGTTATATCGCTTAGCAGTATAATCCTAGAACTGGTACTGGTGATATAGTAAAACTAGAAGATGATCCATAGGGATATAATTATGCTGTAACTATTGACGGTGAAATTCATAAAATAAAAGAAGATTCTCTACCTAAAAATAATATTGAATTAAAAGAATTATTATAGAAAGAATTTGATAAAAAGGAAAAATAGATAAGTACAGTACTTGATACTTTAGTAAAATAGATTTAGGTAGCAAGACATAATCCTTAGAATACTACATTTGAAGCTTTTAAAAGAAGTAATTATAGACTAGTTTCTTTGCTTGGTAAATATATCGAACCTACTTATATAGGAGGAGATCCAGTATATGAATGGAATATTATTGATAATGAAGCTTTAAGAAATGCTCACATTTTATTATTCCAAAATAGTAAAGGATAGATAGATGTAGTATCACTAGTTAATTATAATCTATATGAGGTAAATAAACATAGAAGTAATGGTTCAAATATTATGAATAGTTATATTATGGATAATCAATCTGGTAATCTATATAATTATGATTGTTCTTTTGGACATATGGAATAGATTCGTACATTAAATATATTAAATGAGATATTACCACAATTAGATGGTAATTTTAAATTAGGTAATATTTAGGTAATATCTACTTATGGCAGAGGTTAGGGAATGTATAGTACTGCTTCAGATTTAATTACTAAATATTATTCACCTATATTAGAAGTAGTAAATAAATATAATAGTGGAGTAAAATTAAATAATAATTTTGGTAATATCAACTTTGTAGATTAGTATGAATTAATTACTGATTATATAAGTAATTTCTTAACTACTTCTTCTTATTTAGAAACTAATCCTATACGTTATAAATTAAAAGATGCTAAGGAGTAGTTAGAAAATGCTAACTCCGAATCAGCTAGAAGAGCTGCTTTACAATCTTTTCTTGAATATTTATAGAATAATCCTGTAATAAAAAACCTACAAAATGGAACATCTGATTTAACCTATGCCAATGATAATACTAAAATGTTAGCTAATATTTATAATTAGGCATGTTATGAATATAATAAATTAATGGGAGTCTATGTAGAAACTAAGTATAAACCTTTAAGTTGGTTAGAAAGTAATATAGTAAAACCTGATGCTAATTCAGATAATAATTATAGAACTATTAAGCAAATTGTTACTTAGACAACTTTCAGAGCTAACGAAAGAGTGATGGATGCTGCAAATCCTATTCAAAATTTTACTAGAGATTATTTTAATTAGGCAGGATATTCTACAGTAGAAGGGTCTTTAATAGGAGATGAAAACAAATATTTTGATAATATGTTTATGCATAATGAAAGAGGAGAAAAAATAATGATGTTTAAAAATCCTTATAAGAATGATGCTGCTAATTACATGAATTCTCACGAAAAACTTTTTCTTAAAAAAGCTTTATTTGAGCTTGCTAAAGTAACATACTCTATGCATAATAAAAAATTTGATTTTACGAGCTATGAAGATCCAGAATTTGCTAAAGCTGTAGAAGAATAGGAAGTATTACGTTATGTGCCTTTAAAAAGAGCTTCTCCTACTTTATCAGTAAAATCATTAAAGAATGGTGTAAATCAATTTTTTGATACTATTAAAGGACTTGCCTCTAAAGAAGATAATGTATTTGCCAAATGGCAGCAAACTTTAGATAAAGAGGGAGCTAATGTATCTATGAGAGATAGGTTTGAAAATGGAGTAACTAATCCTTTTGCTTCTAGCATGTCTTCGGATAAGAATGTTAGATAGGAAATATTAAATCAGCATACAAACGATTATTGGGAAACTAATATCCCAGCATTACTGTATAGTTATATTAATGCTAATATATTAACTCAAGAATTTAATAAATCATTAATATTGATTAAATCAGTGATGTTTTAGGCTAAAATGCTAGCTTTAAATTCTGGAAATCTTAAATATCTTGAATGGTTTTAGAAAGAAGCTGATAAATATTTAACTGTAAATGTATTTAATGATACTATACTAGAAGACACTTCTAAAAAATTCTTCACAGTAATTAATCCTGTTAAACATTTTGTATCTAAGATGTTCTTAAGTTTTAATATTAAATCTATGTTTAGAGATACCTTAGAAGGATTTCAATAGAACTATATTAAAGCTGCTACTAAATATGGTACAGATATTTCTACAGCTAATTTAACAGCCGCTTATTACATAGTAATGAAGGGTAGTTGTACTAATGTAAGAACTATCTCTTTATTAAATCAATTATGTATTAAATATGGTTTATCTAACTTAGACTTTGCTAATATTGCCAATGGATTAAGAACTGATAAAAGTGGTATTAACCATTGGGATGATATAGCTTATAATACTATGAAACGTCCTGATTTTTTAAATAGAATGACTTTATTTGTAGCAAGAGCTTTATAGGATGGTGTTTGGGATGCTTTATCTTTAGATGAGGATGGTAAAATTAAATATGAATGGAAAAAAGATAAAAGATTTCAAGATATATTAAAAGCTCCTAAAGGTAGTGAAAAATATAATAAAGCTAAATCATTATATTTTTCAGCTATACGAGCATATAATAAAGAACATATTGATTCTCCTATTGGATATAATAAAGACCTTCCATCACCTTATTCATTAGAAACTATTGATAAAATTAAACAAGTTGCTGATAGTATATATGGTAATTATGATAGGGGTGGTAGAATGATGGCAGAAAACATGGCTATAGGTATGTCTTTTGCCCAGTTTACTACATATTCTAATGGTATTATCGCTAACTGGTTTGGTAAAAAGAGAGTTATAAAAGGAGATAAATTAGAATAGTAGAAAAATGAAGCAGGACAATTATTATATTTTACTGAAGATGGAACTATTACTACAGAAAATACAGGAGTTCCAGTAATGGATAATATACCTATAGTAGTTTAGGGAATATTCTATACTTTCGGAGATATATTAGGAATATTATCTGATACTAACTAGGATGATAAAATTAAAAAAATAAAAGAAATGATAAATGCTAATCCTAATGATGCTGCTAATCTTAGAAAAGCTTTTGCTAGTTTATTATGGGCTGCTTTTATGAGTATTTTATTTAAATACATATTTGATCCTGGATATAAGGAGATAATGAAATCTTATAATAGTGATGATGTGTTAGCAAGTGCTATGACTTATGTAGTATATAATGGCGGTAAATAGTCTACTTAGAATTTCCATGAATTTGCAGTTATTCCTGAATATTTTGCTGGTAATGGGGCAAGTAATGGTATGACTATTCCTTATTAGAGTTATCCAACATAGTTGGTTAAGAATATGTTTAATACTGCTACAGACCCTAATAAACATTGGGGTGAGTATATTGTAAATAATGTCCCATCATTAGCTATGTATAAATAGGCTACTAAAGCTTATTATAAAGAAAATTAAAAAAAATAAGGGGCGTAACCCAGGATTTCTCCTGAGCTACGCCCCTTTAAATGTTTAATACCAATATAAGGTATTAATTAAATTATTTTCTTCTACTAAATCTTGTAATATACCGATATCTATTTTTCCAACCATAGTAATTTTAGCATGCTGATTATTAAATAACTCCGGATATATTTCTTCTGTATAAACATATCCTTGATCAAAATAATCACAGCACTTTTGTGCTTCCACTACATTTATGTCTAATAAATTTATTTTAAACATTAGTCTGTTATTTCTTCAGATTCTTCAACATAAGTATCTCCTGATGATTCATACCATTCATCTGCCATTTCTCCTTCCCACCAATTTTTTTCAGCTTCTTCTTGGGAGTTGGCTTCTACAATATAAGATATATATCTAATTACATCCTTACTAGTAGTTACTAAATACTTAGACATTTAATTTTATTTTGTAAATCAGTTATTGTTCCATTATTTTGAATAATCTTATCAAAAGTATAATCATCTAATGCCGTCTCACTAATATGGTCCATTAATGTAATATTAGGTCTTTCTACTCTCCATACTTCTCCTCCTAAATCTTTTATCATCTTAAATTCATTAGGATAGCGAACATCTGGAATTAAAATAGTATCTATAGAGCCATTCTTTTTAATAGCTGCAATCTTACCAATCATAATATTTACCCAAAAATCTTCAGTAATACTTTGTCTAAAAGCATTGCCAACATCTTGAAGTAAATTTCTGACAGTATAATTCTTACCCATCCAAGGAATAGTTAACTTTTTAGTCTCTTGTAAAGACATATCATAAGTTCCGAATGGGATGAGTAGTCCTTGACAGCAATCTTTTAAAGAATCTGCAAAATGTAAAGTAGTACAATGTGCTTTACTAAATCTACTATAATAATTAGCTACAGTGTCTTTACCTGAAGTAGCTTTTCCAGAAATTCCTATTATTACCATGTATCAATATCAGTTATATTTTCTTCATTTTTACAAACATTACATCTTATTCCTACTAAATTACCTAGTCCAAAAGGTGAGAATATATAACTAAATTTTGGACAACCATTAGCTCCTGAATAAGGAGTGTCGCACTGCTTATTATGTTCTTTTACAAACTCTTCAGCTGCTTGGCACTCCTTATCTGATAATTTAAAAACCAATCTTTCTTTGTTCTTTTTTATTGAAATCTATTTTATCTCTGTTATAAATCTCTGCTAAAGTTTCAGCTTTATCATCTCCACATATAGCTTTAGTTTTATCTTTATTTAAAGCTTTAAACTCATATTTTATTTTGAGTCTTCCTGGTCTTAATAAAGCTTCGTCTATATCTGTTAATGCTGCATTAAAAGTACATAAGAATCGTATATTTAAAGCATCCCCAACTAATCCATCTGTAATATTTAAAAGAGAATTAATTAATGGATTTTCGTGAGTATCCCTACGTTTCAGTATATATTCACAATCTTCCATTATGATTACAGCATTCTGTAATTTTAAAAGGAAAGATAAAAATTGTCCTGAAACTATATTTTGTAACATAGAAAAATCCATTATATAAAAATTAGTATCAGAACAATCATAGATAAGTTTCTTTATAAGACTTGTCTTTCCACTTCCAGCAATTCCATACATTAATGCTAGACCAGAACCATCCTTTTCACAGAATTCTTTATATTTATCATAAGGTAAATCATCATTGTAGTTCTTTTTTACATCAATATCAATATTCCTAGAACTTGTACATTCTGTAGTACTGAATCCTGTATTAGTAGATACCACTAAATCATAAGTTACAATTTTATTAGTATCCTTAGGTAATGGTTTTACAAATTCTAGAAGTTTTTCAGCTTGCTTATAATCATTATAATTTACTTGGATATAATTACTAAATATTTGAACTTCTCCATATGTTGTAAAATAATGACCTATTTCATCTTCATCAATATAAATACCATAATCTACATTATCAGAAAATTTCTTTATGAAGTATTCTTGATAAATACAAGGACTGTCAGTTACACTGTCTAACTCTAATTTATCTTCATGTTTTACTACTCTAGGATTAAAAGCATTTAAAAGTTGTGCTTTATTATCCTTATCTAATATTATAAAATAAGAACGTATATTACTATACATAGTATACATTACTGCAGGTTTAAATACAGTATCATGTACTTTATATAAGTCTTTTAATGTTGCCTCTATTCTAGCTTGTATTGTATTACTGTACATTAATATAAAATATTGTTAAAGATTTCTCGAAGCAATTTTTAGTAGCTCCTAAAGTATCTATATTAGTTTTTCTATTAGAGTATACCGCAGTAACTCCATTAAATTCTGGTAGAGTATTATAGGATGCATTTGAAGACATCCCATCCATGGCATCAAAAGGTTTTCTTTTATATGATAAACTAATAGGAATTGATTGGTTCATTATTTTCTCCCTAATCTAATTAATTTATAAAATTTTTCATCTAAATTCAGATGTATGACTATATCCAATAATAATGTTAGTTGAATAATTAATTCTAATATAAATAGACCAGTATTAACTACTGGACAAAATACTAAAAATAATGTCCAAGGCTTTTCATCGAAAAAGTCATCATCATATCTAATACTTATTATAGCTCCTATAATTGATGCTATGTATATTATAATTAAAATAATCATTCTATTTTAGTTAATTCAATGAATTTTTGGTGCATTGGCTTAGCAATCTCTTGAGCCATAGGATGGGCATCAGGAGCATCTCTTCTCTTAAAGAAGTTTTCCCAAGCATCTTTAAATCCACAAGAGATAAGTTCAGACTTAATACTTAAAGGGAGTACAGAACGAGCTTGTTGAGGTGTCCATCCTTCAGATAAAAGAAAGAAATAGTAATATTCTGCATATTGAAGAGTGTCAATAAGTCCTGATTCCGTTGCTCCCATACGAGGTAGCCTATCAGGAATATAATCTGGCGTACCATAGTCTCCTTCAGGAATATTACACCAGCATGGTTTAATAAAGGTAATCTCATTGCCAAATTTATCTTTAGAATAATTACAATAACGAGTACTTTCAGCTAAATGAGACAATCCTACATGAGTTCTGAACTCGTCCATAACTCCACGGTCAAGAACCATATGAGCTGTGTATCTTTTATAATGATATTCAGTAGGTTCACAAAGATACTTTAAATCTTCTTCTAGATGATTTTCTACTATAACCCTATAATTAGTGGTGACATAATTCAATACAACATGTGTATTAGGATCATATTCTGCTTTAATAACCTGTTTACGTATTTTAGTCCAAGGATTTTCTGTATATGTGAAAATATTACGTAATGCATTTGTATCATCCCCACGCAATGTAAGGTAAACAGTACCAAACTCAAGAGGTCTGTCATGCCCTCTAGATTCTAGCATATTTACAAACTTTTCATAAGAGGTATCTGTAATTTTATCTTCACTTTTATAACTGACTCGTGCACATCTTTCAATATGCTTCTTGATTCCTACTAAAGAAAAATCTGTTTGATTAATAAATTCAAATGACTGTTTAATTAACTTCATATCACTTAACTATTTTTACATATAATGTATCATGAGGAGCTGTTTTATTAGTTCCCTTTACAATATCTCCAATTTTTGAGAAATTCTTATCAAGGATAATTACATCATCTACGAAGTAATCACTTTCCCCTCTATTTTTAAATACATTTTTGCATCCCCAAACTTGGTGGTATTTAATCTTAACTTTCCAACCTTCTATCTGAGCTTTAGTTAAAGTGCTAATAAGTTTTTGTTGGTCGTTACGATCATTATCCATTGAAAAAGCAAATGGTTCTCCACTAGAATTCATACCAGTTTGGGTAACATTAAGTAACCCATCCCATGAATCCCAGAAAACTCCTGCTTTACTAAATTTAGTTACAGTACCAACACGTTCTCCATTAGAAAACTGTTCTTTACAGGACGTTAAGCACGCCATAGCTACTAGAAAAATAAAGATTTTCTTCATTTTTTGTTGTTTTAAAAAATTGTCTAGCATTTTTTATATATCTTTGTAATTCTTCTTTACATAGTGCCTTATAATAAGGACACTGTGAAGAGGTTACATATTTGCTATACCAAGGATTACCTTTAGCTCTTATAATTATATGAACATTAGATCTATTATATAGTGGATAGTCATCAATTTCTATAGTAATATCAGGATATTTACAATCTTTTATTTGTTTAAATATATTAGAATATTTTTTTAAAGACTCACTCATATTAATATAGTTATTGGTTAATTATACATATATAACTGTAGTTACTTCCTTTGGAAATACTTCTATTAAATCTGCGTCTTCATCTACTGTGTCTTTAAAATCCCAATATGGACTTTGATAATAATCAAAAGAATAATACTTATTATTAACTTTTATAATTGCCTTGTATTCAACATAACCTTTTTCTGAATCAATATCAAGAATAGTATATTCGAGGTTTATTACCTGTATATATGAGTATAATAATTTTAAATAATCATATACTTCATCTGAGTTATGGGATTCACAAAATTCTAAATATTTGTCTGCAATATCATCAGGCATATAGTCCTCTATTTCTTCCCACCCATAATTTATATTAAGTATGTAATAATATTCGTCTAGTCTTAATTTCATAATTCTAAAAAGTCTCTAACATCAATATAATCTATGCCAAAATTCTCAGCACATTTTTTATCTGAATCTGAAAAATCTCCAGGTTTACCAGAGGCATCACCTATCATAATACATTCATCTTTAGATTCTACTTTATACTGATAGTATAATTGTTCTAACATTCCAGTATTAGGTTTTCGATAAGTATCATTCTTATCCATAGAACAACAATACAAGTTATCACTATAGGAAAAATTATTAAGGTTATTAATAAAATAACCATGACATATACCTTCTACAGCCCATATCTTATAATTAAAAATACGTTTATCTGTAAGAGTCTTTAAACCTCCTTGATTACTTACTATAAAAAACATCTTGAGATTAGACATCTTTTCTATTATTTTATCTAATACAGGAAGTTGTACTCTAAAATCAGTAATATCTTCAGGAAATGTTTTACCTGATACAGTCTTAATTAAAGTACTGTCCAAATCAATGAACAGTACTTTTTTATTTCCAAAATCAATCATCTAAATATTGTTTAAGTAATACTTCATCAGGTGAATCATCCAAATATTGCATGGCTTCACCATAATTTATCCAATTATCTACTCCCCACTCTTCTAAGGTTGATAATTTCTCAGAATTCTTAATTAACTTTAAAAGAGTATCTTTATCAATTTTTACAGTATTACCTATATCAGTAATAGACACTTTACTATTACCCCATGGGATAGATTCTTCTTCTCCTTTTTCATTTACAGGAACTTTACTTCCCTCCCAACAAGGACAAGGCATACTTGTATCCATTTCTAAGGCATCATGTACTGAGCAAAAGTTATTTGGATCGTTTACAAAATATTCGAAAGTTTCTTTTACTTTATACATTAAGCAAGAATATTCTTAAGATTAGCTACAAAATTATCTGCCTGAGTTTTGATACTTTCAATATCCTTAATCTCATTCTGTAACTCTTTAATAGAACTTTCTTTAAATGCGATTTCAGTATTCATTCGCTCTATAAGGGAAGCGGTTTTATCGTGAGTAGACTGAAAAGCAGATTTAATACTAGAAAGTTCGTCAGTAAAAGTCTTATTAAAAAACATAACAAATATTATTAAAATTATAAAAATAATTTATCTAAGGATATAAATATACTATCCCATTTACTATAGTAGCTGCTATACAATATATTGCCGTAGCTGTTATAATCTCATCTGAAGAAGCTTTTGTAATTAACATAACTATTAAAGCTACACCATAGATAATTACAATAATTATATCAATTATTAGAAGCCCTAATATCGTCATGATAAAGTACTGATGGATTATCTTTGTGTATATCTATATTATCTAATTTAGCTATAGCTACCTTTTGCTTAAATTGCCCTAAGTCAAATCCCAGAGTAATTACATGAATACCATTTACTGTAGGAACATAGTATAATATTATATTTGTGTAAGGTCTACATTCCCTAACTAAATCTAAATATTTATTTATAAGACTCCAATCTTTAGTATCAAAATCTAATATCCATTTAGATTTATAATTAGAATTTCTTCTTTGACCTATTGCTTTAGAGACACATTTAAATAATTTCTTAGAACTACATTCTATAGCTTCTAGAGCTTCTCTAATTATCTCGTATTGTACTTGTTTACAATTTCTGGGATTTACCCAAAAATATGCCCGAGCATTAAAAGTTTTACATAATGTAACTATTTCTTCTTTCTTATTTAAAAAAGATTTTTTATCAAAGAAATGATAATCTTTAATTACATTATTATTACTACCTATATTACACTCTTTTTTCCTTTGTATTACTTGTACAAAGAAGAAATCTCCTTGGTCTGAGAGATTATCAAACCAAGGAGCAAATATATTAAAATTATCTATCGTCATTTAATTACAAATAAAAGTAATTTTTACCTAAACACCATAAATTGTATGTAATTAATTGATCTAATTTATTACTATTTTTTAGCCAATTAAATAATACGATACGCTCTTCTTGAGATAGACTTAAACAAAATGTGTTGCCACAAGGTTTTGGAGCATTACTTACTAATAAGCATATTTTGCCTCGAATTGCCTCAATTACTGCTTCTTCATTTTCTATCTCTATTTTATTACCCTCTGTAGGTGTGTTATAAAGTAATTCTTTTGCGTTTTTATAAATTTCTGTTACTATAACCTCCATAATTAATTACCATTTAAAGGATACATATTTTTATAATTATTATAAAAGTTTCTAATTATCTTCTCAGAAACTTGTACATCTCTATTTTTATCTCGTTCAATACATACAGATAAAGGAGTATCAAAGAAATCCTTAAATTCTATAGCATGATTTCCATGAGCTATAACTAAAGCACGATAGTTATCTAATACTTTTTTATTTAAGTTAGTATTATCAATAACTATATCATAACCTTTAAGTAAGGCTTCAATTAAAGCTTCTTCTTGTATATGTTGTACAAGAGGTTCTCTCTTAGGGACCCAATACTTACCAAGCATAAGTCGAATATCATCTTGATTAATTCTAACTCTGTGTTCAGGGTCTTCAAGAACCCATTGCTTAGCCCAAAAAGTTTTACCTGATGCAGGTATACCTCTACATATAATTAATTTACTCATTCTTTTTCTAAATCAAAATCATCAATGCTCCATCCCTCATCTAAAAAACGATTTTGCAAAGACTTACAAACATCTTCAACATCAGTTGTAGAAATTTGTTTACTTATACAAAAACATATTGTATAATCTTCTTCTTTCAAAGGAATATCTGTATTAAGATTATCTAAAAATCTCTCTTCAGATTGCATTAACGTTGGTGAATTACTAGCCATAATTAAAATTGCTCAATGTAATCAGCTTCAGGGAATTTTGCATATACATCATCCCACGCAGCATCTACTTCCATCTCGTCATCTTCTTCATAATGGTTAGAATACTGAGTTCTAGAACCATCTTTATTAGTTATAATAAATGTCATATATTTATTACATATTTATCAACAAATTCTCCATGAGTTTCACAATAATCTAATTGTTCATACTCGCCCATTCCAGCGCAAGCAATTTCCACAAATCTTTGTAAAACTCCTTCGGAAACTTTATCTACTAATTTATGACAAATTTCTTTTTGTTTGTCGTAATCTATATCAACGAATTCTTTGCCGTCAATATCCAAGGAGTAATACTTGTCAGTATAGGTTATTCGCACACCCAACTATTTAACATATCAACTCCCCAATTATTTATGGTATCTTCAGTTATTCTTTCAGAAACCATTTCAATATCTTCTTTTTGAGAGGTATACCAATCATCATATTGTTCATCCTCTGATTCTTCTAAAGTCTCGTCATATTCAAAATCATTTCCTAAATATCCAAAAGACTCAATACATTCATCTACTAATTCACTCCATTCATCTTGTGGCATATTTTCTACAGGATCTTTATCACTCTGTACGACTCTATAAATAGCTGCTGTGCAAGCTACTGGATATTGAGTAGTTATTAACCACCAATTTCCATCTTTTAATAATTGTTCTTTAGTTAATTCCATAATTAATGAATCCAATAATTAGGTAATGTTCCATCTTTACATCTAGAAATATCTGCATCTAATTTACATCTAGTACAAAATATTTCTCCTGCTCTAACCATAATAGCATGGAGTCTAGTGGCTACTTCTTCAGCTATTTCTACAGGTGCCTCGCAATTAATTTCATCATAAGGGGTGACAGTAATTAAAACCTTATTAAAAAGATTATTTTCTACTAGCCATTTAAAGAAATAAATCATACTTACTTTATAACATAAAGCTCCAGTATGCTGTATTCTATAATTTATACTATTCCTTTCACATTCACCTTTTTTCTTAAAAAAGTCTCGCACTTCTTGCACTGTATCACAGTTAGGAGATTCTCGCTTCATTTCTCTATAATACTTCCAAAATTCCCTATCTTGCATTTTTTCCTGCATTGAACGTAGAGATTCAAAGTCATATATATGTGCTCTATATTTACTTATAGGATTTAAAAGTATATAGCCTTTTTCCATTACTATTTTTCTACAATACTCTTGATATTTAGCTAATCCTGAGAAACCTGACATATAATTTTCATATATTTTTTTAGCCTCTTCTATAGAGATACCTAAATTCCTATGTATAGTATTAAAGTCTCCACCATAATTGAATCCAAACTCAATTTTCTTAGCTAGCTGTCTAAGATGGTGATACTTTTCTTTAATTTCTGTTATTTTTGTATCTCTTGGTATTTGATCAGGATAACTCATATAAGCAGTTAGAGCATGTAAATCTCCACTTCCTTCCATTAATTCATGTATTAAAGCTTTGTCATTAGAAATGGAAGCCATAATAAAGGACTCTTGTCCTGAATAATCTATGGAAATCCAAGAGTTACCTTTCTCTGCAATAAAACAACTTCTAGTTTCTGGGTCTGCTGGAAGATTAAGAAAATTCACATATTCTATTTTAGCATTCTTATCTTTTCCTCCACTAGATATTCGGGCAGTGTTAGTACCTAACTGATTAAACTTAGTATATACTCTACCAGTTTCTGGATTTATTTGGTCTAACCAGTTCTGTCCATAAGTAGAACATACTTTTTGAGCTTCCTTATAATCTAGATAAATAGGAAGAATTTCAAAATCCTTAGATTGAGGCTCTAATAATTTAGCATCTACAGAATCTTTTAATTTCTTTGTTTTACTGTCTATAGTAGAAGTATTTATTCCTATAGCTTTAAACAATGGAATTACTTGAGCTGCACTATTCCAATTTATAGTACATTGTGGGTCAGTATTAAATCCTGAAAATAAATCTCCTTGTAAATCTACCTTAGTAAATCTAGAGTCCTTTCCATAATGTTTTACTACCCAATCATTTAATTTGGTTAGAGCAATCTTTAAACGTTTATCATCTTTTACCATTTTAGCTTTCCATTTTTCTACGTTTAATTTTACTCCACACCATTCCATATAAGCCAATGGAACAACAAATCTATTCTCTAATTGTACTGCTTTTACCAAATCTTCTTTTTCTAACGCTTTTATTTGGGCATTCATTAAATCTTTCAAATCTACTACATCATTAGCTGCATAAACTATCACTTCTTCCGTTAGACCAACTTTAGTAATTTTACCTCGAACAGTTTTATCCATATATTTATTAAGATACTTATATTCAAGAGTTTTTAAGTCAGCATGGAAACTACCTTTAGGATATCCCAAATATCTAATCTTTTCAGCTAACATTACATCCCATACTTTAGATAATATAATATTATGTTTAAAGAAGAATTGAATATCAAATTTAGCATTAGCTAAGATATACAAAATATTGGAATCTTCTAATATATCTTTATATTCCCAAATATTTATAGTAGTACAATCAATTACTACTTGATTTTCTTTAGTGCCTATCTGAACTGTTAATAATGCTTTGGTATGAGGATTTAGTCCCATAGTTTCAGTATCTAATCCTCTAATTTTTTTCATAGAATTAATAATTTCCTTACTTCTTTCTATGGAAATACATTCATATTTAGAAGATTTGAATAAAGCTTTAACCTTGGTAACTAAATAAATCATTTAAATGTTTTTAAGAATTTTTCTTTTTCTAAGTTTTTTGATTGCTTCTTTCCTAATTTGTCTGATACGCTCTGGCGTGCATCCAAATAAAGGAGATATAAGTTCAGGAGTGTATTCTTGCCCAGTAAATCCATAGCATAAAAGTATTATGTCATGTTCTTTATTAGAAAGTCCATTTAAAACTTTGTTAATAACATTAGTTTTATAAGACTGTTCTATATTATTATCTGCTAGAGGACTATTATTGTTTTTAACAATGTCTACTAAAGTAGAGTCTCCGTCATCATCATTACTACCTAATGGAGTATCTAAAGACATACATACTTTTTTAGCATTTATAGCTCCATTAATTTGTTTCATAGTTTTACCAGTAGCTTCTTCTAACTCATCATCTGATGGAGGTCTATCTTCAGTTTGCCAGTATTTATTTATAACTTTAGCAGCCTTATTATAAGTAAGTTTTTGACTTACAGGAACTCTAACAGTGTCTGCTTTATAATGAATAGCTCTACGAATAGCTTCACTTATATGCCATACAGCGTAAGTTATAAACTTAACATTATATTCACTTTTATATAAGTGGCTAGCATGAATAAGACCTACATTTCCTTCAGCTATTAGATCCGATAAAGGTAATCCTTTATTTTGAAACTTTTTAGCTACAGTTACTACAAACTTTAAATTAGCATTTACTAATTTCTCCCAATCTCCAGTGTCAGCACATTCTTTCTCTTCCTCTAAAGATAATGGAGTAGAATGAGTAATATTATTTAGATAAGCTTGTAGTGCCTCACTATCGTCTGTAATTAAATTATACCCAGCCATCTTTATACCATGTTTTAGTTAAATAACCTTTTGTGTAAGTTCTATAAAAAGTACATTCATAATTATCTGGATCTAATTCTTCTGGCAATTCATCATACTCACAAAATTTATCACGATATAAGTAACAATTAGTTATTTCAGTACCATCATAAGGTTTATACGGCATATTAGAATAATCTATTATATTATATAAAGTATCATCTACATTCATATAATCTGTAGTATAGATTACTTCATCAGGAAAATTTTCCCTCAATTTATTAAAGTCAGTAGATATTTGTTCTACGTGAGAGCCAAAATGAGAATCCTCTATAATAAAATAAATCATTAGTCTTCTTTTATTAAAGTTTGATCAAATTTTATATTATCTACAGAAACTACTTCTGTGCAGAAAGAACATGATGATTTAATAGCTTCTGATATAATCTTAGATAATTGATTAAGAACTTCTTCAGGAAGTTTCCCAACGAAGTTTCTTTTATCAGTCTTAATTTTAGCAGGTATTATTGGTTGAAGACTTGTTTGTTTAATTTTAATAACTGCATCGTAGGATACTGAATAATCCTTAATGGGAGAAACATATTTAACTTTAGATTTACTCTCTACCACTGGAATTGATACCTTCTTTCTTGGCATATTTCTTAGTTGTTTCATATTCACACATTAACATTGCAAAAGTACTAGCAAGCGATTCATCATCTCCAGTATTCCACAGATAGTTAAAGGCGTGGAAAAGTTCATGATAATATGTGTTAAGAATACATTCTTTGGATAGAGGCTCACCATTATATTTAAATATCTTGATTCTAATGACTTGTTCCTCATAATCAAATTGTCCACATAAGGATTCGTTTTCATCGTATAATTCTTTATATAATTGTACTTTGAAGGTGTGACATCCGAGAGTAAAGGTCTCCGGAATGTATGGTAATTTTTCATTAGCTATTACGTCTTTCATTTTAAATGTCCAAATATAATGGTTTATAAATCTCTTTATATTCATTATCTAATATAGATACGTTATATATTTCAGTATTATCTAATTTTAAATATTTATCTTTGCAAGTATGTAAATGCCCGCAAAATACATATCTAGGTTTTACTCTACAAATAGCATCTGCTAAAGCTTTACCTCCAGCATGAATGGCTTTTGGATTCCATTGACTAGGAGGTAATAAATCTAAATCCCCCAACATCGGAGTATCGTGAGTTAAAATTATATCAGTATCTTCTGGAATATTATCATAATAACCTTTTAACCATTCTTCACTTTGCATAAATGACCAGTTACCGAACTTGTGGCAGAAAGGAGAGCCATATATTTTATAACATTTATAAGTTTCATATTCATAAGTAGTTCCTGACAAATATGTAAGTTTAAAATGAGTAGCTCGCTCTAATGCATGAGCTATAAAAGAAGCTTGTTCTAAAAGTTTATCATGATTACCTGCAACCATAATTACATCTTCACAAGGAAGAGAGTTGATCCATTTTGTAAATGTATCTAAAAACCACAAAGTAGCTGCGGCATTATCAAATTGAATATTTAAAGGAACAATATCTCCTGCTATTAATACTAATTCACAAGGTTCAATTTTTGGTAGATGACCATGTAAATCACTCAGTGCACAAATTTTTGTCATTATAATAAAGAATTTTTTATATCATTATATAAGTATTCATCATATTCACTTAATACTTCTGGATTTATTTCTTTTATAATAGGATATAGGATATACCAATAGTATTTAATATCTAAAATATCTATAAAAGCATTTATTTGTGCTCCGTATCGAGGGCAATTAAGTGAAAATAATTTATAAATACTGGGAAATCTTTGTCTATCTATTATCTGCCAATCTTCTATAAGAATTTTAGCTAATTTATGTAAAGATATATTAGCATATATATAATTCCTAAGTATTGTGCCATTACTTCTGTTAGCTGTAGAACTCATTAATATAATTGTTTAATAGAATCATCCAAATCATCTCTTCTAGCTTTGAAACTAGGCTGTAATGGAATACCATCTTCAGAATAATAGAAGAATTTACATTCTCCAAAATGTCCTTTATATTCAGTATCAAAGTTTTCTACATAGTATTCTTTTAAAGCTCTATCTCCCCAAGGTTTAGCTTTAAAAGTTCTACCATCAGGTAATTCCATTATAAATACCATATCTTCAGAACCTCTCAGTCCTAATTCATAATCTACAATTTTAAAACAATCATCTTTATAATTTTTAAATTTAATCATTACGTTCTTTCTAGACCCAAACTCATACATACCTTCTGGATCCCTACAAACAACTCCTTCCCAGCCTTCAGCTACATATTTATCATGTAATTTCATAATATTATCATAGCCAGTAACTTTTACTTGAGGTAATATTTGTAAATGTAATTCAGAATCACTAAAATCTTTATTAGGATTAAATCCAAGTTTAAGATATTTAGCTATTCCAATTAACATTTTTAACCTAGTTTTAAAAGGCAAATTCGGAACCATTATATCATATATAAAATACTGTAGTTCATCACAATCTACAGCATTCTTTTCCATTCTAGCAGCACTATTTATTTTAGCTAGACTCCAACCATGTTTATAAAGCTCACCATCAAGTTTAATTGACGGATGTTCTTTAAAGAATTGAATTAGTAGTGGATGTCTTCTTATATGAGTAGTTCCAAAATCATAATCTCCACCTCCTCTAGAAGCAGATTTTATTTCTTTATCATTCCAATAAAAAGAACATCTAAGTCCATCCACTTTTCTACTAGCATAATAGTAAGGAGTATTATCAATAGTTTTCCTAGCTACTTTACTAGCTTGTTTAGCTAACATATGTTTAGGAAAACCATTACCATCAGTATTATACTCAGGAAGAAAGTTTAAAATTATTTTCTCATCTTTATTATCAGGATCTTCTTCAACTTCTTTATAACCTTTATCCTTATATTCTTTAAGTTTAGAGTTAAACTGAAGTTGTGTTTGTTCCCTAAGAGTTCTACTGACTAATCCTTTCTTTATAGGAATATCTGGATGGTCCAGTCTTTTACCATTTAATTGCCAAGACTGTCTTTTAATAAGATAGGCATGAGCAGAATCACTCCACTCATACCATATTCTTACACATCTAACTTTACCTTTAGCATCCTTAGACACTAAATAAGCATTTGTTTGAAATTCTTTTTCAAATAAGTCAGACACGATTCAATTTCTTTAAAGCATCATAAAGTTGCTCTGGTGTTTCTACTTTTACAATTTCATTATCTATAGTCCACTCTTTTTCTACATCTTCATATAGCCACCATTCGATATCTTCTACGGTGTTTTCATCATCATTAGCTAGAGATCTTATTAAATCGGTTATAATAAATGTTATAGATTCTCCAATAGGGGATTCTATTAATACACAATTTAAAACATTTTCAAGTTCCTCTAATTTCTTATAGTAATTTAAAATATTACGTAAAGAATCACAAAATCTTTCTTTATCATAAATTCTGAAAGTACTATAAGCATCTTCGGCACCTTGTAAATAATCTGATATTACGGCATTCACAGCGTCTTGATGATTTTCTGAATCTAGTATTGTATTATTAGCATACTGCTTACCTAATACTCTTATTTTCTTTAAAAAAGATTCTTTACTTATCACTTTACTCCAGATTTACCATAACCACTATCAGATCTATCTGTTTCATCCAAAGATTCTGCTTCTATAAGATTAGCCTCTTCTACTTTATTAAGCACTCCCTGTGCAATTCTATCACCTTGTTCAATTATAAAAGGCTCAGTACCATCATTCTTAAGAATAACTCCAATATTACCTCTATAAACTGCATCGATGGTTCCCGGCGTATTCAGTACAGTAATGCCATGCTTCAAAGCCAGACCACTACGAGGACGAATCTGAAGTTCATAACCTTCAGGAATTGCCATATATAAACCTGTTGGAATAAGTGCTCTACCTCCAGGGTTAAGAATTATTGTGGTACTATCAAATTGAATAGCATTAAACAAATAATTATTATTTTCAATTTCTTCTACATTAGCTCTAAGGTCAAAACCTGCGTCACCTTTGTGTGCATACTCAGGAAGTTTATTACTAGATTTATTAATTACCGGAATATTAATAGTTGTGCTCATTTAAATAAGATATTAATTTAGAAATTACATTGTCTTTATCTTCTGCATAAAAGGCTTTAATAACCTTATCATCTTTTTTTACTAATGCAAATGGAGTTTGATTACTACCCCATTCTTGCTGTATCTTATAAGCTTTACTACGTTCTACTTTAGAACCCCTATCTAAGAATTGTAAAAAAGCTTCTCCATTATAGGAGTTTTTAAACAATTCTACTAATGCTGGATTATTATGAATTAATAGTACATCAATCATAATAGCATAGTTATATCGCTTCTAGTTCTAGACATACTTACATATTGTAATTGTCTAAGAGTCTCTTTATCTTTAGCCCTAAAGATATCTTTCATATCTATAAATACATTATCATAAGAAGACCCTTGAGAACGATGAGTAGTAATAGCATACCCGTATTTAAAAGTAGCTTTTCTTATACATCTACCATCAGTAAATAGATCTTTAGATGTACAAAAACTTCCCATTAAAGCATAATATATTCCCCACTTCTTTTTTCTATCGTATCCTTGAGAATTTATTGCTTCAGTTCTTATAGTTTCTATAACTATAGCTAAATCTTCATTACATTCTTCTGGAGCTAATAGTGGAATTTCAAAAGAGGCATTGTTATATTCATCATATAGTTTAACTAAGTATCCTTTACACTTAGTATAATACGGGACATCGATAATAGTAGGAGTAAATTCTTCTACTATATAATCCATAGAATTAGTTACTTCATAACCATCTTTTTTGAAATTCTCATAAGCCATTAAAATTTCTCCTTTATGAAGAAAATTATTATCATTCCATAAAAGTTTATGAATAGCTTTATTATAGTTACTTACACGAGCATTAGTATAAGCTAAAATTTTAGTATGTAATATATCCTTAGCTTCTATTTCGTATTTAAATTCCGAAACTGCTTTTCTACAAAAATTTTCTAATTTAGACTCTACAAAGAGACTTCCGTCCTCACCTTCACAATTATCCCACTGTTGTATTGGGGACTCTCTAAGCGTCTGTAAAATGTCTTTAAGACCACTTTTTTCAGATTGCCTGTATATTTTAGTCAATCTAAATTGATGTTTACATCTAAAGACTTTTGATTGTTCGTCTTCTTTTACTGGATTTAACTGAGCATAATCATCACAAAAGATAATCATAGTACCCATTAAACTACATTTCTCTACTAATAAATCATATAAGTCACTACTTACCATAGATGCTTCATCACAAATGACAATTCCATCATATGGTATAGACATTTTTTTATCATTAGTAGCAAAGAATCTTAATTCTCTGATATCCAGTTTGAGAATATCTACTTTAGGAGACAATGCTAACATACTATGAAGAGTAGTTGCATCATAATCATTATACTTTTTAAGTACTAAAGCTGCTTTATGAGTAGGAGCACATAATTTTACAGGGAATCCTTTAGTATTTATCCACTCTAAGAGAAAGCTAGTACAAAGTGATTTACCACATCCAGCAGCTCCTCCTAAATTAATAGGATTTAAAAAGTCTCTCTGTTTAAAATTATCTAATATGATATCAACTATATCATGCAATACTTGTAATTGCTCTTCTCCTAATGTTATTTGTTTTTCTTCTTCAATAAATCTTAGCCAATTATTTCCTTTCACAAAAGGATTATCTATCATATTAGGTCTTTCCGGAGACCCATCGAAATTGTCTATATAAATTAATTCATCACTCATATAAATATACTCTATCTCCTTTAGGAGTAAGAAATCCCTCAGTAAAAGCGTTTATTTTTTCTTTATTACAATTCTCCCAAGTATTTCTATTTACAGCTTCTTTAAGAGATTTATTATAATAAATTATATCTAAGATTGTCTCCCAATATACATCATTATTATTAGTTTGAAAAGTTAATAATAGTTGATATTTCTTAAATACTTCTAAATTTATTTGAGGGACAAATTCAAATCTAGGACTATCATATTTATCTTTCCAAGTAACGTCATAACTATGTAACTCAATCCATTTATTAGGAAGTCTATAAGGTAGCCCTGATATTATGGGTCCAAAATAAATGGAAGGTTTAGGAATTCTAAACCATTTCCTAACCTTCCACCATGTTCTAAGAGGATTCTCCATCAGCACGTCTTAAATAAGGTAATAACTTTTCTTCTATTGCTCTATAAAAACGCGGACAAACTTCCTCATATACCTGAGTTCCATATAAAGCTTGAATAATTTCTTCTTTATTTAACTGCCACTCTTCCATATAAGATAGAGTGGATTTAATAGACATATCTGAATCAGTATGTAAGAATTTTATATAATCAAATATATCTTTAATACTTACATCTAATTCATCTGTTGTGAGATATTGATATGAAATTTTCATGATTCTAAAGATAATTTAGTTATATATTGTGCTATATCGTCTATAACTTCTCTTAGACCAGAATCTGAGGGATTATTATTTTTATAACCCCGTAATTTTAAAAATCTATAGGTATAAGTGCGAGCCTCTGGCATCCATTTATTAAATACTTCTTCATTGGATAATGTTGAAGGAAATAAACTTTTAATCCAATTCCAATATTCAGAAGTATCTATTTTTAAAGTTCCTATGAATTTAATTTCCATTCTTTTAATTCGTTAGTTTCAGTATCTAATATAAATGGTTTGCAGCAATCTAACATAGCATATTTATCTGTAATTACAGGTTTAGTTCTGCCTCCCCAAGAGTGTCCAAATATTTGATAATAACCTTTATATGGAGTCTGTAAGTGAGTTTGTATTTGAAAATCATTTAAATCATTCCAAATACAAGAACCATATCCAGCATAACCTCCTCTAGAAAGAGGAATTTGGTCTAATGGACTAAGATTAGTTATATCTATACTATCTAAGTCTTTTAATTCTAGATTATTATAGTCTAACCAGTCTTTAGTAATACCTGCATGAGAGAATAAATATTTATGAGGCTCTTTAGGAGTTAAATCTTCATATATATAATATAATTGAGGATTTAAACTACTAACTAGCTCCTTTACTTCTTTTTGTTGCCAATAATCAAATCTACACTTACCATTTCCATTGAAATAGCTTAAATCGTGATTACCTAATAAGCATATAACATCAGAAATCTTACGTCTGTTTTCCACAAAAGCAGCTAATTCTTTAAGATTAGTTAAAGATTCTGCTTTGTCTGGTTCTCCATCTACATATTCTCCGTAAGGGTCATGATAATCTCCTAAGAATATAATTTTACCTTCCCAATTATTACATGGTTCTTTCCAAAATGTTCTTCCATGCACATCAGGTATAATTAATATTTTAGTCACACAGATATTGTCTAAATTCTTTCATAAATTCTTCATCATCTAATAATTCAGTAATATTATCATTATCTATTTCTCCATCAGTATTACAGTCAAAACTTGTTTCCAAGCTTAACATAGAAAGAAACTCTTCTTTATAATCCTTTAAATTATCTTCTAACCAATCAATTATAAATTCGGAATAATCATGAGATCCCTCTGGTATATCTATACCCTCACAATAAGTGGTACATAGATTAGCTAAAGTTTCAAAGAGATCATACTTTTCAAAAGTATATTCCACATTTAATGATCAACTTAAATCGATTTTATCACTCATTTTCGTACCATTCTTTAAATTTTTTTAAGAACCCATCTTTAGTAACTAACTCTGTAATATCTTCAGTATCTATATCACCATTAGAATAATCATAAGGAGAAGCATATTCAATTAATTCTTCTATATAATTTTCTATATTGTCTTGAATGCCTTCAATAATTTCATCAATATTCTGCTCTAACTCAGTTCTACTTTCTGATTCTGTATTATTTTCTTTCATCATTAATTGTAATATTTTTATTAACCATCCAACTTACATCGCTTAGATTAAAGTCCATATAACCTAACCAAGTCTCTATCTCACTATCATACATATTTAATCTAGGCAAAGTATAAATATAAACTTCACCATTGGAATAATCTAATATAATTATGTCATCCATTATTTTTATAACGTAGTGCTAAAGTTAAATAGTTGATAGCTTCTAACTCACTATCAGATAGAGTTATTAATTTACCATTAATATCAATATCATACCCTTCTCCATTAGCCCATTCCGTTATAGTTATATAGTCTGATTCTTTACCACTATACGTATATTTTTTAAGATTATCAGTAATCTGATTTACTTTCGTTATTTCCATGATTTAACTTATTAAAACCATAAATAATTAATTCTTTAAAATCTTTTTCTTCTTGTTCTGTTAAATCTAAAGGTCTTTCATCTATCCATATAAATTCATAAATTCCTTCGTGATCATCATATTCAAACTTTGCTATAGCATAACAAGTTTCAGGATTTTTAAAACAACTCTTATGTAATTTATGCCAAGAAAAGTTAGGGTCTCTGTACCAATCATTATCTATTTTTATAAAATCAGCTTCGTGACCATAATAACAATTAGGCATGTATCTATTTATATGATAAGCTTTAATTTCAGGAGGATTTTTTAAAAGATAGGTAGCAACCTTAAATTCTAAATTATTTATTCGTTTAGTATCTATCATCTTCAATATTAATTTTACCTTCTTTAATCATAAATTCTATTTCATCTTCTCTGTAACCAAGAACATCACATAGGTAAACTTCTACATTATTAATATCATCTGGAACTGTTACTAAATCAACACTTCCTACACCGTAATTTAAAATTGCACACTCCATAAAAACTAAAAAAGGAGGCTTATTCAGCCTCCTTCCAAAATATATCAGTACACCATATCATTATATGGGCATTTCTATCTATCTTATAAAATTTTTGATTAGTATTCGGATTATTTAATGGTCCAAATTGTTTCATATAAGGACCAAGTTTAATATAATCAAAATTATCAATATCTATATCATTATCAGCTAGTAATTGTTTACCACTATACCATCCAATATGTAATTCGGGATAATTTTCTCTAACCCATTTAGCTAATTTATTTATTTCTTCTGGATCAGAATCTCCTCCCATAAATCCCACTAATGTAATCCCCTTATTAGATTCAATTAATTCTTGGAGTCGTTCCAATGATAATGTTTCTCCAATATCTTTTGACAAATAAGGCGAATGGCAACCATCACAGAAACAAGGGCAATTACTGATGTTAATACACAGAGAAACTTCATTAGGAAATTCTGCAAAAGTAACAGCTGTATCAACATATTTAAGCATAGAACTCTTTAATTTTGTTCTCAAGCATATCAGCAGTTAGAACTCCAGAAGTTCTTCCTACTTCTATATTATCTTTTATAAATACAAGAGTTGGAAGATTTCTAATATTATATTTAAGAGTAGTCTCTTCTTCTGTCTCTATATCTACTGTAGTTAAAGTAATATCAGTATGATTTTCTAATACTCTTTTTAAAATAGGTGCTAAAGCTTTACACTGACCACACCATTCTGCTTCAAATTTTAATATTTTTTTCATTGCGCTAACTCTATATTAATTTCTAATTCATTCTTTCTACTTCTAGTACTACCTTCTAGTTGTCTAGCAGCACTCCAGTTAGAAATTTTTGTAAGATAACCGATAATTCTATCCCATAGACTTACATGAGTACTGCCACATTTAGGACACTTACTGAATGGTTGTTTTGCTATAAAATGACACTCTTCACATTCACAATTAGGAATATTAAAAGTAACATATTTACAACCTACTTTAGCCATAAATTTAAGTAAATACTCATATTGTTTCTGACTCAAATGTTCAGATAAATTAAGATGACAGGCAGAACCTCCATCTAATTCGTCAGCAGCAAATTCAGAACTATGAAGTATGATTTTGTCAAGTATACTTATATGTGTATCATTAGGTTTAAATATATAACTAGCATACAGATTAGTATCTGTAGGAACCCAATACCCATCAGCTTTATCTCTATTATAAAGTTTTACTGAAGCAGATTCTGCTGGTACTTGTTCAGTATTAAATTGAGCTATTTTAGTTTTATGTTTCTTATTCTGCTCTTTTATAGTACTGAATATCAATCTACAGAATGTCTTATAATAAATATTATTATTACATTCCATTCCTAAGTATTCAGCAGCCTGATTTAAGCCATTAATTCCAATAGTTAAATATTGTTTATCAAGATTAATAAAACCAGCATCATAAGCAGCATATAAATGATGGTCTTTACACCAATGCATTAAGTCATTGTAAGCATATTGATATAGATAAACTCTTTCAAGAATATTTTCTATATATTTCTTAATTCCTTCTTGGAAGTCTTTATGTGTAATCCAATCTACTGGGAAACAACATTTATTAGTGTCAATATCAATATGGTCTTTATAATCAGACCAAGTATGCTGCCAATCCTGAATAATTCTATTTAAATCAAGGGTAATAACATTCTTACTACCAGTCATTATTCCTATCTGACCATTAGTAGTATTAAACGTATTTTCTTGTACTGCATTCTGTAAGCGACAACATGAACTTAAACTATCTACACTACGAGACATGTAAGTAAAGAAAGAATTTCCTTGAGCATATTCATTGCATATATAATGGAAAGTATCTAAATCTTTAAAATTACCTTCTTTATCGGTTAAGCAAGCATAGCTACATACAGGAAATGTTAAAATACATTTTAGTCTTTCTTGATTTAGCCAATGTAAATAACGTTTCTGTAACCAATTAGTAGAGTTCCATTCTGGCTTTGTTCCATCTGGAAATACAAATTCTCCAAACATACCTTCAAAGAAATATTTATCGAAGAATGAAAAATTTGTAAATGGAGATTGCATTCCTCTAGCTCCTGCTATTTGATTAATGGAATAAGTCACCTGTTGGAAATACTGATCAATTTGACTACCAATAGTTTTCTGTTTTATACAATAATCTGTAGTTATTTTTACACTTGGTTTAAGATAATAATTATTTCCCCATTCTTTTCTACAGAAGTAATCCATATACATCAGAAACTCAGGAGTAGCTACTGCTCCTTTAATTTCGGAAGCTAATGCAAAGTTTAAATTTACATAAATACCACAGAATGAATCAAGATTCTTTGGAACGGCTGATTTACCTCCTAACTTTTCTAATCCTGACAACAGGAAAGGATACATAGAAGCTGCCATACAATATGGTTCTCCTACTTGAGAAGATGAATCATGAGGATACAAAATAGTTTTAAAGTCATTCCTCATAATCTTTATATTAAAGTTAGGATCTCTCTTCTTTACAAAACTTTCCCACCATTCTGTATTAGTAAGTTTATTATCGACTTTATGTATTTCAGCGTTTAATACTCCAATACCTTTAGTTCCAACATTACTATTGTCATCAATAGTAGCGTTAGCAGTATTATCAGATTTTACAAAATTATGAATAAATTTAATATCCCTAGTAGCATGATTTCTAATGTCCTCACGTTCTTTACGATATAGAATATATTTTTTAGCTACGTCGTGATATCCTAAATCCATTAAGAGTTCTTCAATTTGGTCTTGAATATCCTCAATAGATTGATCTTCAGTTTCTACTACAGAATTAGTTATCTCAGTAACTGCTCTGTAAATATCTTCATCTATTGTTTTACTAGAATTTTGGGTAACTCCAAAAGCCTTTAATACAGCATCTCTAATTTTGTTTCTGTTAAACTTTTCTTTAATTCCGTCTCTCTTTATTACCATAAATAACATTTATAAATTAACATTTTAAATCATCTACGAAATAAGCACTATAATACTAGTACTGAACTAATAATATAGTGCTTATATAGTTATTTCAAAATATTATTTACAAAGTTAAAATGCTGTTTACTAGTAAAGTTTTCTCAACCTGATTCATAATATCCTTTTTCATAGAATCAGTTATAATTTGAGTGAATGCATTATATACAGTAAACATATTTGCGTTATCATCTGATATAAGATATGGACTATCTTTTTTATCAAATAATAATTTATAAGCATCGATAGGAGTTGATGTAGCTAATTTTACTTTACCAAAACCATTATCAATAGATTCAGACATACAATTACGAACCCATCTACCCAAATGCTCATTTACAAAACTCTTATCGGTATAGTCGAAATCTGTATCGGCAAACCGTCTTAGAGTAACTCCTATCTCTGTAGTTTGCTCTACAAGTCTTGTAATTGGTTTAAAATTAATTGGAGTTTCTGGCTCTATCTCATTAACTACTAAACTATCTGGATTAAATACACAAAGATTTGTACATGCAGAATTCAGAGCACCTGAATACATTTTTACAACAGCTTTTCTAGTGTCTAGACCATATACCATACCAATTACTTGCTGATGATTAGCATATTGATATTCATTTGGCAGTACTGCTTCCAACCATACTCTATTAAAAGTTAAGTCAGCAGTATCTATGTCACCATTTTTATTATAAGTGATTTGATCAGGTAATTTTACATGTACTCTAATATCAGAAGTTAATTTTTGAACTCTTTCTAGGAAAGGCTCAATATATCCTCTAGTAGGAAGATAATCTTTACCCTTAATACTAGTAGCTTTTCCTTCTAACACTTCTTCTAAAGTAAACTCAGTTGGCATTCTCTCCATTGTATGTGAAAAACATTATGTTATCAATAATTTCTTTATCTAATAATTTTTGTACTAAGTTATGAGGAGTATCTTCCACATAATTAACTTTATTTACATCTACACTAGTAATATATACCCACTTACTCCCGTTGTATAATATTTGTCCACAGGGATATGAATCTTTATAACAGATAAGTAGTGTTTTGTTATCTTTAGTAATCTCATTAGTTACCATTTTAATGTAGCAAGAAATTCTTCATCAGATACTTCTTCAAAGTCCCCGTCTCCATAAATAACATCTGAGATATTATAGTCTACTATTTTAAATTCTGGCTTACCATGATTATGCCAATATTCTTCAACATGTTTTGCATTACTATTAGGGCTAGGACCTAGTGCAATGCTGCAAGAAAATTGATTAGTTTCATAACAATGTCCTTTATAAAAATTTTGACATTTCTTTATATAATCAATAATAGTATTAACTTCCCCTGGACAAGTAATAACTTCTTTTAATGGAAGAACTTTTTTATAATCTCTATAAGCAGGGTTACCAGGAGTAGCTTCTTTATAGTCATCTTCTATACCTCCTTCTAAGAGTTGCTTAATTAATGTTTCAAAAGTATCATCCCAAGTATCTTTAATGCCATATGCATACATATAAGTATCTCTTATATAATTAAAATTATCTTGAGATAAATAATGTCTAGCATATAACGGATCTTCTGTACTGTCTTTAAATCCATTTTTAATAAGCTCATCTAAATCTATAGAAGGCTGAGCCCATTTATACATTTCTACAAAACACTTATGTAAAGCTTCTTTTAAAACGTCTCCTCTATCAATCATCGTTGTTAGTATAAAATTCTAATAATCTAAAATTATCTGCTATAACTAATTTAAAACTATCGGCGTAATTACTAGCTATTACGTTTCTTAGTAAAGCTAATAAATTTTCGTCTCGTTTGTAACTACAGTTTATGGTAATATCATCTAAGTATACCCACTCATTATTATCATCGTCATATCCAATAAATCCTATTGGTTTATTACCTTTGTATGCTAAAATAATACCTTCAGTATTTGTATCTATAGCAGAGATGTCTATAGATTTATCGGATGTTTCCGGAAGTCTTATGTCCCTCATTAATTATTTCCTTTAATAGTTCCCATCAAAATATCTTTATCTTTTACAATAGTATAATTAATGCTCCATTTAGTATGTCCAAAATTAGCTGTAATATAATTACTACTACCATACATACTACCTACTGATATATAATCAAATCGTTTACCAGTAGTATAAGCATAATTATGTAAATCACCTTTTACAACATAAATATGAGGACTACATATACCTTTTTCTGCTATATAATTAGCAAAGAATAATTCAGTCTGAGGATTTAAAGTAAGAGGAAATTGTCTAGTCTGAGAATTATTATCTTTACCATGAGCATATAGGAATTGATGATCTCCAATGATAAAATTATCAATAGGATAGTTACTAATATAACTCCTAACATTATATTTAGTCAAATATGCAGCTAAGAGTTTTTGATTTAACCACTCAAAATCCCCACCATGATTAGATTCTCCTATAGAGAGATAATTAAAATCTTTACTTTTTACTTTCACTGTAAGAGTAGCAAAGAACTCCATCATACACTCTATAAATGCTTCACTAATTTCTTTATTATCAAGAATTTCAGGAAGTTCATGACCTCCTCTAGTAGTTTCTTTATTAAATCCATCAATAGAATCTCCAAGATTAACTACATATACAGAATGATATTCTTGTCCCACAAAAGATTCCACAATTCTAGATAATCTAGATTTAATTTCTGGAACATCATAAGAAGGTAACTGTACAAAACTACTATATTTAGCATTATAGGCTCCAATATGTAAATCAGATAACCATATAATTAAATCAGGATATTCTGCTTCTTTATTATTAATGTTTACTGGAAGCTCTTTATAATCCTTTACTGTATTTTTAATAGTAGCTTCAATAAGTTCTTTATTTAAAGACTTAGAGGTTTCCTTAGTTAATTTAGTAACTAAAGCTCTTAAATCTTTCACTTCATCTTTCTCTATTCTTTTTAAGAAATCATTCTCTTTTTCTCTGAGATGCATTTCTTTTAATTCATCCTCAGTATATTCTTCATACATATGAGGAGCAAATGGAGAAGATGCTTTAGTAATATTAAAAGCTCGTAAAATTCTTTTAAAGTCAATAAGAGAATAGTCTGGGAAATATCTGCTGACAATCTGCTGGGTTAAACCAGAACCGTAATAAGTATACATTCTATATACACTATTCATTTCGTTTCTAGTAAAGACTCCTGTGATTGCGGGCTTATTTCTTCTGAAAATCTCAAACTTATATCCAGTAATTTTACCAGTCTCTTCGTCTCTTATTTCCCAAGTATTAGAAGCATCATCTGTGTCTTTCTTTACTTCTTTTTTCTTAGTATTCTTTAGTCTATCATATAATTCCAATATCTTCTTATCATCTTCATCCTTGTTTTCTTTCTTTCTAAGATTTCTCATTGTCATATATACAGTGTTTACATTTCTTCCTGATATAATACATTGATCTTTTAAAGAATGATTGTAATTAATTGCGTCATTGAAGAACTTAATATAAGAAGATTTTGTTGCTTGTTTCATACTTTTTTAAAAATTAGATAGCTGTTACGCCTTTATAAATAAAAGTATCTAGTAAAATAAAAGGTATCTAAATTAAAAAAGGCAGATACTCTCGCGAGCACCTGCCTTACTTTAAAAATTATGAATAAAATTAAAATTCCAAACCAAAGAACATATAGCGACCATTCTTAGTACTCTTAGATGGAGTATAAGTTACAGTAGCTACTACTGGGTCAGAACCAATAGACTCCTTACCCTGAACGATATCGATCTGACCCTTGAAGCCCTTCTTAATAAGTTCCTTAGCCATTTCCTTAGCTGCGGTCTTAGTAGGACGAATAACCTTTGTATCTGGCTCAACACGACCAGTATCGTTACCATCCTTATCAAGAATTGCTTCACCAGCCTTCTCGTTCTTTACACGCTCAGACTTCAAAGTCTTCAGTACTTCCTTTGTATCGTGGTCTACCAAATCAAATTTCTTCTGAGTATCACGCTTACCCTCAGTCTTAATATCAACAACCTTCCAAGGACGCTCACGTGTACTTACAACAGCACTAGAAAGAGTTACAATGAAACCACTACCAGGAGCATTCTTAGTCTTTTTCTTCAAATACTCCAGCTTAAATTCCTTCTCATCATTAGAAGTTACTTTAGCATTCTTCTCATGGAACTTCTTCCATGCCTGTGTTGCATCACCATTAATATGAAAATTCTCTTTCTCTACCTGTGCTACTGCTGCTTCCTTTGTTTCTGCACTTACTTCAAAACTCTTAAAATTAAAAATTTCACTCATTTTCAAAAATATATTAACATTAATTCTTATTATCAAATCATCTGCGATGTTTTTTCTTTATCTTTGTAATGCTAATATAATCTATATTTTTTGCCTCCAAAAAGAAAATTATAAAAAAATTAATTTTTTTAGAATGGAAGAAATTTTCCCATTAATTCTCTTATTTTTGTTGGCATATCTTTTGGTTGCACACCAAATGTTGGAAAATCGGTACATCCATATGAAAAATCCTCGGTAATGATAGCAATAGCTTGTATTGTATCCTCATCAAGACCTGTTTTTTCTGCTAATTTAGCAGTTACTTCATAATAAGTAGTTCCAGGCTTTTTCTTCTTCATAGAATTTACTACATATCCAAGTAATGATATAAGTGCAAATTTTAAATTTATACTTTCCCCTAAAGACCCTAAACTAAAGTATTTACGATATAAATCGGAAAGTTTAGTATAATCAGGTCTCTTGAGTAATTCCGAATCCCTCATAACCATGCATACAATAGAATGCTACTAATTTAAGAAGGTGAGTAAACTCTTTAAATCCTTTATTAAAAAGTTCTCTAGTCATAGGAACTACTTTAGTATTAAAATTTGGAATAGTTTCTACTACTAAGAAATTACTTCTAATTTTAGGATTTTCAATGTTATAATTCTTCTTAGCAGCCATAGTTAATAACCAACTATATAAAGCCATTTCTCTATAATAGTGATAATCAATAAGAGCTCCTTTAGCAAAATTATTTATTAAATCTCCTGTGGTTTTTAAATCATTTACAGTGATTATTCCTTCTTCTTTATCTATACTATAATTATCAAGTTTAGACTTAATTTTTAGTATAAAAGGTTTATGCCCTGGAGCCTCTACTAAAACATCTATAAGGAAAGCTATTTCATTACCAATAATTGGCTGTTCTAGTAATCCTTCAGGATTTAGTAGAGATTGAATTTGTGTATCACTATTTAAAGCTTCTAAACATATTTTTAGTTTAGCGTGATTTTTAGGGTCTGTAAATATTGGTGTTCTAGTATCATTATTTTCCTCTTCAAAAGCTTTTCTATCACACCAATACTGAGCACAGTCTGCTAACACTTTTTCTATCTTTTTATCTGACATTTTATCTTTATAATAATCACACTTATCAGATGCTTCTAATATAATATCGTTAGTAACATTGATACCTTGTGTTTTCTTATAAATATAATCTGCCATTGACCCCATTTTAGCAGTAGGTTTACTAACCTCTGTTAGAAAAAAGTCATTAGGTTGTAAAACTAAAGTATGTAACCAACTACCAAATTTTAAGCTAGCTGTATTTAATTTAGTCTTACCCCAATTATCAAAGAATTCTGTTGGAGAACCATCTTGATCTGGATTTATCTTAGATAATCTAGAGTTTGAGATATAATTATTATACTTTTTTGAGAAATAAGTATCATCATCAATATCTTCAACTCTCAAAGTCTCTATCAGAGGTTTAATAGAAATTTGACTTAATTTCACGTAAATAATTGTTAAAGTCTTCCGACTCTTTTATACATTCATACCCATATTCTATCTCTTCTTTATCTAAACTATAAATCTTACCATAAGGACCCCATTTTTCATTAGATTCAGAAGCTATTAATAAGCAAGGTAATCCTGCTAGATTCATCTGAATAAAATTACTAATAGAATCGTCAATGAAAATATCAACTCTACCTTTTATATACCGAGCTTTATTAGCACGCTGGCATAAGACTTGATAAACGGGTTTACTAGGATAACCATTATTCTTTAACCATGTTTTACTATAGTCTTTATTGCATACTCTTTTAGTACAATATAATTCAGGTATAAAGTTTATTTTATTTTTTATTGGAAGATTTATCCACCATTCTCTGTCTTTTATTAAAACTTGTTGTACATTTTTTGTTATTTCTCCATCAGACTTAGGATACCCAAATCTTTTTAAATATGGATTCATAAACTCATTCAATGTATCATCTAAATCTAAACCAATTCTTAATTTCATAGATTAAATAATTCCTCAATGTCTCTTATATATGTTACTCCAATACCTTTCTTAGCCAATTCAGCTCTGATATTTATCCAGCTATCATTGTTATCAAGAATAGCATATGTATCATCGTCTAAATTTAAGTACTTATCAACTTCTTCTTTAGCCTTTTCAACAGCTTCCTCATATGAAGATGCTGTTAACTTATGAAGTTTATTTTTATTACTCTGACAAATTGCAAAAATATAATTATTCATTTGGTATTGTTATATATAATTATCATTATTAAAATAAATAATATCATTACAGCAATTGGAAGTGATAAAAATATTACCACTACTAATGTTACCCAACTCCATAATAATACTCCAGAAATCTTAAGTAAAATTAATATTATACTTATTATAAAATCTATTACTCCTAAGGCTAATAGTTCTCTCATATTAAATTATTACTTTTAGAATAACATTCTAATAAAGTATAAAAGAAATCCATAGGAATCATTGCTATTGCTCCTGGACTAACACTTCCTTCTGTTGGAGCCTTCTTCCAACATAATACGAAGGGTTTATCTTTATAGGGACAAGCATCTTCTATCTTAAAATATGCTGGAGTATTAGCAGTATGTTTTGCTTGAATATTTACAGGTAATTTTCCTAATCTATCAATTAGATCAACTTTATTATTATCTGTAAACTTACTCTCTCCTCTAGCACTTACACACTCAGTATACCCCATATCTCTAAGATGATGAATTATATCTGCTTCCCATGCACTTCCTTTATTTCTAGACTTTTTAGCTTGATAACTCTTTTTAGTATGGCTATCTATCCATTCATACAAAGTACCATCAGCCATTTTTCCAGACTTATTACATCTAATTTTAAGAGCTGCTTGACTTATTTTAGTTTTCTCAGAACATTCCTCTATAGATGTATAATCGTGCACATCGCCGTTCTTATATGTTATTCTAATAGCAGTATTCAGATTCTAATTACTTTTTGACATAATTACTTAATTTTTTTATATAATACTTTATAAATTTTAAAGTATTCTGTCGACCATATTTTTTATAAAAATCACTTATATCTTTTACTTTGAATTTATGAGGTATAAAGAAATAAAGTAATTCTGGATGATTTCTTCTTATCTTAGCCATATTAAACATTCCAGGTCTATCATTATCATAAAAAGTTACTATATAAGTAAATCTTTCTTTTAGATCATTTAACATATTTTCAGATAACCATTGTGTCTCACTATTTGGAGCACAGGCTGTCACACCTAAACCTCTTAAACACATAGTATCTTTCATACTTTTAGTTATGACTAATAAATTACCTTTTTTAGGTAACTGACTATAACCCTGAACCTTTTTAGAGGGCCAATTTGTTAGAAATCTATACTCCTTACGTTTAGGATAATAAATTCTCCATAATTCTTTACCTTGCATTGTTCCTCCATAATATCCGAAGATAAAGTTATCTTTGGTCTTTATAGTTTGAATATTACCATTTAAAAATACAGTACGACAAGAATATACTTTATATTTATTTAGTAATTCTAAAGAAACTCCTTGCTTACCCCACCATTTTAATTCATCTTCTGAGAAGTCTTTTATTTCTACTCGTATATCTGCGGGCTCATTTGTTTTAACAAAAGAAGTGTTTGATTGTATTACAGAATGATAATTATTTTGTCCTTTTAATAAGCCAAAATCTTTAGCTATAATGTCTAATGCTTGATGGTATTTACAAGCATATTTAGTCATAACTACAGATATAAAGTTTCCATAAAAACTTCCATTAAAATCATGGAATATAAGTTCTCCTTTAGAGTTACGAAAAAAGGAAGCCGTGGGATTTTTATCTTTACGTAAAGGATTACAAATTAATTTTTTTGAAACTCTTACGCCAAGATAATACTCCATATAGGCTTCCTCTGTGTTATATTTAAGTAAGTAGTCCTTAGTAATATCTGGTTTATAAGAAAAATCTAATTCCATAAAAACTACTTACTTTATAATTACTACATATCTGCCAGCATAGCATCGAAGTCTTCATCTTGAGCCTCCTTGCCTTCAGTAGAGTCGATAGATTTAGCCTCTTCTGAATCAGCTGCTGGTACAGGAGCAGTAGGCTTACGCTTCTCCATATCCTCTTTTTGTTTAATCTCATAACTAGAGAATGACAATTTATCTTCCTCTAAGCTAGCAAAATTATCACGGATATAGAACTGTCCATCACTATTAATAGCTCCAATATCAGGAATCTTAGCAAATACATTGCCAGTTTCCTTTGAAATTCCCTTTTCATCCTTTTTCTTTTCCTTACGACCACTAAGCTTTAAATAAAAGTTTTTATTCATACAATGCTTAGTCAATACTGCCTGGAAAAGCTGCATGAATTGGTCAGTACTTTTACAAGCAGGAGCTTTAGTTATAAACAATTCTTTAGCTTTATCACCTCCCACTACTGTTATAATATGCAGCATAAAACCCTTAAGCTGTTCAAATGCTGAAGGAAGTACATATGGGAATTCTACACCCTTAGAATCCTTTCTCTTACCCTCATATCTTTTAGCAGAACTTTCATTAGGGTAAAACAATGATTCCTGATAAGTTCCTTGCTCTCCTTCAAAATGAAGTACCAGAGATTTCCAAGTTGTATTAGGGTCTTGCTTACCTTGACCCTCTTTAACTTCTACACTTTTTAACTGAACGAGATAAATTCCATAAGGACGAAGACCTTTCTTACTTGTAGGATTAATATCACCAAGACCACCAAAATTCAAATTCATATTGCTATATTATTAAAGATTATCGAAATTAAAATCATTATCTGAGATTTCTGTATCATCTGCGTTGCCGTCAATAAGACTAGCCATTTCGTCATCTAATTCATCTTCTGATGCAATATCCTCTGCTTCAGGAACTACATCTTCTTTAATCTCAGGCTCTCGATTACCTGTTAATATAAACAATCCATCAATTTTAGGATGTGGAGTGAAAGTAAACTCATTACCATGCTCAGCAAGGTTCTGGTTATTCTTTCCTCTATATGAAACTGCATTCTTCTGAGTTAATTTATTACCTGACTGCGTACCAAATGTTTCAGCAGCTCCGATAACTAAGCACTCTTTCTTATTAAGTTTCTGCTGTTTAATATCTACTTTATCTCCTGGTTCTACACCAAGAGCCTCAACAGCTGCCTTATTAAGAATATACTTATTCTCCTCAAGAATTAATAGTGGATTAGGATTTGTATCATCTACTTCTGGATCTTTCTTTTTAGAAGAAGACTTACGAGTAGACGGCTTCTTTACAGAATCATCCTTCAATTCACGTGTGTCAGTAAAAATTTCTCCAGTCTCTTCATTAAGCCACTCGGACTTAATTGTCATTTTAATTAGCTTCATTTAAAATATTGTCATCATTATTGGTTTCATTATGGTCATCTGCGATTTCTTCTTCCTCACCATATTCAAAGTTATGGATAGTATCTAAAACCTTCTGCATATTAGGTTCAATCAGTTTATCTTTAAAACATCCATCAACACTACGACAAGTATCGTTACCATTGGTTTTAGTTCTAAAGAAATAACTAATATTGCCCTCATCATCAACCTGGCGTTCAGTATATAAAATATAAGAAAATAAACCATCAATATTTACGGTTCTATCCAACATTTTACCACTAGAATATAACTGCCAATGTTCATCGAGGTCAGTACCAGCATTAATAATATGACTAATGAATACTACATTGAGATCTTCACGCAATTCACTAGCTTCCATGATTAAATCATAGTAATTTTTAGCAAACACAACGTGTTTATCCCAGCCCTTCTCAAGGGCAGAGTCCATTATATTATTTGAAAGACAATAGTTAGCATCATCTACGACTACTGTCTTAATATCCGAACGTAATTTATCAATAATCTTCAACCACTTACCAATAGTAGTATAATCATTAGACACCAGCCAATTTCCAACTGGCTTTTTATTTACAACTTCAGCTTTCTTGTACTTACGTCTAAATCCAGGAATTTGAAGCTGCTTGTTAGTACAACTAATAATAAATGTTGATTTATAATCCAAATAACGTAAAGAAGTGCTTTTTCCGGTACCACTCAAACCTGCTAAACCAATAATCATAAACTATAGTCTAATTTACTTTTCACTTTTTCATCTTCAATATTATCTGTTAAATTATTATTATTATCTGTAGCTCGATATTTAGAATAATCATAAATCTCGGAAGGAGGAGGTAGTTCTACCCATTTATTTACCATGCCATCAAAGAAACAACAATCAGCTACTTGATTTTCTCCATATCTTGATTTTAACACAAGAATACTTCTGAATCTATAACCCATTTCTTTTACTTGATATCCTCTATAAGAGGAGCGTTTATCAACTTGAGGATTATAGACAGCTAGAATCAATTCTGCTGCTTCACTTGGAGTACCAGTTTCCTTGATATCCTCAACCATTGGTTCCATGAAAGCTTCATTTTTCTTTCTTTCCATGTTAGCCACACTTCTATTAGACTGCATGATGAAAAGAACAGATAAATCAGTTTTATTTCTAATAACTACAAGTTTATTAGCACATTCGTCAATCTCTCCTTTTTTAGTGCGTCCATTAGCAGGTATTAAAAGTCCCGCATGGTCAATTACAGCTAAAACAGTTTGTTCAGGATTATTAGGAGTATAATGACCATCTTCAAAAGTACCCTCTTCTTTAAGAACCTGCATAATTTCAGATATTACCTTATCAGAAGTATGGGCACCATCAAATATAATTAATTTTTTATATACTTTTTCTAGCCATTCATATCCTAATTTTACATATTCATATATATCATCTGGTAAAGTATAATCTTTACCTATAGAAAGTATCTGTTTAGCAGATATTCTAATATGATAAGTATCATACAAATACGTACTTAATAGTTTAGCTATAATAAAGGATTCTTTCATCTCAAGAGCAAAGAAGATAATCTTAATTTTATCATCTTCTAGATGCTCTTTTAATGGAATATAAACATATGAATATAATGCCGCAGAACTCTTACCAATACCTGAACTAGCAAACAACAATGTGAAGGTACTTTTAGTAAGTCCTCCTGTTATTTCTTCTAGTTTAGGTAACCCTATACTTAATCCATGATTTCTTCCTAATCTACCGTTTTCTACTTCTTTCTTAAAACTCTCTAAACTCACAGAGTTGCAACAGTATTACAATCCATTCCAGTGTCTCCATTCTTTAAAGCTTCAAGATCTTCCCATTTTTCATCCACAATAAATGTAGCTAAGCTATAATTAATAATACCATTATCAGTATTAGCTTCCCAATCTAGTAAGTCAATAATCTTTTTATGAAGTTCTTCGTTCCAATGAATTTTCTTTCCATAAGTTCTATAAGCATCTTCAAGACTATTAAACTTTTTAGAAACACCTAGCATACTAGTTAAGCATCCATTAATATTTCTAAATCTAGGATAATGTTCTCTAAGTTCTTTTCCCATTTCAAAGGAGCTCTTAGCTAAACATTTTAAGAAGTTTTTATTAAATGGTATCTCTTCAGGAATTAATTTCATTCCTGGAATAATTTTATAACTTTTAAGGATAAGACCTTTATCTTGTAAAGATTTAAGTACATCTATAAAACTTCCTACATACTTTTTATCAATAGCTAAATACCTACGAAGATAATCTTCTGAATAATCTTCTATATAAGCATTTATAGCTTTAACAACAAATAACTCAGTAGGAGTAATATTATATTTTTCTAAAATTGTTATTTCTTCATCAATGTTTAAATCAAACATACAGTAATTCGGATAATTAAAAGTCTTCCATACTGTAATTAAGTTAATCTCTTCTCAGAGCGATATTAATACATAGATTCAGAATCTAAAATCAAATTTAGGAACTATCTTTTCACCTGGGGTAAAGTCTTTACCTTGTAATACTTTATCCAATTCTGATTCGTCTATAGTTATAAAAGAATCTTCTTTATGAGAATCATAAAACCACTTAGTTTCTTGAGTCCTATTTAATACTATATTGAATATTTCTGCTGTCTTACCTTTTTCAAATCGGATTGATCTTCCTCTTCGTTGACAAGCTCTAGTAGTTGAACTATCTAATCCAAATATAATAGCTACAGAAAGACCTTTTACATCAAGTCCTTCATCAGCTTTTTTTACTGTAGATAATAAAGTTATCTTTCCAGAGTTAAAATCTTCAATAGCTGTAGCGCTCCTTTTCTTAGAAGTTCTACTAGAATATACAGTAGCATTAGGAATTTTTTCTGCCATTTTAATATTATTAGCAAAAGTTATTATTTTTTTATCCTTTCTAGCTTCTATAATTTTCTTTACTATTTCAATTTTCTTTGGATGATTATTTATAAAAGCTTTTTTCTCATGCATAGTGGACCAAAATCTGATAGCATGATAATTTATATTTTGTAATACTTCAGATTTTTTGTTAGGGTCACTACACATAGAATCTCTTAGGAGTAGTTTATTTCGCCAACCCATAGGACCAACTAGTTTATTAACTAACTCCCAAGAGAATCCGAAGAATTCAAAATGAGAAATGAATTCTTTATTTATTTTTTCATATTCTTCTAAATCATCTACATTTACTAAGACTAGGTATTCTTTATATGGGCTAACCCAACCATTTGCAAGACAAGTATTAATATCAATAGTATCAATTACTGGACAATATTGTGCTAATATTTTATCTCTACCATCAAGACGCTCAAAAGTAGCTGTAAGACCTAAGATAAATTGGTATTTTACTACTTCAAATAATCTTACAAAGGTTTCAGCTGCATATCTATGAGCTTCATCCAGTACTAAAAGATCATATTTGGCAGGATGTTTTATTACAGTGTTTATTATTTGTACATCACAACTTAATCCTAGTCCATTAGAATCTATATGACCACACCATTGTTTTTGTAAAGTTTCTGTTGGTACAATTATTAGTACTCGATATTGAGGGAAGTGTTTTAGCACTGTCTTAATACAGTTTAGTCCTATTCTGCTCTTACCAAATCCAGTAGATGCAACTATTGTCCCTACACAACGATTTTTTATCCATTTTCTACGACACTCTTCTTGTCGTTCATCTCTAGTGATTTTATGAAATAATTCTCCTTCAATCAGAGAGTTTGTAGCCATTGTAATCAGCTACTGCTTTGATTTGCTTAATACGCTTCTCCCATTCTGAAGCTTGCCATCTAACCTTATTTTCGAGATGCAGTAAAACTTTATCTCTTAAGGTTTCCAATTGCACTTTAGTCAGATCATTATAACGCTTATCATATTTATCCTTACGGAATGTAAGCATTGCGCTAAACTCTTTTAGAGTTAAGCCTTTTCTATCATCAATTTTCAAAACAAGACCCTTTCTATCTTCAGGATTCTTAGGGTCTCTCAGTTTAATATTTAGAAGTTCAGCAACTTGCTTAATTCTATCTACTAAACGACCATTCTCATCTTTCTTATTTAATTCTAGTAATTCAGAACGTGTAAACCACAATCCCAGCTCAGTAATGAATGTAAGAGTAATATGTTTACGAACACATTTACCTAAAGCAGACAAACAAGCTTCTCTAACGATATACAATGGTAATGAAGCAAACATAGTAAATGAATCTTCATCACTATTCATAATATCATTAAGAGTCCACTCTTTAAAGAGAGTCTCTGCAATAGCACTAACATTTGTCTCGCCCTCACCACTTTCTGCATTCTCTTTAGCAAACTGTTCTGCCTGAGCAGTAATCTGCTGATTGAGCATATTAAAGAAACTAGTTCTTACAATACCTTGTCTAGTACTACCTTCACCTGGATATAATAGCCAAATTAAGAACAACTCAGCGTTGCAGCGAGTTCTTTGGTCTTCAATCTGTTCCAACAAAACTCGTCGTCCAGGATTCTCATAGTTGTCACTATAAAGCATTGATTCACAATGTTTATACGCCTTACGTAACTCCTCTTCAGTCATATCTACCATTTTCATGGAAGACTGAATACGTTCACCATCTACAATTTTTCTGGAACCTTTCCAGAGAAATGTTTCTACATCATTATTCTTAGCTTCAAAAGCTTGATTGAGTTTATCACCTAAAACTGTTGTCATAAATCTTAAAGATTATTTATTGTATTATTATATCATCTACGTTTTTAGGTCTTTGAGGGACAAACTTAATAAACCAGACATTATTATATCTGTATTTCTGTTGTGTGTCTCCATCGTACCATTCATCTATCCCTGCTATTACAGGCTTCACTTCGAGATAACCAATATCCCCATAATTTATAGTAGCAGCACTCCAATTAGGAGGTTGGGTACACATAAGGTATTTAGTCTTTTCTCTAAGCTTATCCTCATTATCTAACAATTCGAATACATATATTACATAGCCTAAGCTATCATTAAATTTCTCAAGTAATTTACTATAAACAACCATTAATTGATAAATAAATTTCCGCAATAATATGGTAATCCTTTTTCAAGGCGTAAATATTATTTATCAATTTTTAGTAATTTTAGTTATCTAGGATTATAATTTCTGCATCCATACTTAGCAAAATTACATTTAAGCATGTCCATATTTACTAAGCATTTATATCTTTTACAATTCTTACAATCTCTATCTGGAAATTTAAATTTCTTACCGTCAGTATCCTTTATGTAAGTATCTAATGTATTAGAGCACATATTATAGATAATATACTTATACCTCCAAATAAATAATTCAGTTTTGATAATTTTTTATTTTGTATATACAATTCATTATTTTTATCAGATTGAATCTTTATTTGGTAATCTTTATATGTTAGCGTACTATCCAATGTATTTACTAAAGATTTATAGTTATTTATTTGAATTTTTTGTAGACTATCATTTACTAGTAAATATTTATGCTCATTAAAAATAAGATTAGTTATTTTTAATTGATACGGTGTCAATAAGAAGTTTTCTCCCGACTTCTTGAATGTAGTTTGTGAAAAACTGCATGTCGCTATCAGGAGACTGCTTAATAATATTGTCCTTCTCTTTAACATAGATAGTTTTATTATAGTAGATAGCAGTGTCACACTTATTGATATCAACTTTAATAGAATTTTTCTTACTATTTAATGAGTCTATTTTTCTTTCTAAAGTATCTGTAGGTGTTACAGTAGTAGATTTAAATCCTCTATATAAAAAGATAGTAGCCCCTATAATAGTAATAAAAATTAATATTAAAATTAGTCTATCTAAAAGTTTCATTAATCTGCTACTACCTTATTATATAAAGCTGCTTTTTGAGCCAAAGCTTTAGCTTTCTCATATTTATCTTTAGCTTTCGCATAAGATACACTGTACTGCTCAGGATATTGCTTTACGTGATTGACTTCGTTATCAAGTATGTATTTCACAGTCTCAATATTAAGAAGTCCTGCTCTACCTAATAGTACATTGGTATTTCTATCACTAACACTTTTACCATAAGCAATTTTCTTACCAAGCTCATTGTTGTGTTTGTCTACTGGATTACAGAAAGATACTCCAAAACTAAGAATTCTAGTAACATTTTCACGTATAGTACTTTCTCTAAGAACAGCACATACTACAAAGTAGTGATCTTTACCTTCAAAGTCTACGAAACTACCTTCTCTGTAATCTACAAGTTTCTGTTTTACGTTTGTCATAATTTTTTAAATTTGGAATTATTAATAATATAATCTAGAGGAGCCGATACTAAATCAATGGATTTTATAATTCTATATCCAATCTTTTTAGTAACTTGCACTCTCTCTTTAAGAGGTTTACTTGAAGATATAAACTTACTACCTAGCAATTCTTCTCTATCTTTATAGTGAGCATATGCTGTAAGTTCATAGACGAACACCTTAGAAACTGTAATGTCTCTATGATGTTCGTCTCTCCAAGTAGTTATAGGAATGGACTTAATCATTCCTCCATCAAAGTAGTATTGTTAGGAGTTTCCCCCACAATATCATATAATCTATGAAGTTCTTTTGTATAGGAATCTAAATATTGTTGCATAGTTAAAGCATTTTCAGGATTAGCTTTAGCTACTCTATATCTAGCAATTGATGCCATAGCTCCGGATAAGGTTAATCCATATCCCGCTAAAGTAAGTTCCTCTCTAGCCTCTCTAGTTTTAGATTTGGCATTAATGGTCTTCATAATATATAAATCCCAATGAGGACAACTTTCATCATTTGTTGAAGATCTTAATTCAAAATCAGACTCTTTAATTATCATAGATTACTTTGATCCAATACCACCAGGTCTTGTTGTTGCATTCTTTACTGTTTGAGGAAGCTTATCCCACCATACCTGCTTCTGACGAAGTCTTTCAAGCTTTGCCTTATACTTCATTTTAACTAGAATTGAAAATTAAAAGAAATTTAATCATCTGTGTAATATTAAAATTATCTAGGTAAATACCATAATTTAGTTGTAGACACATCTAGAATAGCCTACAGACTTCTAAATTTAGAATCATGAACAATTTATCACTCTAGAAATGAAAACGTCTTAGAGAGACTCTGAGACATTACCCTCAAAGTGCTCCTCAGTATACTTACGAGCATCTTTGATATCATCAAAATATCTACTTGGTTTTAATCGGTCACTACGTTTTACCGCAATTTTACCACCAGTAGTACGATAAATAGTAATAGTGTCTACCGTTGCTTTTACAATTTCTTTAGCCATAATTAATTATTTTTAAAAATTTTACTTAAAGTTTCTGTTAACTCAGGGTACAGATAATATAGTGCTAATAATGTATTTATAATTGGACATAATAATATCAATATTGATACTATATTCATAGGGACGTTATTACTAGTCCACCTGTTTATAACAGCAAATGCAGATCCAATATAAATAGCTGCACCAGCAAAAACAATTATTATTGATAATACTAAATACATTACTCTAATAATTCTAAGCTAGCATTACTAGCTAATTCATCCGCTAAATTATTACCAAAACAATCTTGATGTCCTCTAACATGGGTAAATTTAATATTTTTTATTAAAGATTTAACTCTTTCATATTCTTTATCTAAGATATTCCAGAGTTCTACATTCTTCTTTTTCTTCCAACCTTTAGTAAGACATCCTAATACATATTGACTATCACTTATAAATTCTACTTCATCCATTGGAGTTTTAATAGACTTAAAAGCACATAGCATAGCAATTAATTCCATTTTATTATTAGTAGTATGTTTAAAGCCTTTGGAGTACTTTTTAAATACTTCATCATCCTTCATCCATACTATTCCAATACCTCCTTGGTCAATAGAAGATTTATAAGCACCGTCAGTATAAATCTGTAACATAGTTATAAAGATATGTAATCTGCATATTCAAATACTATTCCATTCTTTTCAGGATCAAAATACGTTGTAGACATACAAAAAGTATCAAAATTATGAGATTTTCTATAACCATTCAATAAATCTCTGACGTATTCTTCAGTATCCTCTATTGTGGAAATATAACAGTGTCCCTCACCTTTAATAACAATTCGTACATCTGAAGCATCATCTAAATCTCCAGTACTAGAACTAATTTCCCAAGTTCTATTATTTGTAAATAACGCTTCTAACTCTAAATTAATGTCATGAATTAAATTAGGGTCTAATTCATTTTTATTTATAATGATCATTTTTATTCCAAAGTATTAAATAACAACGTTCTCCTTCGAAATTTGAATACCATAATATGCATTGGTTATCTGTAATATCTAATCTTGGATCAATTATAATTATTACCAAAATAATAGTTATAATAAGTCCTAAAACATACATCAGATAACATTAAGCATTGTAACGTTCTCAGGAAGATTATCCCAATCTTTGTAAGAATTAGTAAACCATACGTGGTTAAAGTTTTCTGACAGATTCTTTATACCATTAGGATTTACCATATGAGTAACTGCAATATTTAAACGCTCTTTAGGAATACCTAAAGCATTAAATGCTTTAGCAATACCACAGAAGGTTCCACCACCATCACATAAATCATCAAGAATTAACAGAGATTTATCCTGTATACTTTCAGGATTATCTATTTTAATCTCTAAGATTTTCCCAGTAGTTAAATCTCGAACTTTACTACAAGTAATTCCTACGCGATTATATCTGAATTCATTTCTCTTTACAGCTCCGGCATCTGGGAAAACTAATTGAAATTCTTTCCAAGTATTATTAGATGGATTCTTTTCACCATAGAGAGGCATAAATTTAACTCCGAATCTAGGATCATAATAAACATCAGAATGAGGTTCTAAAATTTCAATAGTCTCTGCATTACAATTTTTTAATATATTTAAGACTATTTTTAAAGTGAATGGTCTATTGAAATCCATTACTCGGTCCATTCTCATACTCATTAAGTAATAGATATTTAACTTATATAGAACTTCATGTCTATCAAGAATATCTAAAACTTGCATAAGTATAAATAAGTCTTCAGCATTAGTAACTCTACATTTTACTAATACTTGTTCCTTATGACTGAATTCTTCTAAGGAAATTTGAACTTCCCCATCAGGAAATCTAAAGATAGAATATTTAATATCACTATTTTCTAAATGTACTAAATTTAATTGTTGCATAATTTATAAATATAAAGAGTCATTGTTGTATCATTAGCAAAAAGTTCTTGGAGCATAGGATAAACTACTCCATCCCAATCTCCTCCTGCTAATCCACATCCTAATTTATAAGGAATACCTAGCTCTGTAATCTCGTTATTTTCACAAAAGTCTTTTAAATTTAACAAAGCTTTTTTAAGAGCATTATAGTCAGTATGTCTATTTTCATAAGGAGCTACTGATTCAGTAAAAGAATATTCTCCAAATAAATTAGCTACGAGATTAATAGGTTCATCTCCTGTTATACATACTTGACATTTTCCTAATAATTCTTTAGAATATTTAAGAAGTTTACAAAAATTAGTATATTGTGTATATACTAAACTCCATTTGTTTTTAATAGATTTAGCTATACCTGCTCCCATTACTCCTAAACAATTAGTTTGATGAGCTATAAGAGGTAAATTTGATTGGAGTAAATCTCCATCAACAATTTTTATCATATTAATGTTGAATTTACACGTTCACGAATTTCAGAAAGAGAATATTCTCTTACTAATTCTCCATCTACAAAGACTGTTTTAAGACAACCTTGCAGTTCTGCATCCTTAGTCTGCTGGTCATAAGCGACATACTTGCCATTCTCTTCTTCAACTCTAATAAGACCTTTGAAAGAGTTCTTTGTTCCATCGTCAGTTTTTGGATGCTTATAGATTTCTATAAGTCTTCCATTAATTATACAAGCAGTTGCTTTAACTGCGAATCCCAAAGAATCACGAGACTTAAACTGATAAGTATAAGAACCAATACCAAGAACAAGATTACAAGCTGCCATATGAGCATTCTCTAATCGAGCATAAATATCACGCTGACGTTCCAGAGTGATAGAATCTCCATAAAGCAATCCTACCTTGGTACTTGGATAACGATAGTCGTTTACAGTAGTATTCCAGCCAAAGATTTTACCTAGCATATAATATGCTCCATAATACTGACCTTCAGATACTTCTACATAATGACTTTCATCATCATCCATAAATGGATTAAAATCACAGTAGTACTTACCCTCTTTCATGGCAGTATGATAGTGAGGATTTGTACGAAGACCACAAATAATATCTACTGGATCACCACTATCAGGGCGAATTACTACTCGACCATCACGCTTCATAATATCTGCCTTAAGCTTAGGCAAAAACTTTTCAACTACCTGCCAGAAATCCCAAGTATCAGATACTATTGAGATAATACCCGTTGGATATAAGTCATTAATAAGACGACGATATGTTTCAATCTCGTCATCCTCACCTCCTGCACACATTACACTGTGTTCAGTTGCTGGAACAGTTGCAGCTACAAGTTCTTTAGTAACATCTGCATTGTAATAATGCTCTACTGCTTCAATAGCAGGAATTGTTTCACTACCACAAAATGAAGTCATGTGAGCCATACCCGAAATAATAGCAGCATCAAGTCCAGCCATACCTCTCATAGAAAAATCATGGCAGGCGAAACCTAGGTTTACATCTTCTGGGAATCCAGTCTTTCTAGCATGTTCCATAAGTCTCTTCTTATAAAGACGAGCACTTGTTGCAGAAGTACAAGGAAGCCATAGAGTACAGCTAATCAAAGTCTCCAAATAATTAGTCAACCAGAAGAAGTCCGGAAGAGTATTCTTAATAGTCATCATAGGTACTCTTATAGGACAGATGGAACCTTCAGGAAGAGCTTTAATTTCAATAGGAAGATATCCTAAATCATAAAGTTCCTCAATATGCTTTGTTCCAACCTGATTAAGGTCTACAAAGTTACCTACACGATAAGCAAATTGCTTGATAGCTTCTTCCTTAGGAAGAGCAAACCATTTGTTAAATTCCTCTATTAAATACTTCTTTACAAAGTACTGAATACCAAATACTACAGAACCTTCTGTAGCTTCTGGGAAGTAACGATTACTTCTAGGAGTCCAGTTACTATAGACCATTTGTGTACCCTCTGGGTACATACGATGATGACCAAGCTTGTAGCCATCAGTTGCATTAATAATTTCCATTAATTGATTCTTTTAATGTTAAACCTATACTATATTTATAAAACACTTCAGTTATATAACTCTTAGTTTTTTTGTGGATTTTCATATGAGGCTGCTGTTTAAGCCACCATGTATATTCCCTTCTAGGGTCAGCTCCATATGTTTTAGCCGCTGCTAAATAATCACATATAAGTTCTAGAACGTATTTTCTAGGCATTTTAGCAGGAATTCCTCCATTATCTAAGGAATGTATCCAATATTCATAGTGATGAGGATTTCTTCCTCTATGATGAAGGAATGTTTGACTATATCCTAATATTCGACACTCATTCGCTAAGGAGCTCATTTTATCATCCCAGTACTTAATAGCTCTTGAGAATTCTGTAAAACTAAATTTAGACAAATCATGAGTAATACCTTGCCAATATAATCCTATTTGAAAGCAATATTTAGCAACATAATACTTATGAGTTAAAATTCGCTTTGTTAATTTTAACCAAACTAAGTTCATAACCCTGATAATTTATTTATATAAATATCTGAATATTTCTTTCCAAGTTTCTGCATTATACCATAGAAACTTCTTCTAAAACTACTATCTTTCATACATAGTATCTTTATATTAGAAATTAAATCTTCTGGTATATGTGCTTCAGAATATTCTTTAGACACTATTTCAGAAGATTTAATTAATTCTACTAATAGAGATACTTGACTAGCTTTTTGGTAATTCATAAGTGAGAATCTCTAATTGCTGTATAATATCCTAAGATAAAAAAGTTTTTACATTTTTCTAACTCTCTACTAGACATTAGTAGGTATGGAGATTCTGCAATTAATGATTTCCAAGCTTCATCTGCTTTTACCTCAAATATATCTATATTCATAATCCTTCTTTTTCTAAAGAATTCCAATAGTCTGCTTCTAGATCATTCCAATAATCATCTAGATCACTTATAATATCTGTTAGATCTTCCATCAGGTATACAATATAAAATTAGCCATATAATACAGAGTATGATTATGAGTCCTATTCCTATTAAGAATGGGCTAAAAACAACTAACCACGAAATATCTGAATGTAAAAGAACTTTAGCTATCAATAAAATCAGGAAAGATCCCGGAATAAGCGAAGTTCCACATCCAAAATCAATTTTTACTTTTTCATTTGACATTGTCTAATAGAGATTTTATATAATCAATAGATTCCTTCACAGATAAGCAGCCTCCACTCTTTAACATAACGTAAGAGCTTTCGCCAACTTCTTCTACTAAGGAAATATCATCTACGGCTATTAAATATCTTCTATTAATACTATCGTTGTCTAATGTTAAATCAATAAACACATTTAATCATATTAATAATTTTTATACTAATAATCATCTGCGTTATTATAAGTAGAATAATATAATACTATAAAGATTTAATCCTAGTACAGATTGTTTCTACAGCATTATTAAACTCTTGCTTATTACTATCTAAAATAGTTTCTCTTAAAAAATCTAAATATGAAGTACTGCGACTAGTAATAGAAGGTAATTTAAGATTTACTACAATACATTTATTACCATCTACTCTAATTCGTAATGCTCCACATTTTTTATACTTAACCATTTAAATTAATAAATATTAGTAATGCTAATACAAAAATAGGGACTAATAAGATAAACTTACTAGTCCCTTTCTTCTTGCCATCAAAGGCTTCTACAATTTCTTTTAATGTCATCTGTTCATCATATAATTAAAAAATTCATCTTTTGGAAGAGTTCTTAATAATTTTAAAGTATCACTTGCATAGAAATATCCATCAGTATAATAGTGACTGCCTTCAGGAATTATAAATAAACCTATAGTATTAACAGGTTCCCATATATTATAACGATTATATGAACTTCCATAACAATCATATCTCCCAGCATAAGGACTTAATATACGTATATTATATCCAAAAGAATGGAGTCCTATAGATATAGATATACTATTTCCATCTAAGTATGATTTATAAGTCTCTCCTATATCATATCTATAATTAAATATTGGTGAATAATAACCGTACCCGCCGTAACTTATTAAAGCTTTCCACACATATATATTAGAAGTAGCTATACGTTCTACTTTATCTCGTAAATATAAACACATTATTTAAGAATTTTAACTTTTATATGTTTAATACTAATTCGTTTAGAATCTTTTGGATGTATTAATATATCAATACGATGTTTATGCCTTTTATTCATAACATCTTTTACTTCATATATTCCAAATCCTTCTATAAACACTTTTTTAGGTTTATTCTTTGGAAATAAATAAAGTAAATCACGAGATATAGCACACCACTTGATTTTATTATGTTTTAAATGATGTAAATTAATTTTAGAACCATCAGCTGTAACTAATGGCTTATTATCACATTGACTCTTTACTGGCTGATAACAAGTAAGAGTTACATGAGTTACAGTTTGTGCAATACTTTTAGTGCATAAGAAACATAATAATATTAATATAAATTTAAATCTTCTCATTATAAATAATCTTTTTAGTTATGGTATATATCACCACTCATAGTACTAACATTACCACCAACATTACCACAAGTAACATCGCCACTCATTGTTAATACTCCACCTTTAACGTCTTTACAGGATACATCCCCACTAGCTGTATTAACAGTTGAAACATCTCCTGTAATTGAGACATCCCCACTATCAGTACGTACACTAGCTACATTACCCTCTATTTTCACTTCTATAGATGGACTTTCAAGATCTTCTCTTAAATTTCCATTTACATAAATTTTACCATTATTAATACTGATGGTTTGTGCTCCTTCTATTTTAATATTGTTAATCCAAGTAGCACCATTAATACCATTTAATGTTGTTTCAATTGTGTTAACTATTCCCATAATATATAAAATTTTTAAAAATGTATACAAACGAAAAAAGTCGAGCTTATTGCCCGACTCAACATCAGTAAGTACCCCTTTGGTACTTACAAATTAAATAATAAGATTAAATCATTGGAGGCATGTATAATCTACAATACTGATTAGCATACCAAGTCCAACCCTTCTTAAATGCTTTTAAAGTTCTTTTCAAAATTTTCATCATAATAAATCAAATTTAAAGTTTAACTTATAAAATATCTAGGAGGAGAGTTTAAAAAATTAAGAATCCCAGGTAAATTACCCCTGTTAGAGACAATCTTATGGTCTCTATTTTTATTATTTAGGATTCTGTAGGAATGCAAAAAACGTCGAACCATTCCAGTTCGTAGGTTCTACGACACCTAATAGGCGAGTATGCATCGTTGAGAGGCACCCTATAAGTTACGTTGCTCCTGTGACTAGTATTCTAGAGCTTTGTTATAGTGCGAGATGTGGGAATCAAACCCACGCAAGCCTTCTGGTTGGAAGCCAGATATGCGCCTTCAGCTACACTAATCTCGCATTTATTTATAAGATATCTTTCCAACGCATGAAGAATAAGAAATTTGTTTATTATTATTTTCTAATATATAATAATAATCCTCAAATGTTTCTTGAATACCTTTAAAAACATATTCTTTATTCATATATCCATCCACGTAACAGGTTTTTCCTACATTAAGTAGTTCTTCTTTTACCCATTTTGGAGCATCCTCAGGAACATCGTCTACAGAATAATAATTTCCTATTACTTCATACATTAATTTATTTATTAATTGTTGGAAAGTCTTTATTAAAATAGGAACATCTTCAGTTTTATACTTTAATGTTTCTAAATTGTCTGTATCAATAGTTATTTTCATAAATATTTAATTTAATAGTGGACCACGGTGGGACTCGAACCCACGACATCTACCTTGCAGAAGTAGCGTTCTAGCCAACTGAACTACGAGCCCAAATTGGAGATTACTCTCCAGTTAATTGTTTTATTTTAAGTTTAGCTTGTGTTAATTTATAGATTAAATCAAATATAGTATTTTTATTATCCTTAAGCTGTTTTCTAAGACCTTTATTAGTTAGTTTCATACTATTAAAGTTCTTTAGATTATTTGCTATAGATTCTAATTCTTTAAAAGACTTAGTATCATCAAACAAAGATATATTAACTTTAGCTTGCAATTCTTTAATTTTAAGTTTTTGTTTTTCAATCTTATCTTCTAAAGATTGAATCTTATTATTTAAAGAATCTATACTAAGTCCATTCTCTAATTCGTCTATATAAGATTCTAATTCTCCGATTTTTTGTTCTAGTCCAGCATAATGCTTTTTTCTTTCAGCATCGTACTCTTTAAAACTATTTATTTTTCTTTTTAAGACTGCTATAATAAAATCCTTTTTATCATAAAAGTTTGCATCTGATTGATAATTAAAAGTCTCTTTCATATTATTTATTTTTATTAATTAGTTGTCTAGGAGAGATTCGAACTCCCGAAGCTAAATAGCGGCAAATTTACAGTTTGCTGTGGTTGACCACTTCACATACTAGACAATTTTGTTCGGGGTGTGGGAGTTGAACCCACTATTTTCTGCTTATGAGACAGACGTGTAAGCCGTTTCACTCACCCCAAATATAAATAAGAGCTTCAAGTAGGATTCGAACCTACGACCTGCACTTTACAAGAGTGCTGCACTACCACTGTGCTATTGAAGCTAAAATAAAGGCGAATATGGCATTAGACGGGCGAACTATCATGACCATATTCTAATAATACATTGAGCTATCAGGCATACTCGTGGATCGCCACCGCTACCTCTAACAACCGCCTAGTTAACAGCTAGGTCCTCTCCATTATTTGCGGGGTATAAGGGATTCGAACCCTTAGTTTTACTAGAGTGACAGTCTAGTTCCCTTACCAACAGGGCTTAATACTCCAGGCGCCTCTTGTGTACACATTTCTTTTCGAGAAGGTAGCTAACCTTAGAAATAAGAGGCATATATTATTGCGTCTAGACTGGGATTCGAACCCAGGAACCTTTCGGGGCAAGTTAACAGCTTGCTGCCGTTGACCACTTGGCTATCTAGACGAAAGTCCTGATTAATCAGGGCACACAGTTGAATCAATTTCAGTAGTATCAACTACTGTGGTATCAACATTAATAGAATCATTTGAAGTTGAATTTACTGAATTATTTGAACCAGTAGAACAACTCAAGAGTGTAAATAATACACTAAGTACAAGTAATTTCTTCATTTTTTATTTTCTTTATTGTATTGACTATTATAAATCTAAATTTTACTATTCAAAATATAATTTTAATAAAATTTAAAAATGAACCGAGAACTTCCCAATTCTCGGTTCTGTGTACTAAGGTAAGTACGACCCTTCCAGTTTCATGTTGAAATTTTCAAAAAAGTCAGTATATTTATAGATATATACATCTGGGAATCAGGTTAATCATGAAATTCGTAACTATAACAGTCCTAACCCGTTTGTGATATAAATATAATTTAATTATAAAAATTATAAAAGTTAATTTTTGTTTACTTTATTGTTTTTAATTAAATTATTTATTTCTGTTTCTGTGAGTTCTATCTTGTAATCCCCATAACTTAAAGAATAATTAAAATCAAATAAATAGACAAATTTATTATCTATATATTGAGCACATTGTGGGAGTACACTAATATTAGTAACTGTAAATTTGATATTGTCTAAGACAATACTTTCATACAATTTAAATTTGCTAGTCATAATAAACCAAAAGAGGGAACTCTAAATAGAGTCCCCTCAAAAGATTGAGTTTCCTTTTAATTATCACGACTATAATTCACGTTTCACAACGTTCAATAAGTATTCCTTATTACTGAGGTTATTATAGTTGTGAATTTTTTTTCTAAAAATAAAATCTTAAAAATTTTAATTCTTAATCATAGCACGAAGTTCTTCGATAGATTTATTCTCAAGAGCCTCGTCCTCCTTCTTTGCGATAAGCTCAGCAATACGTTTGTTACGAGCATCAACCTGTGCTTTATCAATATTGTCTTTACGAGCCTTTAATTTAATATTGATTACATCTTTTACGATGCTGAAACGAAGTTCATCATCATTTTCTTCAGCTGGAAGCTCTTCAATGAAAGACTTCTTAGGAGCCTCACTAACTTTCTTATCCAGCATAATAGCTAAAGTGTTAAGATTCTGCAGAGATAAGTCGAACAAATCTTCTGTAGTAATCATACCCTTGTTTGTCTTAAAACGTAATTTTTTCTGTAATGCTTCTTTGTACATTGTTGTTAATTATTAAATGTTTACTTTATAAATTTTACCTGAATCTACTCTAACCATAATTTGGTTACGAGAAGTAGCTATAAATCCTAGACCGCTCATCTGATTATCATTGTAAGGAGTTAAAGCCTTAGATGCTAATACTTCAAATACCCTCTTATGATTCTTAGTGAGTTCATCTTTAAGATACTCATTAAAATATCCACGAACAGCATCTGGATTCTTACAATCCTTCAGCATAAAGAAATAGTGCTTAGCACCTACTTTATTATTTCCCCAATAATTTGGAGATAAGCATATAGCAGATACTTCAACGAAGTTCTGAGTCTTTACTCCCCAGATTTCTTTAGATGCTGTAGTACTACTCAAATGCTCCTTAGTAAAGACAACTTCACGTCCATTAGAAGTAAAGTTTAATACTGGAACATCGCTTTTGTTAGGAACATCTTTGTCATACACATAAGTATGAATAACTCCATTGAGTTCTACCTCTACTTCAAATCCTAAATCAATATTCTCAACTTTAGTAAAGTTGTTAACAAATACTTCATATTTACCTGCTTTAGGAATTCCTGAGAAAATGATATTTTCTACAGCGTTACGAGAAAATTTCTTAGGAATACTACGTTCTGCAGAAGCGCTACCTCCACAGGCATTCATATCTACATCAAGTAAGCCATGTTTGTTATTGTAGCAGACATGTCCATAAGGACTTATCATATGTAAATCCAAATCATCGTAATTATACCAATGAAGAGAAATTCTCATATAACCGTCTACTTTACCTCCTACTTCTTTGACACGCTGCTTAATAGCGTCAGAGATATTACCATTATATGCCCAAGCAAAACCATTAGTCCACTTAAACATAGAAGGAGCTTCCTTATTAACTGGGGCAGTGAGAGTTACTAAATTATTATTTAACTTATTGTCAAAGAATAATTCAAGCTTACTAGCCTTAGAAACAATATTATTAAGGAACTCTTCCATAGTTGTTGGAATAGCAGCCTTCTCAAAATCTGTAGCAGCTTTGCTAGTATTAGTAGTTTCATTCATAAGAGAATCGAATCCTCCTGACATTCTCTTACGAGTTTCTCTATTTACAAAGATAACATCTTCAATAGATATATCTTCTACTTTAGCATGACGACGCTCTAAAGAATCTTCATAGCCAAGTTCTACTACAGTTTTATAAGCATTTTCTACCTGAGTTTTGGTGATAATACCCTTAGGTCTCTTATAATTATAAGGAGCAACCATAGCTTCAAACTTCTTAACTGAACTTTCAACATTATTAGTGTCAGTTATATCTTTAAGAAGCTGACCTATAGCACTATTAAGTATATGTGTTACAGCATCAGGAAGTATACAAGAAGATATCCAAGCATAATTATCTACCTCAAAACCTTCCAAATGCTTGCTCTCTATTATATCAAAAGCAGTCTTTAAGGCACTTACTTGACGTAAATAAGTATCACCTCTATAGAGATTATCATCTGCAATTAAGTCTAATACTGTTTGTACAGAATTATAGTTAAGTTCAGATAAAGTTCTTAACCATACATCATGTGAAGATTTAGCACCTGCACGAAATGTTGGAGTCTGAGACTTATCCATAATTAAATTACTTGTAGGAGTAGCATAAAAATGGTTCCAAGTAATTATTTCTTTAGAAGGTAGTATCTGCTGATTGCATTTACAACCCATTGTAGTCTCTTCTGTAACAAATGCATTTCTAATTTTAGTATTTTTGAGCACTTGTAACATATTGTCTACAACTTTGGCAAACATTCCTTCAGCATGAACATCCTCCCAGTAAGAATGTATTTTATAATTCTCATCTATAGAGACTAGTGCTCCATAGCGAGTAATGAAATGTTTACAATTTACACAGTTAAACTCTTGACGTACGGCTCCTTCAGGAAAAGATTCCATATAAGCCATCCATAAAAACTCTTTTTGGGTGTCAAGAATAAAGAGATGTTTGTTCTCTTTAATCATCTTATTACATGCTTCTGTAACAAGATTTCTAAAATCTAAGTATTCCATAAAATTTTTAAAAGTTAGAAAAGAGGGAGAGATTATTCCCTCCCTCTGTGATACTTAATGTTTACACATTTACATTGGTGTTCTCTACGTCGCCATTAACGTTAACATTCTTGTTAACCTTAGCATCAATAGTGTTAGCCTTCATAATGTCTGCCATATCTACACCTGTGGCATCTTTTACAATGTCACGAGTCTGCTTGATAATAGCAGGTACATTACCAGAAATACCAGAAGCCTCAGAACCATTAGTTCCATAAACTGTCATACTGCCAATCTTACTCATAGGCTCAGCAATATACTTAGCCATATCAGGAAGAACTTTCTCATTAAGTTTAGAAAGCATGTCAATTACAGCAATAGAACCATACTTACTGTATGCTTCAGCCTTCTTCTGCATAGCTTCAGCTTCTGCAAGACCCTTAGCCTTCACACCTTCAGCTTCTGCTAAAAGTTTAGCCTTAGTACCCTCAGCTTCCGCAGTCAAGGTCTGCTGAGTAGCATATGCTTCAGCTTCACCTTTAGCACGAATACCTGCAGCCTCCTGCTCTTGAGAATAACGACTAGCTTCAGCCTTAGCCTTTACAGCTTTAGCTACCTGCTCTGCCTTATAAGCTTCAGCTTCAGCTTCACGTTTCTGCTTCTCCAAAGCAGCCTGAGCATCAATCTCTGTCTGATACTTATCAGCATCAGCCTTAGCATTTACATCTGCAAGATACTCATTCTGCTTAATCTTAATCTTCTCCTCAGATAAGGTTTGCTCCTTACGAGTCTTCTCAATATCAGCATCTACAGTCTTAACATTAATAGTTTTCTGCTGCTCCTGTTGCTGGATTTTATATGCAGCATCAGATTCAGCCTTCTTAATGTCAGACAATCTCTTCAGTTCAGCTCTCTTAATAGCCAATTCATTATTACGTTCAGCAATAATGGTATCAGCCTTTACTCGTGCCTCATTAGCTTCATTGTCAGCTTCAGCCTGAGCCTTAGCTACATCTCTATCAGCATTAGCACGAGTAATCTTAGCATTCTTCTGAATAGCTGCTGTATTGTCAGCACCCAAATCACGGATCAATCCCTTCTCATCAGTAATATTCTGAATATTGCAAGACAAAATCTCAAGACCTAACTTAGCCATATCAGGAGCTGCCTTCTTCTGAATTTCATCAGAAAATGCATCTCTATCAGTATTAATTCTAATCAAGTCAAGAGAACCTACTACTTCACGCATATTACCTTCCAAAGAATCTTTTACTTGAGCAGCAATCTGAGCAGAATTCATATTCAAGAAGTTCTTAGCTGCAAGTCTAGTACCGCCTGTATCAGGTTTTACCCTAACTTTACATACGGCATCTACCATTACATCCAAGAAATCATGAGTAGGAACTGGCTGTGAAGTCTTAACATCAACTGTTACTTGACCAAGATATACTTTATCCAATCGTTCAAGTACAGGAATTTTTACTCCACCACCACCGATAAGTACTCGTGGCTCCTTACGAAAACCTGAAAGAATGTAAGCCATCGAAGGAGGAGCCTTAACATACATTGTAGCAATAATAACAAGCAGTACAATAATAGCAACTGCGATAACACCAATAAGAACTAAATGTTCCATAAATTTGTAAATGTTTAAATAATAAAAATTAAATATCTAAGAATTAACTGATGTTAATTCCAAGGGGGCATTTATTTTTTATAATTCGTAATTTACAAGACCTGTAGCTTTACTTGCAGAATAGCAACTATTAATTATATATATTCTAATATATCCATAATCAGTCATAGTTACTACATATTTTTCTTTAATACTTACCATCAATATACGATCATCCTCAAAACGATCTCCAGGTTCCAGATATTTTAATTCTTTATCCTCAGTAGTAGAACCGTAATCTTCACTGAACTTAACAGACCATTCGTTATAGAATTTTCTTTCTTCACGAGTGTATTTTTCCCAATCTTTCTTTTTAATTTCTTTAAACTTATAAAAAGTTTTTAATATACTCTTTATATTTTCAGGAGTAAATTTCAAGTCACAATGTCTGACTTGTACTTCTCTATACAAATAAGTAAATCTAGAGAACTCAATATTAAAGGTTTCTTTAATATCAGGAAGAGCTTCCACTCCATGAATATTAATTTCAGTTGCTATAGCCTTAATTAAGTCTATAGTAATAATATTCATAGAATGAGTTAGCTCTATAACCTTCTCTATAGCAGTTTTATCTTTCAAGATATCGTTAAGAATTTCTCTAGTAACTTCCTCGGAAAGATTACTGAAAGACTTTTTATATCTTATTCTAGAAGGTCTACCAAGAAGATTTGGATCTACATTTAACTCATTAGTAGTAAGTAAAAATATCTTACGATAAATAGAGTTATAAGTACCATCCATGAAAGAAAGAACATCGGAAGAATTTTTAAATTCTTTCTCATATTCATCAAAGAAGAAAATGCAATCAAAATTGATAGTTGTAGATAAATATTTTATTAATTTATCATTAGAATCACCCATTGATTGTACTAAGATCACAGGAAGTTGTAAGTTATTACAAAGTTCCTTTGCAGTAACTGTTTTACCAGTTCCTTTGATTCCATCTAGCAGAACACCTAAATTACCTGTAGTGTTCTCATATGTCTTTAAGACATAATCAATAAATTTTTGGTTTAGACCATACAGTTTGTAATCAAACGTAAAAGACTCAGCGATTTTACTTAAGTAAAATCCAGTCATTGAGACTTTTACTTCATAAATACCTTTCGGTAATCCTTCAGGATGAGATACTGTTGTCGCACTACCCTGACTAAAAACGTTGCCATCTTGCAACCAAATTTGTTTACCCATTTTAATAAATGTTTAACAATTACTTTAATAAATTTATAAGAATGTCTATGTTGTGTAACATATCATCAATTATTTTAATAGAGTTACTAATATGTCTTTTCATATTTATTTTATAGCTCTTAACTTTTTATACTCTTCAAATACTTTATCTTCAGCTTCTTTTCCCCACATAGTATATATCAGTACTCCATAAGGACAATATTGAAATATTATTGGATCTACAGCATGAGAAACTATAACTTTCTTTTCTTGTAGATTTGATTTTGGACAAGCTATGAACATATCGTCTCTATGTACATAATGTACTTCTAAATAGACTCTTTCAGCCCAGTCCTTATCCTTAAATTCATCTATATCACTCATACGATATAAATAAGCTGGATAAGAGATAATATTAAAACTATAATCAAAGTATTCACAAATACTAGAATCACTTTTTTCACTGTGATTACGTATACGTTGGATTTCTACTGTATTATGGTTTGTATCTAATTTCACATAACCAGAGTAATGGTCCATTTTATACTTTATATCTGAAAACTCCTTTAAGTTAGCATCAGGTATAACTCCAGTAAACTGTTCAAGAAATCCTACAGATAATTTGTATTTATGACAAAGTTTATAAAAAGAATCTCTACTAACTAATATAACAGAATCTCCCAAAAACTCATTCATAGTTTTTATGTAATTTAATAACTCACGAGCTTTTATGATATTTCTATTATATGCATCAATATCACGTATTCTATCTTTTAAGAATTTAGCATTTGCACTATTACCTAATCCTAAATTACATAATCTGGCATATTCTCCAGACATATCATTAGACTTTAAAGGAATTAATGCTGTACCTTCTGAAACCCCTACTAAATCTACCGCTAACTTAGATAATTCTTTATCTATAGTTATTAAAGGTTTCTGTTCTTTTTTGGTTTCTTTTAAAAAATTACTAAAAATTCCCATAATTAACAGTTAAAATTAAACAAAAATCCCTGAACTATAATAATAGTCCAGGGATTAAAAACAAATAATAAAAACAGTTCTATGAACTAGTGGAGATGAGGGGAGTCGAACCCCTGTCACTCCGATTTGCATCAAAACATTCTTACAGCATAGGTTTTAAAGACTATCCTTGTCTGCTAGGGTTGACAAGATTAACATATTGTCAACTTCCACCACTCTGTTCCTAAAGTATACAGAGAACTTACAAAAGAAATGGAAAATAGTGCACCTTTCTGTTCACAAGCAAGTGCTGCTCGGCTTCTCAGGCAGCAGCCTGATAAGCAGGAGTCATATTAATAACTCTAGCGATTATTGTTTTGTTGTCTCTCCAACTGTCTTGCTGTGTTCCTTATCTCCTCGAAGTTCAAAACCAAAACATCCCCAATTTAAAAGAGTCCTAAGTTAGAACTCTTTTATGAATTAGTGTCTACCACGTAGATAATTGTAATTATCATACCAATCATCTGGATCTATTCTATATTCTTTATCCATAATTTAAAAATTAATTAATGTTAAAAATTAAGTTGAATATTTCTATTGACATCTAATAATCCCCCATTCCAGTTAGATTGAAAATCCATACTAAACCATACTCCATTTACTGTTCTAGCAAACCAAACAAGATGATCATCATATTTAGGAATATAACAACCTATAAAATAGTCAGTATCTCCATTCCATATCCAATCATAATCAAGAGCACTATTAACTAAATGTATCTTTAGATATATATTAGCTTTATTAAAAGGAATTACTTTCTTTACATAAGCTTTATATAATCTACTTGATGAACATTTACCGTCGTCAAAGAAATTATAAATCTGTCTCTTTTTCGGAATCATCAATCATACATTGTCTTAATATATTTTCATTAACTGTACCATCATTTTCTCTAGTGAGATTATCTAATAGTTCCAAATTAAATTTTTCTTTTCGAAATTTAAAACATTGTCTTAATATAGCTTCATTAACTATATTTTCATTTGCTCTTGCAAGTTTATCTAACAACTCTAGATTAAATTCTTCCTTTTGAAACTTGAATTGAATCCAATTAGGTTCAAATTCTCTGTAATCTAGATGAGACAAAGGTTTATCTGTATTTAATACATATTTAACTAATCTAGTTAAACGTTCTCCAGCTAGTTTAGATACTACAAAACCAGATAAATCATAACCTACACCTCTACTTCTCCAATATTCACCTACTTCAGGCTTAGAGTCTGGAGCCACATAGAACATTTTATAATAGTCTGAAGAACCTAAAGTTACATAAGTACCTAACTGACCACAACATATAGATAATCCTACATAAGAATATAAAGTATCATTATGATCTAGTGTAAGAAATACTGGGACTTTATCAGGATCCAAATTATTAATCTCACAATGATGCAGTGCAGTATGCACATACTCAAGTAATTTAGATACTGATATAGTACTTAGTTTGGTATCTTCTTCACCTTTGTTCTCTTTAATGGCAGCATCAGAACATCTAGTGTGCCAATTTTTCCATTTATCTCCTTCTAAATACATAGTAATTAACTTATATAATACAATAAAAAAGTCATAGAAACAATTAATATTCCTATTATAATAAAGAATAGGATTACAAATTGAATATCTGCATCCATATTATAGATACTTAGTCATCATTAGGCAAACTATCCAAATACTGAGGAATAGTTACTTCCGTATTATTCTTTTCTTTCTCAAGTTGCTGAATAGCATTTGCTTGTCTATCTACAATTACTTGTAATTCCAGAATTTTTGCTTTCTGATAATAATAATTAGGAACTGACCAAGCTGAAACAATTATAAAACAAATTGTTGGTAATATCCAAAGTTTATTCATATCTTTTATTTTTATCTCCAAGTTACATAAACTCCATGATTACCTTTATAAAGAAGACTAATTCCAAATCCTAATTCTCTAAGGTAATCATAATATTTGTCAACATTAGTTGTCGGAAGTATAGAACCAATCCAAGCAGCATAATTACCTTTATTAGCTTCAGTAATTATGGCATTTTGTATTTTATCTAATACATTCCTATCTAATCCTCCAGATTTAGTTATAACTCTGGCTTCTGTTGCTTTAATCATTTAATATTTTTTTTAATTTATATAAATGTTTTACATACTCTAAATCGGAGATTAATGAATTTCTTAATCCAGGAGAAGCCCATTCACAATATTTATCAACTATGTCAGCTGTAGATAAATGACCTTCTTTTAAGGCATTTATCATAAGTTTTGTACATTCTTCTACTGTCATAACTTTTTAATTTTTAAACTTGCATCCTTAAACCATATATTAAGTCTATCTATGGCACTTTCCCATACAGATTGAGAGCAGATTTTATAATATTTTAAAAAGTCGATAGTATCTGCATTAAACTGATATATACCTATACATCTACCACCAGGGGTAATTTTAGTTACAGTATATCCAGTACCATCATTGATAACTACTTTTAGATAAGATGTGTTGTCTTTATAGTAAGGATGTTCTCTAAGAGCGTGATTACTAACTTGCAGTTTTTTAGCTCTTATATTATTTATTATTTCCCCTATAGTATTCTCTATATTATCTCTTTGACTTAGGAACTTTATTTTAAGCTTTTCTAAGTCTTCAATAGACATTTCTGAATAATCACTCATATTTTCTATATTTTAATTAATTTTTTCCTCAATTATTTTTAGATAATGAAGTGTATTACCAATACATGTACGATTATGGCAAGGACTTTGATAAGTCTCATAAATTGATGTCAAATCCTTGATAAATCGTTGTAGTTTAATTTTATCCTCCATATCAAGGACTACTACTTTTCTTGTCTCTTCTTTCATATCTTATTTTCTTTATCGAATTTGTTTCCAATTATATGTAATTCCCAGGCATAGTCATTAATACCTGTTATTAATGGCATACGCATATGAGTCCTAGGATTAAATGCTAAGAAGCAGCCTTTCTCAAAGATTACTTCACAAAGTTCTCTACCTTTAAATATGGAGATAAGATCATGCTCATATATTTCATTACCTTCTTTGTTTTTTAATCCCGTAAACATACAAACTGTATCTGAGTCAACCTTGTATACTACTGGAACATCAGGAAATGTGCTATTTGAATGATATCTACATATGCCAATATAATTTGTACTATGTACCAAGTCACCACTTATCCATTCTCCAGTATCAAGACGTTTAGCCTTAAATTTAATATCTTTTATATCCATAAACTATAATTTTTTTAATATTTTTACATTTTTAATTAATGGCTCACCATCAGTACCGGTTTCATCTAACAAATCACCGGTTACTAGATATTTATTGCCAGTAAAGTATGCTACATGATATATAAAACCATTAAATGCTTTTTCATTTGTTGGAAATGGAAGAACGGGAGAGTATGTTCCATTTATATTTTTATGAGCTTCATAAACAGACACACCTTTTTCTTTACCTATTACTTCATTACTATTATTCCATATAGATGAACATTCATCCTCTGGAATTTCATCAAATCTGTAAAATATCATATTATTCTTTTTAAGTTTTATACTAAATACCAAAAGTATTTATCTACTAGTTGAGATATATCAGGATCTAAACTTTTTACATCTTTGAGGATTGAGTGAGTAATGGTTTCTAAGATTTCTAAGTCATTGTTATTCATGCTCATTTTTCTTTAATACCTAGAACATCATTGATTTTTTTCTCAATGAACTCATCAGAAGTATTCTCTTTTATTAAGGCATCAATATCAGGTAACTCTACATCAACTTTATCTTCTTGTACTTTTGAAGTAAGCATACCCATTACTAATTTCGCCCAAGGACTATTAGCCATATTTGTTAATGAATCCTTTTGGATTTCATAAGCTTTCTTCAACTCTCCATTATCATGGAAATATTTAAGAACATCTGTCAATGCAGCAACAAAGTTTTTGTCAGACATTGAGTTATTCTTTGCTTCTTCTAGTTTAATCATTAGAAAAAGTAATGATGAATGCAAATCTGTTTTGCTCATAATTAATCCTTTCTTTTATGATTCTTAATTACATAAGTTGTATCATTATTATTAACTACATAAATACTTAAAGTATCTAAATAGCAAGAACAATCTGGATCATGAATAATACTATTACGACTTCTAGAATTATCCCATACCAAATAATGGTGTCCTTTATACCACCATTCATCAGTTGGAGCTATTTGCGCCTCTCTAAGTTCCTTCATCTGTTCCTTGCTACAGGATGTAAACGAAAGAATAGATAATACTATAAAGATAATTTTTTTCATAGTTTATTCTTCTTTTATACCAAATGGAGTTCCATCTGCAAATGTGTATTCTTTAATAGCATCTGAATAATTAATACTATCATCAACATCTGTTATAAAACTGTATTCGATTTCTCCTATCAGTTTAGTATATCCAATGGGTTGATGTTTTTGCATTTCATTCCAGCACTCTTTTGCATCTTTGAAAGGACGATATTTTGGTTCAGGTTTAATACGATATTCATAAGTATCTTGGAATTTTAGCTCTTCTGTTTCTTTCCAGGTTGTTGAATATTGCCAGCCTTTATTTAACTTCCAAGATCTGGTTCTACGTTCTATCGTTTTTCCTTCTGCAAAAGCTTGCATTATAGGATAAAATTTTTTAGCTTGATTTCTGTTCATATTAATTATAATTTAATTGGGAAACCATGAACATAAACTTCACGATTGTCATAAGTACCATCTTTTTTCTCCATATGGAAGAAGAGGGTCAAACTCAATGTCGCACACATAAACCTTTCCGATGGTGAACGATATGGAACTATTCTAGAAAGCCGACCTATACGCCCATCTTCATCCATAATTTTATCTCCGATTTTAACAGGCAAGGCTTTAATATAGTCTTCTTGAAATTGTTTCATTTCTCGAAGTAGTTCATCGCGTCTTACATTTAATTTGTCCTTTTTATTTATAAAAGATTTAACGATTTCTCGCCATCTTTTTGCGTTCCTTTCTATTTCTTCTTTTGTCATAATTAATCCTCTAACTCTTTAAGTGCTTTTTCAAGTTCCTCAAATGCTTTTGACTTTTCTCTATATTTCTCATCAGGAGGTATCATCACACCATCAATAGCATTACGAAACCTGTTTTTAGCGCTGATTAATAATAACTTTATTTTATTTAATGCCTTTCGTTTATAAAAGTCTGGAACTCTGTGAACTTCCCACCAAGAACCTCCTTCATCACCACAAGACACTATCCATACTGGTTCTTTAGTATCTTTATCTCGGCAATAAACCATACCACGAACTTTATCATACATAAAGATTGACTCTACCTCAAAATCTAAATCTTTTAGAGTAGCATAAAATTTACAATATTCATCAAACTTAACAAAAGATTCTTCATCATTGTATAAGTCTATTTTGAGTATTTCTAGATTATTCTTTTCGACAATTTCTAGAATTGACTTTTTAACATTTATTTTACACATTATTTATCCTCCTTATGATATTTATGAAGTTTGTCTAAGTCCAATTCCATTTGAATAACTTCTCCTGTATCTTCATCAACAAAATCTTCTTTATAAATATTACTCATTACTTATCCTCCTTTGTATTACACGTTGTTTGATCTCCTTCATAATAAGGAGCGCCGACTTTAGGTAATATTTGAGTGCTCCTATTACAGGAACATTGCATCACCCAAGGTGCGTTTACCTTTCCACACCTAGGGCATATCCATCCTTCTTGTGTCATATTCTTTTATTTTTTTAAAAACTACCGCAGAATCTACTGGTATATTCCCTTCATACGTGATACGTAATTCAGTTTTACCTTTATATACATCGATTGCCCGTGGTCTGCTATTTATGTATCCAATAATAAGTGTTAAACCAAGTATAAATCCTACATAAGATATTATAACACCTATTTTTTCATCAGATTCATGTATGATTGCTATTCCTAAACAAATAGTAAGAATCACAAGAAGGATTCCTAATATTAACCAAATTATCATATTCTTTTATTTTACCCTCTCCTTTTTACCAGAGAGAAGGTAGCAAGTTATTTTTTGAACAATGTTTTACCACACAAAAGACTCATATCTACTATAACGGAAATTAAATTTTCGTAACATTCCTTTAATGCATGATCATTTTCTTTCTGAGAATCTTCCATATCAATGATAGTTACTCTGTTACTTCCTCATAAGTCTTATCAAAAATATCAGGCTTACAAGGATAGAATTCTCCGTTTACACCTTTGATAATATAGTCACCAATAGATGCTTTCATATCTCCTTCTAATGTTGGGATATAAAACCCACCTTTATCTTTAACATCATCAATGGTTACTGCTTTTCCAATTAAAGATGTTTCCATTCCTATTTTAAAAACCCACTCAATACATTCTTCTATTGAATCATTGCTATTCAATAACCTAATAGCTTCAATAGTAACTGGCTTTTTTCTAAATTTCTTAATCATATTATCAGCAATTTATACTCTTATAAAAAAATAATTAATTATTTGTTTGGAATACAACGATTCTCAAACTTCTTATAAGCATCTAGGTAGAACTCATCTTTGACCTTATTGTAGGTCACTTCATAGTACATACCATCTGGAAGTGTTGTTGAGAGCAGCCACTTTACATTACCAAGAATGTAGCACTGCCATACTACAAATACTTCAAACTCTTGTTTTGGATCACTCTTATCCAAGTGTTCCTCAACATACTTACGTACAAATTCACTTACTTTTTTATTCATATTATTCTAATTTATGTCCTATGAAGGATAGTTAATCTTTATAAGTATTTGCATCTAAATCAATAACTACAAATCCCATTGCAGTACTAGGAATTCCATTCCGAACCACACTTTTATTTTCGGAAAAAAGAACTACTGCATGTTTGCGACCTTTACTATCTGGTATTTCATATCTTTCATATGAATGTTTATTACTCATAATCTATCTATTTATATCCTTTGCAGAATTGTTAGTTACTAAAGCTCATCAAACTCCTTCTGAAGTCTCTGTTTTGTTTCATTCAGAAGCTGTTTGAATTTAGTTTTAAATTCCTCGTCACACTGTACTAATCCCCAAAGGGCATCAGCAGTGTTATTAGTAATATCTGAAGGTATATTTAAGAGCACATTTACTTTAGGAATTAAACTTTTTGCTAAGATATTTCCTCTTTCTAATTTTTCTGTATTCATATTACTATCTATTTATCTTTTACAGAATAGTTAATCACGCTGTCCATGATATACTTCGGTGCTAGGTGGTTTTGGTAAATCATATATAAGATAATTATTATATCTTTGAAATGCCTCACAGAAAGCTTTCATAACCATCATATTTTTATAGTAATCATGATATTCTTCTGAATTGATATCCGGTCTAGGGAATTCAGAATTCATTTTATTACTAATAAATTCACAACATTTATCAACCAGTTTATCATGATCATATTTAGGAATATCATACCCACTAAAGAATATGTTCCTTTCTACTTTATCTTTATTTTCTTCAATAAAAGTTTTTAGAAAATCATCATAACTCATATTCTTTTATATTTAAAGATAATTAATTATTAATAATGTAAGTTAGGATTGAACTGCCTATAATAGAAAATATTAGTATAAGTCCCCATATAGCACACCCTAACCCAGCATCTTCATCTAGTCTTTTAGCCTCTTCTTCTGTCATATTTTTAAATTTATACCACGAAGGCGTTAAACACTTAATGATACATAATTCTCATACAAGATATGATTACAGATATAAAACTCATAATCAGTCCTATAATAAGACATATTCCTATTATATTATTATTATCTATTTTCATATTATTATCTATTATTTTTAATAAAATAAATATTCATCACAAGGTTCTCCAACATATTTCCTTGCTTCATCTACAGTACTGAATGTTTTTCGTGTAATGTAGATAAATGGAATACAGCCAAATAACATATTGTCTTGAACTACATATCGTACTGGATGTAACTTTCCAATAATTCTTTTTGTCATATCTACATCTTTATTTTAAACATTTAACAATACTCTTTTGAGTTTTATTCGTAATTTTTCTTTTAACTCTTTTGCCTCATTCCAAGGTGTATACATTGTAGTATAAACATTATAATTACGTTCATCTATACAATGTAAGCCTGTTATGAGTAATTCCAATTCTTCGTCGGATAATACAATATTTTTGTCCATAATCGAAAGAAGTTAGGAATTAACTATACAAAGTTGTTCATAGACAGTAGATTTCACTACAATAGGTTCAGAACCTAAGTCGTTATCATCTATCTTGATAACAATTTCCATATCTCCTTCTTCACCATAAATGTTTTGAAGTTGTTGAATAAATTCACTTATAAGCATACTATTATATTTTATTGCCCAAGGCAGTTAAACATCTATTTGATTATCACACTTTTCTGTTTCATCAGGAACAGAAATTTCATCCCACATATCACACTTACCATTATCATTGTAGAGACAAGGTTTATGGCAAATTCCTCTAATATCTTCTCTTAGCATACTTACACTCCTCTTAATTGTCTTATAACCATGCAAATAAAACAGAAGCCTATTATAAAAATAACTATTCCTGTTTCCATATACCATGAATGTATGTAAATTTTTATACCTACATACATAAGTACTATTCCTACAATTGCAATTATTAATAACAAAATTGTCAACATATTTACACTTTCATTTCATGATTAAGGTCTAGACCAAAAAGAATGTTTTGTAATTCAGACACATACTTTAAACCCTCTTTAATAGTACTTAAAATATCGTCTTTTTTAAACCCCACTAGAATATCATAAGTATAGTCATATTTTTCAATAGCCCATACTTCTTGATGGTTATTTAAATCAAGTTTATAATATATTTTAGTCTTTCTCCAACCATTCTTTTCTAGAATTTCTGAAGTGAGAGGAATTGGCTTAATATTCTTATAATTTATAAGAGCTAAATTAAGTGCAGATAAAGACCTAATATTCCAATGACCTTCATCATCTTTTTGATAGACCAAATCTCCTGGAATGTATCTTAATTTATTCATATACTTTACTTTTTATGATTTAACATATAAGCCATATCGTATATTTTGAGACACATTTGACAAACATCTTCAAGACTTCTTGTGTCCCAATCATAGTACATTCTTCCGTGGTCTTCGGTTATTACTACAACTTGTCTGTCACGGAGGATTCGCCATATCATTTTTAATTTATGTTTCATACGCTTTATTTCACTCTTTTAAATCTAATAACTGCGTCAATATATCCAGCCGATGGCAGATAAAAATGATAAGTACCACTAGAATGCCCAATGCATGCCTGAGCATTAATATCCACATTCTTAATGGTATAAATTTCTGTTTTACCGTCAACGAAAGTAAGTTCATACATTCTTGTCTCGGTTTTAACCGGCTTACTTTTGCAAGCTATAAGTAGCAATGTTGGCAGTATAACTAAAAATATTTTTTTCATACGCTTTACTTTTTTAATTATTATCTAATTCTGATTTAAGAGTTACTATAAACCCATGAATAGTAAGGAGTGCAAACAAACCAATAACATTTTCTCTGAGCATAAAGTAACTATAAGCTTCTAATATTCCTATAAGTAAATAAGTAATACTTATAAGAAGTAGCCTAAATTGTTTCATATCATTGTTCATCTTTACATACGTTTAAGACATTGTATATGCTATTATAAAGGACACAATAATTAAAAGTACAATAGATATGATAATGCTATATTCATCTTTTATTGCAATTGTACTAATTGCTATTATAATAATAACTATTAAAAGTAATGTACTCATTGCTCGTCTCCTTTCTCTGGCAGTATATCAGATAAGTAAGCCCATTTGATGATTTGGCATCTACTAATCGAATGTCTCCAAGATTCCGTATTCCAAAGAATGGATTCTTTAAACTGTAGATAAGCATCGTTATCAAAACCAAGGGTAATAATATCGCTCTTGCTCTTATCTGGTTCTTCTGTATTTTGATGCCACAAGTCTTTTAAGAACTCATTGATAGCCCATTTAGCACCTAATTCAATAGCTTGTTTAATCTGATAATCTAAATATACAGGTTCTGATATATGGTCTACACATATCATTCCCTCGCTATTCTTTAAGAAGTGTTTGTTAAAGATATTATCTTTAGTTTCTTCTAATTTATTATCGTCTATCATATTTTTAAGTTTTATAATGACCTCCACGACCAGTATTGTGCTGGGGCTAAGAAGGTATATGGGCATAAAGCCTTAACTTACTTTCGCTCATTCTGTGTCGTGGAGGTTATATTCTACTTAGAGTCTTTTGCCGTACCTAATAAATGTTCATTACCTTCATAAGGAATACAATAGTTCCAACTAGCATAAACACAATAGTAAGGCTCACCTATATTTTTATGACTAAACAAGTTTGCGCGCCACTTATTTGCTTTACTATCTCTAACCAACACTTTATCAAATGGCTTAAACTCGCACTTTGGCTTCAGATTCACAATCTGTTTCTTCTCAGCATCCCAAGCCTTGTTTTCCTTAGCTAGAGCCTCAAAGAGTTGCTGCTTCTCTGAATCAGTGGCTAGACGAAGACTTCTATTGTGACCAAATCTATACTCATTATAATGTACTTCATAATCTTCATATCTTACAATTATAAGGGCTTTGCTGACAATAGTGTCTTTTATAGCAGCAATAAAAATTACCTTATCATAATAATTATCTTCCTCAGCTACAACTATATCCCCATTCTTGAACTTTGGCTGCCCCTTTTCAACTTCCAAAGTTTTAAGATTTAGTTTACCCCCGATTTCTTTTTCGATATTAGATATGTAAGTCTGAATAGCATCACCTTTTTCAATATGAAATTGTTGTGTGCAGGCAGTGTAACGTCCGGAAATATAACTGTATCCTGACTTATCGTCACCATCACAGTAATATTTACCTATGAAGGTTGTATATGTATCATTACTAAACTTTTCGAAGATAATATGTGCATTATTTTCATTAACCAAGACATCACCTTTCTTCCAGGCAAATTTACTCCAATCTTGCATTTCCTTTGAAGGGAATAGTAAACATTCTCCACCTGTATGATATACTCCATCAAAGTTAAAATAACTCACTTCATTATATGGTTTTCTTACACATATATCGCTTGACTCATCTTTTACATAGCAAAATGTGCAATTGCCAAATATTGGAGAATATAACTTAATACCCTGAGGTTTATTTCTAAGGATTTCTGCTATAATAAGTTCTTGTTCCATAATTTATTTAATTTAACGAAATATATTATATATTATATCTTCATATTTAAGTTTATCTATTACTTTATCCAAGTAATCAATAGCTACTACACAATCAGGTCTAAATCTTTTTATTTCAAAAACTAGTTGCTCTAAATCTGATAATCTAGTATCCATAATTAGCTATTAATACTATTTATAATAGAGTTATAAATTATACTCCAATTAGATTCTTCTTTATCTCCTAAGTCCGGATCTTGAATATCTTTTATTACAGCAAGATAAGCGTTTTTAAATTGTTCTGGTGTAATTTTCTCCCAAACTTTGAAATCATATATATTAGATACATATCTGCTGATAGTAGCATCTTTTAAACATATAAAATATATCCAATTATTTTTTATTGAAACAATTTTTAATAAATAATTCCATATTTTATCTATGTAACAATCACCAACAGTAAACTTTGAATAAACCTCTTTCTTTTCTAATTCTTTAATTTTACTGTAAATATTATTACTTTCTTCTTGTAATTTCTTATATTTATTCCTTAGTTCTTCTAATGTTTCCATAATCAATTTTTATAAATAGCATCAAGAATACTCCTAAAATTAGGATTAGTTATTACATATTCAGCATCATCTTTATTTTTAAACATAGGAATACCATAGTAAACACTTGTTTGTGGACTTAATGCAGTATAATGATATACACCGTGTGTACTATAATAAATAGCATAACCCATAGTCTTATCATCATTCGCATTGTAATTCCAATCTCCATTAAAATATCTAGCAATATCCATGAGATTAGCAATAGCAACTAATTTATTATTATGATAATCTTTAATACCACAACGATTAGTAAGATAACAATCCTCTTTAGTTGATCCATGTATTCGTTCAAGAGTTAACCATTTATCTCTAAACTTAATAATACCCTTAGCTAAATCACTATTTTCTAAATCTATCTCCATTCCTTCAGGAATATCAATAGTTAATTGATTATTCTTTATTTCCATATTATTTACTTCTTTAAATATTATATTGGTATTATCAGATCTATAACCTCTAAAACATAGACCGACAATACTAGATGTTGAAACACAGTGCCCATTAATATCACAATTTTCACATTTAGATCCTTTTACTACTTGATAGGTTTTATCTCCACAAGTAAATATTTCACCTACTTTTCTTTCCATAATTCTTTAACATTAAAATCTTCATTTTTATTAATGTGTTTAAATTCACCTGTATAAACAAGGGTATTAGATACTACTTCATTATAACAATTAACTACATATATACTACCTTTTGGAATAATAAATTTTCCTACATAAACATGATTATATAAAACATTTGTAATAATAAAAGGATACAAATTCCCATTAGGAAAAAAGAGCATATCTTTTGTCCGTGAGTCACATATCCCCTGTAAAGATAATAAACTATGTAAACCTATATTAATAGAATCTCTATTAAAGTCTACATATTCACGCATAGGAGTGTTTCTACTATACATATAGGTAGTCTTAAAATAAGAATAAAACCTAACTTCATCTGCAAAGCAGCCTACTTTATAAACTGTAATATCTCTTTTTGCTATTAAGAGTTTACTTTCTTCTGTTTTATTGAAACACATAAACTTAATCTTTAAAATAATTAATTATTTTATCTAGAGCTTTATCATACTCTTCTTTAGTACATTTTTTATAATATGTCTCTTTAAAAGTTTCCAATAATAGGTTTCCTTTGTAAGGCAAGGTGAATCTATAGTATTTAACTCATGTACATATATATTGCCACCTTTAATATCATAGACTTTGCAGAATAAACCATAAGTATCAGTGTAATAACATCCTTTCTTGATATTACCTTCCCTTAGTACATCTCTCAATTCCATGATTTTAAGTATTAAAACTGTGTCTTGCTCCTTTAATGAAGTTCGTTTCTTTTGTAATTCTCTAATTTGCTTAACTACTTCTTGTTCATCCATAATTAATTTTGTTAATGTGTTAAACGTAAAAAGGAGTATACTAACTAATTAGCTAATATACTCCTATGAAACCTGGCATTTCAGTCTGTCAAAGACTTTGGAGAAGTAATACGAATCGAACGTACTTCAACTACTTAGATAACTAATGATAGAAAGCTTTTACCTGCAATATTATATTGTGTTATCTTTCGCCTTATCACCTGTCCTACATACTTGCAATTATATAGGTAACTTCTCTTTTCCCTAATTAGGTATAACGATTGAAACTTCGCAGTGGGGGACTTACGAATTAAACGTACTTCGAAACTTTCGTTCACAATTCCTAGGGAGTTACTAGAATTACCCTATTCCATTGTTTCCATTTCTTATCAATCTGCCCTATAATATTCGCGACTATATAGGTATCCCCCAAGTTGGTTGCATTTGTTTGATATATCCTTCTTAATCTAACTAATAAACAACATTAGTTAATTAATATTCTTTTACCAGTCGGGTGCAACCTATGTATCTATATATATCTAGAATACAAACCAACCCGATTTCCGTCGGAATAGTGGGACTCGAACCCACACGCATTACTGCATATGCTCCTAGGGCATACGTGTCTACCAATTCCACCATACTCCGTAGTATCTTTTCATTTGCTATTATAAAAATAACTAACCCTAGAGAAAAGATATAAAAGACTAAGTTTTTATTGCACAGAATATTATTATATGAATGCTTACTATTACAATAAACCTAAATATTTAATATCAGTACTAACTACTTCTCTATGTTTGTAGTTGACATAGATAGTAGCACCAACTGGAATTTCAAATATTCCTATATCATTATCATCTTGGTTATGCCAAGCTGCCTCTTCAGTTAAATATGAATGATAACCTCTATGTATATCAAAATTATCTTTACCTATAAATTTAATCCAACCCATACGAGAATAATAAGTTCTTATAAATTCAGGGGTTATTTCTACTGTAGGTACAGTCCTGGATTTATAGTATATAAAATCTTGATATAAACTTATAAAATTATCTGAAGTCGTTGACATACCTACTTTATAAACTTTCAAAGGCTTCTTTAATACAATCGGAATTGCCATATAATTTGACCAACACATAACTTAATTATTAAAGAAATAACCTAAATCGAGGAGAATAATCCTTTTCTCTAAAAGTTCTGTTTCTAGCTAAACAGATAACTCTTTGAAATGTTAGAGTATCCCTCTTTAAATGCCATAATTTACCAAACTTATCTTTAGTTAATTTATAATGTCCCTCATTAATTACCCATTTACGAGGTTCATCACAAGCATCAACTTGTATAGGATAAGTCAATACCATATCGCCATTAAGTACATCAAATTCGATATATTCACAGTCATCTGGTATTTTAACTAACTTATCTTTACCATTATAATCATATATACGTATAATCATTATTTAAATAATTCCACAACCCTCCAATAAAGAATTGTATGATGAATACTATATTGTAATATCCAAAATAACAATAGAAGTGTACTATACGTTCCTATTCCAAAACTATAAAATAGTCGTTTATCTGAATAACTGGAACTAGTATACAATCCCATAAATATAGCAATATAAAGTATTATCATAAATATAGCCATTATTAATTGAATAAACCAAGGCATAATTATTTATATGTATTGGCATCCAAATCAATAGCGGTCATTCCTTCTCTAAATTTGGAATAAATAACTATTTTATGAGGTCTCTTTTTAGAATCATACATTATTTCTAATGTTTTGTTCTCATAAGCCCAGCTTCTCTTACCTGTCCATGTATCAGGATAATTATAACTATTAACTAAAGTAACAGTTAATAGTAATCCTATAATTAATAATATTTTTTTCATAATTTTATATATTTACCTGTGTAACGAATTTTATTAGATACTATTACACCTTCTTCGTTTGTAAAATATACAGAACCTGAAGGAATTATAAAGGTAGCTAAATATAAAGAATTGTCTACTCTAAATATTTCCTTACGACTTCCACACTGTATAGTTTTTACACAACCTCCATAGATATCTGGTACTATTGAATCACATACAAAATTTACAGAAGAGTAACTATGATAACCTTCTGTAATCTTTGCAAAAATTGAACGAGGTTCAATAGTTACCCCTAAAGTTAAAGAAGGTTGTATATCTTTTGAATAGTAAGTATATTCCATAAATGGAGATACACAATATTTCCTATTGGCGTTTTTAACTACTTTATATACATTAATATCTTCTTTAGCTGTTTGAGCTTTTAATTTACTAATATTACAAGTCCAACACATAATTTTACAGTTTTAAACATTTTCCAGTATATATTATTTGATTAGAAACAATTTCACCTCTCCAATTTACAGCATACTGAGAACCCTTAGGGATTATAAATGTAGCTACGTAATAAGAATTAGTGAATGACATTGGTGCTAAGCAATTACCAACAATAATTCCTCTAGTCTTATTATGAAACTTTCTAAGTGTATGTTGTATTTTAGTGTAGCTATGATATGCTTTTTCTATATACATTATAATAGAATTCCAAACATATGCTTTTTTAATTTGCATAGAAGGTATTCTATATGTGATATTAGCTTCATACATAAAGCCTATAATACCTGATTTACAATATTGTTTACCAGCTCTCATAACTAGTTTGTAGACTTCAATATCTTTATCAGCTATTTGTATATCTACAGCTTCTTTTCTTTCTGTCCAACACATAATACTATATTTTTACATATTTACCTGTATAAATAATGTTAGAAGAAACTAATTCTCCATTAGAATTCTCATAATATGTAGAACCTTTAGGTATAATGAAAGTAGCTATATAATAATCATTATATAACCCTATACGTTCCATAATATTACCTAATAAAATAAATCTAAAAGAAAATCCTATCCTATTAAAAGGTAGAGATATATCTTTATAAGAATGATAACCTGAGTAAATTTTTCCTAAATCAGAGGATGATAATTGAGGTAATTTTACTCCACATGTTATAGGAACTAAAGTAATTACTTTATTTAATCCTTTTGGATAATACCCATAACTTTGATATAAACTTAGAAATTTTTTAGAATTCTCAAGCACATACCCTAGTTTATATACTACAATATCTCTTTCTGCTAAAAAAGCAGGACCTTTACCTATCCAACACATAATTAACTAATTTATTTTGTCCATTCTGAATCAATATCAAGAAGTCTAAATACACCTCTAATAGTATATGCAAGATGCTCACTAGAATCCATATTTTTATAAACTTGGTAAGCTAATTCGGCATACTCTTTCTTTTCAAATCGCAAAGCTCTAAATAATCCATTATCAGAACTAACATAATAGCCATGTTCATCTTTACTAACATTATATTCAGACTTTTTATTAAGTTTTGTACATAATGCATTATACATTGCATTTTGCTCTCTTGGACTTAGTGAATCAATAATTTTATTTATATTTTCCATATGTTAATGTGTATTTAATTAAACAATAAAAGAGCCTAACTAGATTAACTAATTAGACTCTCTAAAATGTAATAATATGATAAAAGAATAGTGGGGAAGTACAGACTTGAACTGTAGACCTTCTGATTATGAGTCAGCTGCTCTAACCGACTGAGCTACAACCCCGAAGATGTGTCTGAGGGTCGTTAATCCTCTCCTTTCTCAATCAAGAGAACGTTGCAACTTGCCACTAAGACACACTGTTTTTGAGTTTTTGTAAGTCCTCCGACTTATTAAAGTTTTCGCACAATTTTGATAAGAGTTCTACTTTCACAAGCAAACCTCTTTGAGCCTTATTCAATAATTTAAAAATTATATAAAATGTATGATAGAAAGGAAATGCGGACAGATTCGAACTGCCAACCTCTGAGTTCATATACTCAGCGCTCTACCCACTGGACTTGAGCTACACATTTCTATTTATACTAGTATTGCTATATAGCCTTATTTAAAAACTCATACTACTTTCACAAGCAATGTGAGTTAGCTTTTAGTCACCCTTGACTAGACATAGATAATTACAAGAAATTCATCAATTTTCACAAATTAATGAATTAATATGAGTTTAAAACACTCATAGATACTCAAATAACCATTTTATCATAATGTAATATCTTAAATAAACCACTTAAATAAAGGGATTCGAACCCTTAATCCTCAAGAAATATTTAGTGACGACTTTAGAGGCGCTTCCGTCAATCTACTGCCGTATACCAGTTCCGCCATATTTAAGTTAGTTTATTATTGTAGCTCAGACAAGAATCGAACTTGCACGACCATTCCTGGTCAAGGGATTTTAAGTCCCTCGTGTCTACCAATTCCACCACTGAGCCAGATAGCAACTAATTATCTGCTAGTTGCCAACAATATTTGTTGAAAAAAATAAACATGTCGTCTTAATACTATGTTCTTTATATTATAATTGTTTTAACATGTTTGTAGCTATATGTAATGAAATATCCACAGTTGTATGAATATCATCATTTAATTTTAAGATATATGTATTATTTTCATCATTCTTTCTAGTTATTTCAGATATGTATTTATGATTTATCAAAAATCCTTGTGTTGCAAGAATAAAATCAATACATAAAACATGTGTAATATCTTTTAATGAACAACACACATCAATTTTATAGCCATGAACGTCTATTATAGTACTATATTTACCAGATGTTTTTATACATACAATGTCGTTTATGTTTATTTGTCTGTATTCTCGTCCCTTAAATACTAAAAATGTATCGGAGTCAATTTGTATTGTTTTTATTTCCATATCTTTTAACCCATAATAAAACGAGCATCTACAATATTTTCAGGATGATAGATAGTTTTAACTAATCCTTTCATCGCCCATTTCACAACATCAGAATGTTTAACTCCACTTTTAAGTTCATGATAGAACATTAAATCATAAGCTTCTCCACTTTTGAAAGTTACTTTGATTTTAAATGTAGGCTTTTCATCATTTCTAATAAGCTCATCCATTTCTTCATCAGTTACCATGTAACTGAACAGAGGATTAGAAAGATGTTCTTTTTTGTACTCTTCTTCAAGTTTAGCTAAATTTAATTTTGCACACTTGAATACATTTTTACAACCAAACTTCTTAGCACTTTCTATTTGTGCTATTAAATTGGTTTTACTAACAAAATAATCTTGTCTTGTCATAATTTATCTATAATTAATGTGTTAATAATCTATTTAAATAATAGGCGATTTTCACTGGTTATATTTAAACTATTCCATTGTCCTCAGCTATCTAACGTTCTTTCTCTTTTTAACCCAAATGATTAATTTTAAGGTAATTACGCTATTTAATAGAGTTACTGAGAGTTGTTTAGTACCTATTAAAATTGTTGGACTACCCAGATTCGAACTGGGGCTGACAGAACCAAAATCTGTAGTGCTACCATTACACCATAGTCCAATATAGCGGAGAAAGAAGGATTCGAACCTTCGAGCCATATAACATGACCAGCACCTTAGCAGGGTGCCGCTTTAGACCACTCAGCCATTTCTCCAACAAGGGATTTGATATTTCAATTGCTGTTCCCTTCTTCAATTGATTTATAACTTCAATTGATATAATTCAGCAATAATAATCTGTACCAAACAAGTTAGGACCACCTGTTTAAATCACATTATTATCCATCATTAATTATCTCCAGCTCTCATCTCTCTATCCACGAGCAAGTCACAATGTAATTATCGGTATAGTCCTAGTTTTCAACCTTCTTACATTCGTACAATAAATTTATATCTATCGTATGTTCAGATATTAATGATGTTGAGTTTCTCATTCTTTTATTCATTCTCAGCAGAGATCTCTTGACTACCATGGGGTCACGCTAGGGATTCGAACCCTGTACTGTAGTCTCACAAACTACCGTGTTACCAGTTACACTAGACGGACCATAAAAGCTTCCTATCTTCACAGACCAGAAGCCTAACAACTCTTTAACGTTATAAAGTCCGCTGACTTTATATTTTAAACATTAATCGTATTAGTCTTACTAAAAATATGAATTAGTAGCACTAACGAGACTCGGACTCGTTTTTCCATCTTGAAAGAATGGCGTCCTAACCAGGTAGACGATAGTGCCAAGTAGATTCTCTATCTATCACAGACCAAGAATCTTTGATTTTTGTTAAATTTTAAATTCTTATTAAAACGAAAAATAGATGTGGAGTGTTCCCTACGAGATTTGAACTCGTGACCCACAGATTAAAAATCTGTTGCTCTGCCAACTGAGCTAAGGGAACTAATTTTGCATACGGAGTAGGATTCGAACCCACGTTGTTCAACTCTCGTCTCTGTAGGTTTTGGAGACCTACCCTTTCGACCACTCAGGCATCCGTACATAGTGGAGACACGTGGAATCGAACCACAATCTCGGGATTTTCAGTCCCGCGCTCTGACCTTCTGAGCTATATCTCCATAGCCCACATTTCTGTAAGGAGAATAGTGGTAACACCTACCCATACTAATAGATTTATTAGTCAGGATTATTATACACATTAACAATATATTAATTTCTATTAAAATGATAGGGTCTTCTCAAATCATGGCTGGTGATTGTAGAAATTCTACATAAATGAGCATTTTAAACGAAACTATTGATAGTTAGCCAATCTATCTAATAGCTGAAGATTTCACCTCCATCCTATCAAATTGAATTTGTACGGTAGAAAGGATTCGAACCAATGACCTTCTCGAAATGACCTATTATAAAAGAGATGCTCTAGCCACTGAGCTACTACCGTAAGTACTAGT